GATAATGCTGACTGCATTATGGAAATTCATGAGTTTCTAGGAGGAGACACCATGAGAATCAATTATGAGGATAAGTATAATCCTTATATAAAGATTGAAACTCTTGAAGGTACTATGAAAGCCTCTGTAGGAGATTATATCATTAAGGGAGTGAATGGAGAGTTCTACCCTTGTAAGCCAGATATATTTGAGAAAACTTATGAAGAGGTAGCTGAATGAGACTGATAAAACCATCATTTGAAATACTAGAACAAAAGCCTGGATTAGATGGGCTGTTACAACATATAGAAAGATGTGGTAGGACTTGTTATAAGTCAGAAGATAAGATTACAGAGAAAAGTGCTCCTAAGTTCGTAGATATGCTTGTCAAACGTGGTCATACTGCAATGGTTGAGCATGGTACTGTATATCTCACCCTTGATATGAGTAGTAGGAATAAGTATTTTAAGTACTGTACTAACAAGTACTCTAATGCTATAAGTACTGGAGAAGCTGAAGCTGGAACCTGGGTTGGTTATGTAACAACTAACTACAGAGTACTATTGCAGGAGGGTTGGCTCAGTGATTTAGAGCACATAACAGAACCTACTAAGCATATCCGCAGAATAACTGTTAAGTTTGTATGTGATAGGGGAGTTAGCCATGAGTTTGTAAGGCATAGAGTATTCTCATTTGCTCAGGAAAGTACTAGGTATTGTAACTATAGTAAGGATAAGTTTGGTAAGGAATGTACATTTATTATTCCTTGTTGGCTTGATATTCCAGAAGGAGAAGCATGGTTCCATGACGGTATAAATTATAGAGTTGGGGCTAATGAAGAGGATATATTTGGGGAGTCTGTAAATCCTAGAGCTTGGACAAGAAATAGTAGCTGGAAGGAGATTGATACATATCTCATGGTTCTAGAAACTGCTGAAGAGAGATATTTTGACTTGTTAAGTCAAGGTTGGATTGCACAACAAGCTAGAGCAGTTCTTCCCAACAGTCTAAAGACTGAGTTAATTATGACTGGTACTATAGCACAATGGGAGGGATTCTTTAAGCTAAGAGATGCCAATGATGCACATCCTCAAGCAAGAGAGTTGGCTGCACCACTACATGAGGAATTTATCAGAAGAGGTTTATTGCAATGAAAGCAGAGGAGTACTTTGGAGATTGGATTGATGTTATTGATAAGCAAGAACTACGCAAGGTAGTAACTTGGATTAATAAGACTAATTCAGCTACTCTATGTCCTTCTCCTAAGAACATATTCAGAGCATTTAGGGCTTGTCCATATGAAGACTGTAAGGTAGTTTTCTTAGGGCAAGACCCTTACCCACAGAAGGGAGTAGCTACTGGAATATTATTCGGTAACTCCGAAGATGCTCCAGAGGATAGGTTATCTCCTTCGCTTCAAATAGTTAAAGAGGCGGCTATTAATTATGAAATTCCCCATAACCGAATAGAGTTTGACAATACGTTAGAGTCTTGGGCTAAACAGGGAATATTAATGATTAATACTGCCCTTACTTGTGAAGTAGGAAGAGTTGGGTCACACTTTGAATTATGGAAGCCGTTTGTATCTAAACTAATTCACAATCTTAGTTATAAGAACAATGGTATAGTTTATGTCCTGTTTGGTAGTCAAGCACAGCTATTTAAGAATGATATAGTAGATAGTTTAAAGACTATTGAAGTATATCACCCTGCGTATTTCTCTAGAAAGGGCACTAAGATGTCCTCTAGTGTATTTACTGATATTAATGAGGTATTAAAGAAGCAGTATAACTATCAAATAGAATTTTATAAGGAGACGGAATATGGAGTTTGTTGAGAGGAAGTCAGTCAATGACAAATTAAGGAAGTATGACCATTTAGCTAAGGATGATGACTTTATAGAAGTTACTGAATGGGCTAATGGTGAAGGTTGGGATGTTACTATTAATGAGAAGCAACTACTCCTAACTAGAGGACAGCTAGATGCTATTGAATACCTAACTATGAGTTTGGACTATAAAAGCTAAATTATGTATCTAAACATTAAAATAAAGGAAGATTTCAGAACCTTGAAGAAGGATACTGAATATAAATTTGACTTTACCAATCGGGATAGATACTTAATGGTTGGTCCAAATGGGTGTGGTAAATCTACGCTTATCAACATCCTACGTAGCTTCCAATGTGATAATGCCGGCGACAGTCCACGTGGTAGTTATCAGGATAAGCTTGGATATACAGAGATTAGTGGTATGAAGGATAAAGCAGAAATTGATACTGACTTTGAGAAGTTTTACTTTATTAGTTCTGAATTTGACGACCCATTATCATTGGATAATATGGCAACAGCAGAAGCTGCTATTAGGAATGGTGGATTCTATTGGAAACGTAAGTCTAATGGGGAACGTCAATTACAGAATCTAGGTAAGTGGGTTCAAGAGAATCAAGATAACTGGAACGAGAAGTGTTTATTGGTTCTTGATGAAGCTGATAAAGGCTTTGATTTAAAGTATCAAGTAGGGTTACATAATATGCTTGCCAATATTCCAGTTAAGAATAATGTAAAGTTTCTGGTTGTATCTCATACATTAATTCCGATATTACTGGAGGATGAAGTATATGCTTTTAAATATAGGGTAATGCTTAGTCCTTCCACGTATATAGGACTAGAAACTGGTTATGATATAAAAATTAGTAAAGATGAAAGAACAGAAGTTTGAATTTAATCCTGAGAAGACTTTCTTCACATCTGATACACATTTTGGTCATGCTAACATAATTAGATTATGTAATAGACCATTTAAAGATGTAGAGGAGATGAATGAAAAGTTGATTGAGAACTGGAATAAAGTAGTTCCAGAGGACGGTATAGTCTTCCACTTGGGAGATTTTGCCTTCGGTGGTAGTGCACTATGGAATAGCATTATCCCTCGTCTAAACGGACAAATCTACTTGATTATTGGTAATCATGATAGAAAGAATCTAAGACAAGGTTATATGCACCAATTTGCTACCGTAATACCTCAAATGCAAATTCAGATAGAGAAGAGAAGTATCTATTTGAATCATTATCCATTCTTGTGCTATGGCGGCTCTTATCGTAATGAAGAGGATGCTGTATGGCAGTTATTTGGTCATGTACACTCTGGACCTGCCAGTTCTGGTTTAGATTGTGATAGGTTAGTTCATCTATTTCCATATCAATATGATGTTGGTGTAGATAATAACAACTATACTCCAATCTCTTGGGAAGAGGTAAAGAAGAAGATTCAACACCAAATAGATAGTGGAGTAGAGAAATCTGTTAAGGAACACACAATTCCTGACGAAGTGTATAAACTATAATGACTAAAATAACTTTAGAAATTGATGGTAGGGTATTCTCTATGGAACTACCTTATAATGATGCAACAGAACTTATGAAGGGATTCTGTTCTTTAATGCAAGGTCAGACATTTCTCGCAGTGACGGTTAAAGATGCCTTGTATGAGGCTTATCAAGATTATAAGGAAGAATTACTGTTAGGAAGGGACGACATATGAGAATTTGTGTAACATCCGATTTACATGGCATTCTTCCTAAAATAGAAGAGCCATGTAATGTAGTATTGATATGTGGAGATATTATGCCATTACGTATGCAGAGAAACATTCCTCAGAGTGAGAAATGGTTAAAGACTACATTCGCTGAATGGGTTAATAATCTTCCATGTGAGTCTGTTATTATGGTGGGAGGTAATCACGATTTTGCCTTAGCCAATATGTATAGGAACCTTCCAAAGATTAATTCAATCCTGGTGAATCCAACTGGTGGTAAGCTTGAATTATTAGATAATGAGGAGACACTCATTATTGATGAGAATGGAAAGTGCTATACCGTATGGGGAACTCCATATTGTAAAATCTTTGGTAATTGGGCTTATATGTATGAGCCAGAAACTCTGATTAAAGCATATGAGTCTATGCCAGAGAAGTGTGATATTGTTATATCTCACGATGCTCCTAAGTTGTGTGGTCTTGGTGTTATTCATCAAAGATTTGACCAAGAGGATGCTGGTAATCCCTGGTTAGCTGATGAGATGCTTCGTAAACATCCTAGATATACATTCTGTGGGCATATCCATAGTGGTGAGCACAATCTGCAAACCCTTGATGATATGAAGATGGCTAATGTATCTTTGGTAGATGAGACTTATACAGAAACTTTTAAACCTTTATATCTCGATGTCGAATAAAGTTGTAGTAAATGGAGGGGTTGGATTTCCTGGATTGTTGTTTATAGTACTGTTAGTTTGTAAGCTATTTGGTGCTAATATAACATGGTTCTGGGTATTTGCCCCATTATGGATTCCGCTTGCATTAGTAGTGGGATTCTTTATTGTATCAATCATAATAGCAATATTTGTAGCATGGAAACGAAAACTACTTTAGTAGTTGTGGACTTCCAGTATGACTTCTGTCTACTGGGAGCACCACTCTACGTTCCAGGGTCTGATAAGGCTTTGTGGAACATCTCTCATTTAATTGAGAATAACAAGGTTAGTAGAGTGATATTTACTGCCGATTGGCATCCATCTAAACACATCTCTTTTAAGAAGAATGGTGGTACATGGAATGAACATTGTGTGCAGTTCTCTAAAGGTGCAGCTATACATGACTTATTATTGTATGGTTGTATTGGTGCTGGAATACCTTATGAGGTAATTACTAAGGGCACTCTCCATATTTCTGAAGAATACGGAGTAAAAGTTGCGCCAGCTAATGCTAAGGTTCCATACCATACTATTTATAGTTCTTCGGTAGGTGTAGATGTTCAGTCAGATGAGCAGGTAGTAATCTGTGGTTTGGCAGGAGATTACTGTGTACTGGAAACTTTAAAGAATCTAGCTCCTATTAGTCCTATGATATTCCTTGATGGTGTAGCTTCTCTTGATGGGGGAACTAAACTTAATGAATACGTAGAAAGTAACAGAGTTAGAGTATGGTTATAAAAATTATTATACTAGTGCTAATTCACCTATTAATAACAACAATAGCTATTCTTATGGGTAAGTACTTGCCTAATATGGTACACAAAGACAATGAGCGTGAGGTATTCTCATTTATTTATTCTTGTCTCCTTCCTATAATGAATATAGTTGTTGTTTGCATTGGTTTATGTGAATTAGTTGATGTAGTAATGTATAAAATTATAAAATATATAAAGAGATGGTTGTAAAATCTATTTTAGATACGGACTTGTATAAGTTTACAACTTCGTATGCTTACATGAAACTATTTCCTCATGCTCAAGGAACATTTGAGTTCTTTGATAGGGATAACACTCAGTACACTGAGGAGTTTGTAGAACAACTAAGAATGGAAGTTTCTAACTTCTGCTCTTTAAGACTGACTCACGATGAGCAGGATTATATGACGACACATTGTCGCTTTATTCCTCCAATGTATTGGGAATGGTTGAGTGGGGCTAAACTAAGCTCTGGCAAGGTTCAAATATGGTTGGATGAAGACAAGCATCTTCATATTAAAGCAACCGATTACCTTTACAGAGTTACTCTGTATGAAGTACCGATTTTGGCAATAGTATCGGAGCTTCGTAATAGAATGCTCAATAATACTATTAATATGACAGATGTTCTTATTAGACTAGAACCTAAAATAGTTCTATCTAATCAGAATCAAATGTTCTTCTCAGAATTTGGTACTCGTAGACGCTATTCATATAATGTTCAGGAAGCCATAGTAAAGAGCTTGAAAGATAGTGCAACATACTGTACTGGCACTTCTAACTGCTACTTAGCTATGAAGTATGATATGCCTATGATGGGAACTCATCCACATGAATGGTTCATGTTCCACGGTGCTATGTATGGCTATAAACAAGCTAACTATATGGCATTAGAAGATTGGGTTAATGTATATGATGGCGATTTAGGAATTGCATTAAGTGATACCTATACTTCTGCTGTATTCTTCAAGAATCTATCTCGCAAGCAGGCTAAGTTGTTTGATGGAATACGTCAGGATAGTGGTGATGAATTTAAGTTCGTTACTAATGCTATTGCTCGCTATAAAGAGTTAGGTATTGACCCAACTACTAAGACTATCATCTTTAGTAATGCTCTCACATTTGAGAAAGCTCTTGAAATCCGAGAATATTGTAGAGGACGCATCCGTTGTGCATTTGGCATTGGAACTAATCTTACTAATGATACTGGACATAAACCATCAAATATCGTTATGAAGCTTACTTCTTGCCAGATGAATAAGAACCAACCAGTATTTAACTGTGTTAAGTTGTCTGATGACTTAGGTAAACATACAGGTGAGGAATTTGAAGTAGAACACTGTATAAATGAATTGGGATTATAATGCGGGAATATTGGGAATATAAAGTAGTAAGAACCAGCAGTGATATGACTATTGAGGAACTCAATAGGCTTGGTATAGAAGAGGGCTGGGAGTTAGCTACGGTTGTATGGGTTCCAACTGCTAAATATGTCTGTGGAACTAAGATTGATGGTTATTCTATGATTTACTACTTTAAGAGACGACCTAAAGAAATAGTGGTATGAAAGAATTGAATTATGAAAAAGTCTTCCAGGTTCTTGTTGAGGAGACATCAAATTATGTACGCTCTAATCGCCTTCGTGCTATGGTGCTTGGGGTTAGTGGTGGTATTGATTCAACAATAGTTGCTGCAATCTGCCATGAAGTTAGTAAACTAACCAATGTTCCTCTAATAGGGAGAAGCCTTCCTATTAAGAATAAAAAGGATGAGTTCGATGTATCTAAGTTAGTGGGAGAAGCATTCTGTAATGACTTTAAAGTGTGGGAGCTGTCCCATGTATACAAAGCAGCCCTCCTCGAATGTTGTTTGGAGACTGGAGAAGCTAATGCATCAAATTCTTACTGGATAGATGAGTTGGAAGAAATGCCAAGCAGAACTCCTATTGCTAATGGAAACCTACAAGCTAGATGTCGTATGATGTACTTGTATGACCTTGCTGGCTTGAAACATGGCTTAGTAATGTCTACTGATAATCGAACTGAGTATCAGCTTGGATTCTGGACTATTCATGGTGATGTGGGTGACTTTGACCCTATTCAGGGTCTATGGAAGACAGAAGTATATGAATTAGCTGAATGGCTTGTAGACTTCTACTTCACAGATGGAGATGATGCTAGTAAGGCTGTAGCTATTAGAGAATCTATGAAGCTAACTCCAACTGATGGTCTTGGTATTAGTAATAGTGACCTAGAGCAAATAGGAGCTAAGAGCTATAATGATGTTGATAGGTTATTAAAGACTCTTGTTTGTAAAGCATCCCAAGAGAATAGTAGGCTACAAGATGAATTAACTGAGGAATTGGGACGTGATGTTGTTGGCAAAGTCCTTGAACGTCATATTAAATCCAAATTCAAGAGGTTATTGAGTCCCATTATAGTGCCAAGAGAGAAGTATGCTGGACTTTCTTGAACTAATTCTAGAATTAGTAAATGTAAAATCACGTAATGAGCTAGTTACTCTACTTATAATAGGTGGAGTACTAGCCATTATCTATTATTTATTTCTTGTATGAAGTTATATTATATATTTTTATTAGTTATGTTCTTCCTCTTTAGTGGGTGTGTTGAGCAGACTCCGAGAACTAAATCAGTTACTCCTGTGTCTGTTAGAGACACTACTAAGAAGAATGCGCATTGGTGGAACTCTAGTAACACATCTACCTATAAGAAGAGTAAATCCTCATATAGTCCATCTAAAAAGACTTATAAGAGGAGGTCTTCTTTTAAATCAAGAAGTAGGAGGCATAGAAGATGACAGGAGTATTCTTCGGGTCATTTGACCCACCACATATTGGTCATGTAAATATAGTTACAGCTGCTCTGAACTCTGGTAAAGTTGATAGAGTGATTGTAGTTCCAGCATATAAAAGTGTATGGAAGAACACCGAAACTAGGTGGGAGTATAGACTTACTATGGCTAAAGAAACATTTGACAACATTCCTGGAGTAGTTGTGGATGGTATAGAATATCGTATAGCCGATGGTAAACCTTTACCTACCTATAAGACCATAGAAGCATTAAAGGACATATATGGAGAGTTTACCATTATTACATCTGCTGAAACTTATAAGGAGATTCCAAGATGGCAGCATGGTGAAGAGATACTAAAGGATAACAAGTTCTTAGTAGTTGATGTAGCTCATTTTGACAGTGAGGATATATCCCGTAGTGAAGTTGATGTCATCTATGCTCCAGATATTACTATATGCTCTACGGCTATCAGGAAGTGGGTAGATGATGGTAAGATTATACTACCATTTGTAACAGATGAGGTTAATTCAATAATCAGAAAACTTGGGCTATATAAATGAATCAAATCTACGTTTCAGGTCCTTGGTCTTTTGCCTCCGGAGTACTTCAAGTAGTCAAGAGCATAAAGGCTAAATCAAAAGATAAGGTAGTTTATAGTGAGAAGGGAGGATTTACACTATCCGATGTTGGGAATGTATATCTAAAAGGAGAAGCGTTTGTAGACCCATTAGACTACCTTAATATTGAAGTACAACCAACAAGTTACTTTTATTAATATGAAGAATTTTCCATTATTAGACGAGAATGGCAAGGAATGGTGGATTAGCCGTTCTATTGCAGTAACAGGATGTATATTTACATTCTTAAATGGCAAGTGGTGTGTATTAGCCAATAAGAGAGGTGAAGGTACGCCAGACTTCCAAGGAATGTGGAATATGCCATGTGGTTACTTAGACTTCGATGAAACTACAGCCCAGGCAGTAATCAGAGAAGTTTATGAGGAAACTGGAGTTAGAGTCAATCCTGACTTTCTTCATTTCTGGTGTTTCAATGATTCTCCAACTCAAAACAGGCAGAATGTATCATTTAGGTATTATGCCTTAGTCGATGCACAGCCTGGAAATATTAGTGTTGGAACTGGTAATGACAGAGGTGGAGAAGAGGATGAAGTGGAAGCTATAGGATGGATTCCAGTAGATACCGTTGATAATTACAAGTGGGCATTTGGTCACGATGAAATTATCAAGGACTTTGTGAAATGGATGCACTTAGAAGATGATGATTGAGATGATATTGACTTAGACCCAGTATGATTTACTTTATAAGTGGACATAGAGACCTAACATGGGAGGAGTTTGCCAAATGGTATGCTCCTGCCATTAGTAGAACACTTGGTACTGACAATGGAGCAACATTTGTAGTAGCAGAATGTGAAGGTGCTGACAGAATGGCTCAGGATTATTTACTAGCCTGCGGCGTTGCTCCTATAGGCATTACTGTATATCATATGCTAAAGTCACCTAGATATTTAGCTAATAAGAGTATGCGTACAGTAGGTGGCTTTACATCTGACTTACAAAGGGATGAAGCTATGACTAAGAACTCTGACTATGACATTGCTTTTATTCGTAAGGGTAAGGAAACCTCTGGAACTGCTCAAAACATTCTAAGGAGATGGACAAGGTAGAAGAGACTGATAAGGAGAAGTTTGAAAGATTAAGACTACACTTTACTAGTTTATTTCTACAGCACCCTAAAATGTTGGAGATTCTTACTTATAGAGATATTGTAGTCAAGGCTAAGGAGTTTACTAAAGAATATCTAAAGCATGAATAAGTTTATATTTCTAGACATAGATGGGGTTATGAATAGTAATCTCTTCTATTCTGAGAGGACTCAAGACAAGAGGTATAACGAACTATTAAAGTTCCATCCTCAGAGGTTGGCTTGGAGTTTATGTAACATCGACCCTAGAGCAGTAGCTAGGTTAAATAGAATAACTAAAGCTACTAATGCTCTGATTATAGTATCATCTTCTTGGAGGTTTGACGATAACTTGCAGGAAGTGTTCACATTATCTGGTATAGAACAACGTATTAGTGATAGAACTCCGTGGTCTAAGGATAGATTCAGGGGTTCTGAAATACAGGAGTGGTTGGATAAACAAACTGAGCCTTATAGATACGTTATTCTTGACGATGATAATGATATGTTAGATAGTCAGTTGCCTTACTTTATCCAAACTGATTGGCTAAAGTGGGGTTTAAGTGATGAAGACGTTGAACAAGCAATACATATTCTAAATGCTGACGATTGAACCACTCAGACATATCTATAACAATCCAACTTTAGATAGAGAGCTGCTTCTTCGTAAGTTAGCTTCTCTAAGGATTAAGAATATGATTAGTATTGAAGAATACGAGTATTTAAAACATTTAATAAGAAAGGAGAACGAGAATGCTCAGAGAGCAAATGGATGCACTTATTAAGCAGTCAATGCTTGATAAAAATGCAAAGAGAACTGATGTACTAAGAGCTATTAAGAATGAGTTCTTGGTATTCCAAACAGCTAAAAATGCTAAGCCTTTAGATGATGCAGCTGAGTTTGCCATTCTTCGTAAGATGGTTAAGCAAAGACTGGATAGTAGAGACCAATACATTGCAGCAGGAAGGAAAGACCTAGCCGATAATGAATCTAAAGAGATTCTTGTGCTAGAATCTTTCCTTCCGCGAGAAGCCACGATTGAGGACATCAATAAGGCAATCTATGAAATCATCACGGAGAAAGGTTGGGGTGACACAACAACAGGTCCCCAAATCCCGAAGAAGTCTATGGGAGAAGCTATTAAGATGGTCAAGGCAAAGCTTGATAATGTAGATGGTAAGTTACTTGCTGATACTATTAAATCGGTTCTTGTATGACACTAAAGGAAATAGTAACTCTTCCGAGTGAAGCAAAATTTGTTCATGCAATAGCTGGAACTTTATATTACAGAATCACAACAGATGATGTAATTGTAGAGTTCCCTATTGATATGAATGATAAGGATGACGTTGGTACCACTACATTTGTAGCATCTTATAAACCTATTACCCTGATGAGGTATATTAGGAAAGCTATTGATAACGAGAGTATAATAATTATCAATAGATAAGGTGTAAGTGATTGTACTATGTGATATTTGATTAATAAATCGAATTCTAGTCTAATTTCATAAAATTCATAAATTGATTTGGTGATACAGCTTATAATGCTTATATTTGCAGAAATTAAGTGGTTAAACTGTTTAAACGTATTAATTTATGAAAATCGAAGAGAAATTTAAAAAATTCCAACAAGGTGGTGCTGCACCTCAACCTGGTGCTGAGGCAGCAGGAGGAGCACCTGCTGAGGGAGCACCAGCAGAAGGTGGTGCACCTGCTGAGGGTGGACAAGACCCAATGCAACAGATTCTACAAGTAGCTGCTCAGGCAGTTCAGACACAGAATTGTGAAGCTGCGATGGCTGTGTGTCAAGCTCTAATGCAAATCGCTCAAGGTGGTGCTGCTCAAGAACAAGCCCCTCAAGAGGAACCAACTTTTGCAAGAAAAGGTGCTAGACTAGTAAGAGTAAGATAATTAGTCAACAAGGTAAGAAGGGGCGTATATTAATTATATGCTCCTTTTTTGTTATACATAGTATATGTCACAAGTAATAAGAAAATTTGAGAACTCTGGTAAGATAGAACAATCTAAGCCAGAACTATTCGAGAGAAGTGGCGTTGGTAAGTACAATAAGGCTGATTTAGTTGCTGGACTATATAGGAATATAGATACCTATATAAAGAATAATAATCTTAGCGGAGACAAGGCAGTTTCATTTAGAAACTCTGCTAACCAATTTATTAAAGGTATAGAGAGTGGCTCTATTACTATGAATGGTGATGGTACATTCTCTGATGCAACAGGTAGTATGGCTAGTACTGGAAAGTTCGATAAGAACTGGATAGGACGTAAGAAGGATACTACAAATAATGCCTTTAATTTGGTTGGTGACTATGCACTAGACTACATCAATCAGATGCAACAATATACTGAGCCAGCAGCTAAGCCTAAGTCAAAGTTTAACACTAACGACTTCCTAACTAAAGAGATTTCTAAAAGATGGTATGGTGGTAACAATATAGATTATAATAACTGGTTTAAAAATAGAACTGAGCAAGAGCGTAATACATTGTTTGGTGAGATTTTTAATAATGCCGATTATAATCAACTATACCAAGATTATGATTGGACTGACACTGGAATTAACAGTGCAGAAGACTTAGCTAATAGAGGTAGGGGATTTAGTGCAGCCATTTCTAACAACAAGTTGGACAATGATGACTATAATACCTTTGCAGCGTTAGGTGGAGCTGGTCTTGATAAATTCATGAAGGATGTTCCAGAACAAACTGAACCCACTCCAGAGCAAAGTAGAATGAAGGTATGGGAAGCTGAGGCAGAAGCAGCGGGTGCTACTACTCCAGAAGCTAAGGCTGCATTTATTCAAAGGAAACAGAGAGAAGAAGCCGATAGGAATGCTGCTATTATTAAGGCAAATGATGAGGATATATACAATAGGGAGAGAGATAAATTCTTCAATGACTTCTCTTCACAGAACCCTTTTAAAGGGACTATAAATGGATATGTTTCAAGTAAAACATCATACAATCCTGAGCAGATGCTACAACATGTAGATACTGCCTATAAAGGTAACATAACTGATTATTTGAAAAGTGCACTAGACCCAAGATACTTCAGAGGTCAATTACCACACACTGATGCTAATGGTCAAGATAATCTGAGAGAACATTTAGCTAATAACTTAGACCTAGCCATTAATACTGGTAAGTTACCTAAGATAGATGATGAAACTTATGCTATTCCAGGAACTTATAATTATGATAACTGGTCTTTAATAACTTATAATCCAGTATCAAGACAATATAAAGAAACTTCTATGCTAGCCAATGATGCACTCAAGAAGATAGCATATGGAGAGTATGATAGAAGGAAGAAGACCCCATCTAATAAAGAGGGTGGGATAATCAAACTTCAATATGGAGGTTTTGTTGAGGATGATTCAGCATATAATGCTTATAGACAGCAATTTGCCAAGAAGAAAGAGGAGAAGAAACAACAAGTAGAGGCTAAAGCCAAAGCTACTGATAGAACAGTTAAACAGGTTGAAGAAGGTGAGAGAAAGCCTATGGCTGATAACCAAGAATGGGAGTGGGATGACTATACTAGACTTGGTGCTGCTGGTGCTGACGTAGCTTCAATTATTGCATCATTTGTTCCTGGCTATGGTACGGTAGCATCTGCAGGACTCGGAGTTGGAAGTACATTAGCCAACTTTACAGCTGATATGAAGGATGGATTCCAATGGGGAGACTTAGGTAACTTAGGTCTTGGACTTGGAATGGATGCTGTTGGTTTGATTCCTGGTTTAGGTGCTGCTGGCAAAGGTAGTAAAATCCTCAAAAACCTACTAAAAGTTGCCCCTAAGTTAATGACAGCTTGGAGTGTATCTACATCATTTGCACCTGCAATGCAAGCCTTTACTAAGTTAAGGGATAAGGGTGCTAAGGAAATGACTGTAGATGATTGGAAGGCATTAGCTAATGGTTTAACTGCTGCAGCTGGTGCTACTCGTTGGGGTGCTTCTGCTGCAAGAAATAAGAGACTTACTAACCAACATGGACTACCATATAGAACTGTTACTACCAAATCAGGTAAACAAGTTTCTATGGGTGAAGACCAGTTCCAGCAAATGAGAAGGGCTACTGGAATTGAAGAGCAGAATAAGGTTCTGCAATCTGTAGCGGAGGGAGAGGAACTTCCAACTACATTTAAGAATTGGTATAGCTTAAAGAGGGTAACTCAAGGAACTCCATCAGTAAGTAAAGGTGTTGATTTCAGTACAATGGACCTCAGAAGAGCTACCTCAGACGGAAAGGTTCTTGAACCACATCCATTATCTAATGAAGGTATATGGGAATACATGGTTAATAATAGTTGGGGTAAATCTTTCAAAAAACCCGACATAGGCAAGAACTGGGGTTATAGACCTCACAAACCTGAAACCAATAATGCTCCAGCATCTGAATGGGATACATTCAAGAGTGACTTAGAGAGTAAGGCTAAAACAAGAATAAAGAAGAAACAATATGAGCAAGCACTTGCTGACCAAGATAAGAAGGATTTAAGGAAAATCAGAACTGCAACTACTGCTAAGAATAAGAGGGAGCAATACTCTAGTTCTATGGCAGATGATGCTATAGCTTTAAAATATTGGAGGAAGAGATACCCTAAAAGGACAGCTGGATTAAGTGATAATGACCTATTGGATTTAATTGAACAGCAAAAGGTTGCTAGTAGAGACCCACAAGGTAGGCTTAAATTCAACGCTGGAGGTATTGTACAATTCCTACAAGACGGTAAAACTGTTGGAAGAATTAAGGCTAAGGATATGTCAGGGTGGAATAGAGCACAAGCTCTAGCAAGCTATGACTTTGGCGCTGATGCTGATAGATATAGGGATAGTTATGAAGGAGGTCCAGACGAATGGCAGGATGCATTCATTACATCATTCAACGGAGGTGAGGATATTTATGACCAACTAACATCTAAGACTGGTGATTACTTTGGTGGTAAATATAACTACTCAGTACAAGACCCATTAGCTAAGCATAGACAAATTACCTTTAGAGGTACTAACCAAGGCTTTGATGATTTAATCAGGAAAGGTATAGTAGGTTATGGTACTACAGAAGGTGATACTGGATTTGATATATATGCTGGTGATAGAACTGGAAATAGAACCTTAGGTAGAGGTTTATCTGCTGAGGATGTAACTCGCTTCAATAAGCAATTACAATCAAGAGGAATGGAACTCTATGATAAAGGTAACGGTGCTTATAGATTGAGAAGGTTTGAACAAAAACCAGTTGAATTACCAGAGGTAGTTGTAACTGCAGATGCTCCTAAAGCTCCAACGAACCCAACAGCTGTTACCCCAGCTGCAAGTAAGAAGGGTAAGGGATTTAATCTTGGTGTAATGCCAGAAGATGTCATTGCTTTAGGTAGAATGGTAGGTGGATTAGCTGCAAATAATAGGGCAGCTAAGTTATATAAGGAAGGATTAAAGCCAACCTTGTTAGACACATTTGAGAATACTGTTCCACTTCAAGGTAACTTCCAAGCCAAAACCAATGCTGAACAACAAGCAGGTAACTTAGAATCTGTAGCTGCAAGACCTAGAACTTCTGATGCTTCACTGCAATTAGCTGGAGAATTAGAAGCTAGTGATAGAGCAGGACAAGCTAGATTCCAAGGTGGTCTACAAGATGCTGAGATGTTCTATAAGACTAGAATGTTAGGACAGCAAGAATCTGATGCAGCTAAAGGAAGAAGAGTAGAGGTTGCTAATAGAAATAGAGCTTCTATGAATCAAATTGATGCAGCTAAGAAACAGATTGATGCCGCTAGAATTACATCTAATTATCAGAATGTTGTTGCACCTTACCTAGCTGGTGTTGAGAATCAATTCGCACAGAAGAGAGCAATGAATCAACAGTTAGATATGGAAGAAGCTCAAAGGCTAGCTGAGAGAACTTACTCTCCAGAGTTCGATAGACTAACTGAAGACTACAATACAGCTTATAAAGCATACGGTGATGCAAATAAGAATGACTATACTGGATGGCAAACATCCAATGAATATAAGTCACTACTAAATAGAAGAAAGGTACTTAATGATAATGTATCTCAATTCTTACTAGACAAGAGAAGAGGCATAATGGGTTCTCCATATATGTTCCAATTTAAGGGAAGTTCTTCTACAAAGACTCCATATGTTAAGTCTGGAGGTAAATTGAGTGCAGCTGACAGAGAGAAATTACAAAGAGCAAAAGATTTTAATAAGAGATTGCTAGAGGATAATAAGCAGTTCCACAAAGATATTATGGAATCTAAGAGAGAACATAACAAGTTAATAATGTCTATGTCTTCTCTAACTTCTGAGTTAATAAAGAAAGCAATGTCATGAGAATAACTTCTAATATAGATAAGCTACAACAGGGTGGAGGTATTCCACCCTTTGTTAGCTATACTAATGTTCCAAGACCTCAACCTACTGCTCCTTATAGTACATCAGACGCTAAACAAGCATCTGGGGAAGAGTCAGAAGGGGGGTTTGGTTTACTAGATAAGAATATGGTAAAGATGCTTTATGAGAAAGGCTTACCCAGTGATGTAGAGCAATTCTTAGACCAGTCTGGGTTGTTCTCTGAATCCATAATGTCTAACCCATTTGAAAAGACTAACGGAGCTGCCCAGTATAAAGCATTGTTAAAGATACTACCCAAGATAGCTATGAATAAGGAAGAGTATAATAGAGCTATACAAGAAGCTACTAAGAATAATGCTCTTAAAGAAACTGCTATTGATACAGATGGTAGAGTATTTGCTATTGGTCAGGATGGTCAAGTTACTAAGAAATTTATAAGCCAACTAGAGGAAGGAGAACAAACCTTAACTGTAGGACAAATGGCTGAGAATAGAGCTTACAGCCAGGGATTGGCATTTAGCAGTAATGCTATTACAGCTATTGCTAATAGTACTAGTATTGAGCAGATAAACAAAACGATATGGGAAGCGATTAAAAATCTAGGTTCTAATACAAGAGCTAATGAATACTTTAGGTCTAAGGATGAAAGGAAAGCTAAAGCTGGAATTGACAAACTATTAGAGGAAGGTGCAGATGGTGTTTATAAGATTAGTTCTAAATCCATAACTCAGGATGCCCAAGCTAAGTATGCTCTAAATTACATCCTATCAACATTACCCTCTAATCAAAAAGTCCTATTGCAGGATTATGCAAGGAAGTCTGGACTTGACTTAAAGAATGGTCCACTACAAATTATTACCAGTATGATACAATCTGGTATTAGTTCTACAGAAGAGATTGGAGTTAGCTATGATAAGCAAGCTACCAATGGTGCTAATACTGATGAAAAGGGCAATAAGAAGACTAGAGCATTTGACATTCCTATGATGATTGTTACTGGAGATGGTCTTCCTAAAGAGAATGCAAGAATTAGCTTTGGTAGTAATTATGCTATTGATGTACAAGCACAGAAATTACCATTCATTCCAGGTAGTGATGGTAAGCCTATTGGTCCAACTTCTTTAATGGGGGCTTTAAATGGTCAATTAGGTAGTGTAGTTAATAAGGATGCTGTACACGTAGGTAAGCAAAGACTTGACGCCACTAAGCTAAATCAATTATATTACGATGGTACTGGTGTATCTACAATGGAATTACCATACACACTGGATGAAAATGGACAGGCAGTTCCTGACTTTGATGTTATAGGTGCTTATAAGGCAGCTGTTGATGCAATTAATAAGGAAGGAAAGAATGTTACTAAGGCTCAAGTAAATCAGATATTCCAAGAAAGAGGATTGGATAGATATTTTAAAGAGGATGGAACTTTAAATAGGGATAGCTTTATGAGGTTTGCTGGTATATCAGTTATTGGTGATGATGAAACCTTTGAAGACCCTGATGATAATTCTGACTTCTTTATGCCTATCTCTGATGATAGGTTAACGGCACAGATAAGTGCAACATTAGGTACTAAGTCAAACCCTATGGATATGGGAGACCTATATAGAACTATTGCTTATGTACCTATTTATGACTCTCCGAGTCTAGCAGGTGCAGCATCTGGTAACTTCTCATGGATTAAGGATGAAGGAGCTATGATGGAAATAGCAAAGGAACAACAAATCCGTAACGCTAGACAGGCATATAACAACAATATAACTAAAAGTCAATTATTAAATGGACAATAAGAAGCCAAACGATTGGATGTTGAATGTGTTACAGAATCCTAGTTTCTCTTTATCTGATTTTAAAGCGGTAGGGATTGATGGTAATAACACTTCCATTGAAGATAGGGAAGTCTATGCTAATAACAAGATTATACAATCAAACCCACAGTTTCAGGATAGTGATGGTAACTTTGATAATGCAAAGTTTAACCAATTCTATGATGGAGCACTACAGTCATATCAACTATTAGCCAATAATACGTTTAATGAGACTGTAATGGATGAGGCTACCTTTGGCTTCAATAATATTTGGGCACCTAAGGAAGCTAGCAAGAGAACTCAGCCAGAGTTCCAAATAAATAGGATATTTAATCCTGATAGAAGAAAGCTTGGAGTAGAGAAGGTAGGGTTCACTAGTGATAGAACCCTTACTGCTGCTGAGATAGCTCAAACACAGAAGGTATTTGACCCTGAGACTGGTGAGTGGGAGGAATCCCCCAATGATGCATGGCTAGGTAGGAATTGGTTCCAGCCAGTAGCTTTAGCACAATGGGACACTGATGATTATCATATTGACCCAGAAACAGGAAGAAGGATAAAACATAAGAAAGGTGAACTAAAACTGAATGATGAAGGTACTTATTACTATGAGAAGTTAGGTAGCAGAGAACCTTATGGTAGACAACTATTATCTCCATTTGACATTCTTACTACTGATGGTTCTAAGGCTAATAAGTATGACTTTTTTGACTCAGACAGCTTGGATAAGAGTGTGTTTGGAAGTATAATGAAGAACACATTTAAGATTGCTCCAATGTTCGTACCTTATGTTGGTCCAGTATATATTGGTCTTGGTATTGCTAATGAGTTAGCTAAGGTATTACCTATTATATATAAGACCACATTCGGATTAGCAGGGGCATCTACTGATTGGGCTAATAAACTGGAAGGATTTGCATACTCAATGGATGGTGGAACATCTGAATATGCTAAACAGCACCCTTGGGCAGCTGAGAATATCCTTAATATGGTTGGTGATGTGGCTAAACAACTATATGAACAAAGGTGGATATTTACTAATGCTCCAAGATTGTTTAAATCTTATGGTATATCATCTAAGAATGGTACTCCATCTGAACTTGATGAACAAATATCTAAGTTAGCCAACGAGTATGCACAGACAGCAGTTAAAGATATTCCCAAAGTATTAAAGTCATTAGAAGCTACTGGTAGCCTTGAAGTTATACAGAAAGAGGCATTAGCTAGAGCAACTATATGGGGTCAGAACTATATGAAGAGTTATGAGAATTGGGGCAAACACCTATCTCGTCTTTATATGACTGGTACTGCATCTTATAATGCCTTTAGTGATGCTAAGCAAGAGGGTGCTACTGATGAACAAGCTGCTGCAGTATTCTGGGGCTATATGGCTGGAATGTATGCTTTAATGGCTACTGACATTGGAGAACATGTACTTCCAGAACTAAGAATGGATAAGGCTCAAATTAAGAAACTTATCCAAGATGTTAGCCAACAAGCTAAACAGAGTATATCTACCAATGCAGTTAAATCTGAATCAAAGGAGCTAAGTAAGAATATATTTGCCAAGCTGTTTAATGGTGCTAAGTCATTTGCGCAGAATAACTATAGAGCTATTGCTGATGGTTCTACTTCTATAATGTCTAATGCTTTAGCAGAAGGTGTAGAAGAAGTATCAGAAGAGGTATTATATGATGTTACCAAGGCAACATTTAACGCTATCTCATACTTTACTGGCAATGAGAGAAGACTATCGGCATTTAATGATATGGCTTCTCGTTATAGTATGTCATTCTTTGGTGGGGCTATCGGTGGTGGTATGTTCCAAGGCATCAATGACATTAAGATTAGAAAGTCCTATGATTCCAGCAATATGCAGGCTAATCAAGAACTTATCTATTTAATCAGACAAGGTCGTGGTGAAGAGATTTACAAGGCTTTGGAGGATATGAAGAAGAAGGGAGTTCTTGGTGATAGAAACCTATCTGCAACTAAGGTTGATAAGGTAGATGATAAGTATGTATATCAACAAGGAACTGATAAAGACAATCAGAATGATGCTATCTATAGTCTAATGAAGGACTATGTAAGCAACATAGAGCAAGTTCTATCTGTTAAAGGTATGAAGCTATCTGATGCTTCCATACTGGATAAGCAAATGCTATCGGAGCTAAGGTATCAAGAACTGTTTAAGAATGCCCCTTCTACTGGTAAAATCTTACAAGACTTCAATAATCTTGCTGACAGATTCTTAACATTACATAGCAAAATTGATGAAATCAATGCTACTTACTCTGATGAGAATGGTAAGAAGAGCAAGGAATATGCCGACGCTATGGCTGCTGTTCAACAGCAAATAGATGATGCCAAGAAGGAGCAATTTGAGTTCCTACACACTGGTATGAGAGGCAAGTACTTGGGAATGATGATGTTCTCTGCTAACCCAATAATCAGTAAGCCATTTATTGATATGAACTTCAGAATGTATGCTGAGTCTAAATATAATAAAGACTTTGAATCATTATCTGAGGATGATATAGCTAAAGCTAAGGATGATTACAATGACTATCTTCAATATGATGCCAATTCTAAATTAGATATGGCATATGGTGTATTCCGTAATATGAATGAGAAGTTATCCCCAATCTTTCAAGAAGCTGGTGAGTTGGGTTATAAACAATATGCCCAATTAAAGAAGAACTTCTATAATGCATCTATACCATTAGTTGATGCGGACGGTAACTCTACTTCTATAACTATATCCAAGATACTTGGAGATATGTTTGGAAATGGGAACGATACCGATGCTGATGTTATTGAGATGGCAGAAGGACTTAAAAAGCCAAGAATTGAAGAAGCTAAGAAACACCCTTTTGATGAAATATCAAGGTTCTTAACTTATTCTATGCCTACAGTAGATGGTGGAGCTATCTCAAATGGTGCTATATTAGTAAGGCAATTGAATCAAGTTGCTGATGCCTTCATGGTGAATGGGTATATTGACAAGGAAGTTGCAGACTCTATGAGGATGTTGGCTGACCAAACTGTGGCAGTTAATACTACTATATACCATCCAGCTATGGAAGATGCCTACTACTATGTCAATGATGAAGTTGGAGATGCTGTTCGCTCTTGGATGAGTCAGGATTTAACTATAGCTAATGTAAAGGAAAAGACACAAGAGCTTATTGAGACATTAAAATCTGTTGAAGGTTTAGATGAAACTCAACAAAAGCAGTTAGACATTATTGTTGATGATATAAGGAGTCAGAGTAATGCAACATTAGCTCAGAATCTTCCTATTCTAAATGATGCTAATGCTTTACTAAAGAAGCTTGATACTGCAAAGACTAACCCATTATATGATACCTTATCTAAGATAGGTGTTAATGTAATTGGTAAGAAGACTAATGTGTTTGACTTATTACAAGAGCTGGAACAACAGTTCAATGAAACACATATCTCTGACTTTGCATTAGATAATAAGCTAAAGCAGGAACAAATAAAGGATGCAAGAAAGATTTTAGCAGCAGCTAGGTCTATTATATATGCTTCTCAATATGATAACTTGGATGCTTCAAATCCATTCGGATTTAATGTTACACTCAAGGAGTTCTACCAAAAGAACAAGATTGAGGAAGCTCCAGAATTAGGTATAATTGATTCTGAGATTGCTACTATAATGAATAGAGACTTAGATAGAATTGAGAGTAAGTTAGACTTTATAGAAAGGCTATCTAATCTTAATAAAGAGTCTCAATTAAAGGAGCAAAGAAGAACATCAGTTAATATGAACTATCTATTCTATGACGTAGTAGGTAATGAGAATAGTTTCCTATATACTAAGATAGTAGATGGTCAATCACAACTGAAAGGTGTTGATGGAGAGGTATTACTGAATGATAAGGTAAGAGAAGCTATTAACAATGCTACTACTCTAAGGCAGTTCATAGAAGACCAGGACAGAACTCTGGATGTATCTGATGAAGACTATACTGCAATGGAGAAAGAGAGAGTAGCTATTGAAGATGCCCTTTATGATAGGTTCCAGGAAATATCTCATGGTAAAGACCAAGCTGAGGCTATTAAGTCTATCCTATTTGATGGTGGATTATCTTATGAAGATATTGCTAAGGGTAGTGATGGTATTAGGTCGATTACTAAGAGTCTTAGTGACTCAGAGAAGCTAGCATATGCAAGTGGTATTCTGGGTGTTAAGAGTTCCGATTTCTTGTCTCAATACTATGCTGTTATTAAGGGAGATACATCTAAATTAGCACCTATAGCTACTCAAGAATTTGCTGTTAGAATAGCTTATACATTAGCATCTAATAGGAGATTCATTAATAATGTAGTTAAGGCAACTGATATTCCGAATTACCTTGATGGTACTCCTTTATTAAATACTGTATTTATTGAAGGTGTTCCTGGTGCTGGTAAAACTAGAGCTGTTGTTAAAACAGTATATCAGATGCTTAAGGCAGTTAATCCTAATGTTAAGACATGGACAGCTGGTCCCCGTCAGAAACAGAGTGATAACTTAGCAGCTGAGATTGGTGCAGAGCACAATACAGCATTTACTAAAGAAACATTATTTAATAAGTTGGGAGTTTCTCCTGAATATGTGAATGATGCATCTAATATACGTGTTGTAGTATCTTCAACTGGTATTAAGCACGTAGAGGTTGTTGGTCTGGACGAGAGAGAATACAGTAAGGATGATTTACCATCTGTACTATTTATTGATGAAGCCACCCACTTTACTAATGGTGAGTTGCAAGTAATCTCTGACTTTGCTGCTAAGAACAATGTTGCAGTAATAATGTTAGGAGATACTGAACAAAGTGGTAAGAATCAATTATGGAAGTTAAAGGATGGTAATGATGAAATACCAGTTTATAACTCATTTGTATCTACATTTAGTATAGCTTCACCTAAGTTAACAGTTTCAATGAGGGCTTCTAATACTAATAAGAGAGATAATCTTAATAATATTAGAGCATTAATGGAACCTCTTAGGGCTACTAAAGCTGATATGTCTATTAGTGAGAAGTGGCCATTCATGGGTAATAACCTTGAAGTGAAGTATACTCAAGATGAAACTGGAGTACATGGAGAGAAGGTTCAAGAAACTTTAGATTCTAATGACCTTGAATTAATGCTATCTACTCTAAAAGAGGGCGAAACAATAGGATTCATTTATGATAATACTGAGTCTGATACTTATAAGATGCTTAATTCGTTACCTTCTGAAAAGAAGGATAAGATAGAGTTCTTTAATGAAGATTCTGCTCAAGGTAGTGAAGCTAAATACTTCATAGTTGACATTGACTGGAGTAAGAAGAGAACTCTTAATAATGAGACAGCTGAGGCAAGTATAGAGGTAGCTAACTTTGTTAAAAACTTATATACTATTGCCACTCGTTCAGAGGAAGGTACTATCATTATTGATAATCATCTAACTGAGGTTGTAGGTCAAGATGCCTTTGTAGAAAGTGATTATAATGCCCCTACTTCATATACTGATGAATCTCTAGCTGATTACAAGGAGAAGAGATTAAGAGCATTAGAAGAAATACTCAAAGGATATACACCATCTAATCCAGCTGTTGCCCCTGTAGTGCCAGGAGGTAAGCCTGTTACTGATGAACCAGCAATTAATCCTAAATTAAAAGAGGGAGCTTGGATTCAAATGAATGATGGTAGTAAATGGCAGGTTATGGCTGTTAAGGAATCAGTTTATGTTCTTGCATCACAAGATAAGACTGAATACCATGAACAACCTATAGAACAAGTTGATACTATGTTGGGTGTATCAGTACATCTAACTACAGAACCAACTAAGCCTAGTATATTGCCTGAAGGTGGTAAAAGACCTGATTTACAGCAAGTCCTTATTGATGAGGCACAAGCAAGTGAAGAAGGGTCTGAGAGTGATTTAGAAGCTCAGAAGAAAGCTCAGTGGTACGCTAAGGATGACCCAGGATTTAAAGTATATACCTTTGCTGGATATAGGTCTGGTATTGGTTTAGAAATGTCCCAGGGTTCTATAGCTGTAGATGCTGACAATAATGTAAACATTATTAATTCCGGCAGGAAGTATAAGAATGCTTCTGGTGAACTTATAGATGAAACTAAGAGTGATTTACAAGCTCTACTTAACTTAGATACCTTTAGGAATGGTTCAGTTAAGATTCCCTTCAATACTTATAATACTGCTACTACATTGTTAGCTGATATTAGAAGTGCTATAATGTTTGCTAGAACTAACGGAGCTGCTCTATCAGGTGTTAAGAAATTAATAAGGGAGTTCCCTCCTGCAAGTAAGTTATCATCAGCTACCACTGGTGAACTGCAGGTTAAGTATGTCAATTCATTCTACCAGCAAACTGACCAGACAGTAGAGATGGGAGATAAAACTACTCCTAATAGGAAGTTAGTAGTCTATGTCCTTAAAGACAGAAGTGGCAATCCAGTTGCTGAGTTCACTATAGGAGTTCTTCCTGGTGAATTTACCTTAGATAATTGGGTTCAAAACTATGTTGGAGAGGATAAGAACATCAAAGCTAAATGGCAGAGACTTAGTGAATTACTTGCTAAGGGTAATATGGTAGCTAAGAATGCTGGGCGTACAGTGTATATCCCATTAGGAACTGACTTTGCATTAGGTCCTAACATTATTTCTAACACTAAGATTAGTAAGGTTGACTCTAATGGTATGGCTTATACAGATGGGGCTACATTAAAAATAGTTCCATTTAGTGAGTTTAAGAATGCTAAATCAAGAATTGTATCTGACGTTTACATTATGACCAATGTGGGTGTTAACAACGAGTTCTATGATAAATCACTGTCTGGTAAGGCAGTCGCATTCGTAACTACTAAGAAGGACTTTACCTATAGAGGAATAAAAGCATCAAATGACCCTAACATTCTTGCAGAAGCATGGATGGAGACTAGGGGAAATAAAGATGCTGATAAGTTAGACGAGGTGGTTAAAGTTGTAAAACTTGACCCAGTAGGCGTTAACTTTGAGGAGTATATTAATGGAGTTAGTGCTTTCAGAAGAGAGTTAGCTAATAAGACTGGCAATGCAAAGATGTTCAGTCCTCCTGGAAATAAGTATACTGCTGCTCGTATCTTTATGAATCTACTACAATTTGACTTAGATTTAAAGAGTGCATTAGTTACTGGTCAAACAGTACATGGTGTATCCGTTGTTGAAGGTAATGATTTTAGATATGAATCTGGAAAGGTAGATATACCTAGTAGTAGAGTAATAGAGCTAATTAGTAACCTAGATTCAATGATGGCTTCTGCTGTCAATAGAATTTATGGTAAAAATGATGCTGAAAAGTTAGCAACATCTAATGTAGAATGGGGACTTACTGGTGAAGTTACTCAGGCAGCAATAGATAAGCTAAATAGTGCTGTACTTAATAGGTTTGATAATTACCTTGAGAACTTGAAGAACTATAAAGATGGAGAAATCTTAGCTGAGTTTGCTGACTCATATTCATTTACATTAGCTAAGTTATTCCATAATTACTTTGCAGAATTTAGAACAGACTCTAAGAATTATGCTTTGAGGACTGATGCTAAATCACAGAACCTATTAAGGACTGTAACTAGAGTTCTTCAGAATTATGAGCAAAGCTCCTTTAAAGAGGGTATTTACTATACTCCTGTTTATAAGGGCAGTGCTGAAGGTGGTGGTATTGCTACAGCAATGGCATATCCCGCTATTAATATGGTTAACAACTTTACGGTGGATGTGGAAGCACAGACCCCAGATTTTGTAATCACTGGTGAAGCTTTGCAGAGACTTGCAAATGGTATTGAACAATATATGTCTAGTAAGCCAACTAGAACTCCTATCGAACAAAACTATACTATGGATAATGCTAAGGCTGTTCTAACAGCTAAAGCTAAGTTCAAGTATGATGAAGAGTTCAAGGGACTATTCGAAATGGCTTCTGATATAGTTGCTAAATCACTGCCAACAAACAGACCAGCACTTGATAAAGATATTGCAAATTCAATCTATAGTACACTCAAGAAACTTGCAAAAGATAGGAGTAAGAACTTAGTAGACTCTAAAACTGAAGGATTTATCATTAACGTAAGTGGTGATATTGATTCAGACGGAGTTATGCAACTAAAGTTTAATACATTGGGTAAAGTACTACGAGGAATGCTTAACCAGCCAGTAACTAACATCAGTATTGATGGAAGTGAGGGTAGTGCTTTGTATTCTGGAAAATTTGAGGTAAATTTGCAACCATATCAATGGACAATGGATAGTAATGGTAAGATTACTTACAACGAAATCCAAAATCCAGATACTGAGGATGGTCAAAAGTCAGAAGGCTTAGCAAAGCTTGAAGCTGAGACACAAAAGTTGGAGGCTAGGAAGGAGAAGATACTTAATGAACTAGTTAAGAGTCTTAGTGACCCATTAATACCAAAAGTAAAGGAGAGTGTAAACATACTACTCTCTGGAGATTTAGGTACTAAAGAGTATACTAGAGCTAAAGTACTAGTTGCTAAGGCGTTCTCTATGGCTCCGTCCAACTTAAAGAGTGAGTGGGATTCACTATTATCTGATTATGTCAATAATAGGGATGCCATAAATAACATATTAGGAACTTGTAATTAAACAAAGAATTATGCGTTGTATTGTTACTAATGACAAAAAAGAGATTATTATCGATTCGTTAAACAGTGTCTTTAATGATGCTGATTTGATAACCTTAGAGGCTAAGTTCAAGAGACTAGGGGAAGACCTCTTCCCCACTCTTGTCTTAGATGATGAGCGTTCTATAAGTGTAATATCAGACATTATCAATGAGTGGATTCCAGAAGCTCGTGAGGTGGCTGAAATGTTTGAGGATAATGTCCAGTTAGCTCTATTAACAGAGTTAGAAGAAACAAAGGATTTAAGAATTACAGACCTTAGAAAGGTTGGAGTATCTCCAGCTAATAAGGCTGCTGCTAATTTAAACATGGACATTAGAGAGGAATCTTTAATTGATTATCAAGAGAAGATTACTTCCTCTACCATTAATAACTTATATAGAAGTGCTCAACAACCTCGAAATCTAATGCAGGATGAGTTAAGACGTAGTGTTATATCCTCATTTCTTGTAGATTTTAAAGAGGGGCGAATAGTTAGAAGTTCTCAAGAATTTAACAGGAACTTAGCTGCTCTATTTAATAGATTGCTAGCTGATTTAAAGATATATGCGGAGGAGAGTAAAGTCGATTTTGACAATTCTTTACTGCTATATGATGAAGATGGTAAATATACTGGTCAGTTCTCAGTTGTACAGAAGCTGGCTGATACCCTCTTTGGTGATAAGTTTAATGCTACATACCTTAATCATCTATATGCTACAAGAACTAGTAGCTTTAGAAGTTCTAAGGCATTAAAGGCATATAACTCGTATGTAATTCTGAATAACTTTGACACATTGCTAAAGACCTTACTTGGTAAGACTATAACAATAGACCAAAGGTATACAGACTCTTTTACTGATGTTGTAAATGACAAGTATAAACTACTTGACAATTCTAACTTAGTAAAGACATGGAGAAGCTCTGATGATGTTGATGCTTTATCTGAAATGGGTAACATTACTAAAATATTACTAGAGCAAACTCCTGTATTACATTATCCTACTGGGGAGAACAGATTTAATAATTATCTAGAGGTAAAGGACTTCACCTATGTCTTTAACAAACTTAAGAACATTCCAATCTTCTCTGAAATATCCGATAAGATTAGGTTTGCTCCTAATAAGTTTGTTCCAGAGCTAATTGAAACTGCCCTTAATACCAACACTAGAGGATTAACTGCCCACGATAAGGATATTATATTCTCTATACAGAGAAGATTCTATAAGAATGGCTTTGACCCTTATGGAGATTCCGAATACTCTCTGACTGAGATTATTAATAAGGAATATACAGAAGGTCAAGATAGTGTTCTTGGTCAAAACTTGGTTGATTTTGTATCTGGTATGATTGATAAGACTGTATCTACTAACTATATTGGATATAGACCATCTGAAGCTGGAAACATGGAGATATTTGATGTTAAGGACAACAACCTTAATAGTCATAAGTTGATTATTGAGAAGGGCATTAATAATATCAACAATACTCTGTCAGCTGAGTATAGAAAGGACTTACTTGATAAGTATTCTGTTAGAAGAAGTGGTGCTAAACTTAGTATTAGAATCCCAGGATATACTACTAAGAATGGGGAATCTATTCATATCGTTCATGCTAATAACGATAGAAGAATGGCTTCTGTATTTACTGTTGATTCTAATAGAAATCAAGTTCCTCTATCTATAAGTGAAATGGACCGTATGGTTGCAGAGGGTGATACAGACCTTGTAAGAGCTTTAACTGAGTTCTTAGATGATACTTTATACCAATCATTGGGTTTACAACCTGAAATACTTGATGCCTTTAGAGAAATACGGGAAGCCCCATCTGACATAAATGCTATAATGCAGCTTGCCACACTGGGTGGACGTTCTTTAATGCGTAATCAAATAGAGAAGGAATTAGCTGATGGAACAATGGATAAAGCATCTGTACATGAATGTTTCCCTGAGGCATATAATAAGGATACTGCCTTATTTGATAAGAAGACTGGGTCACTAAAGACTGTAATACAAGACCAAGCTAATATTGTAAGAGATTTAGCAAGGGCACGTATGTTAGTTAATGGTGAAGCTGCAAAGAGTAACTCTCGTGACTTATCTGGTAATTCTATATCAAATAATGGTCTGACTAACCTTATTAATACTGCTAAGGTAAACTGGCTTGAAGCTAAGCACTTAGCTGGCTATGGTTACAATGTAGCTTCATTGGGAAGTATCTTTGTTAAGAATCCCAACCTTATATTTGGAACTGCTGTAAAGAAGGAAGCCCAAAGTAAGGATAGGTCTGTAACTAAGTCTAGTGCTAAGTTCTTCCCATCAGAGATTGCATATAGTTCAATACTATATGATTTCTGGTCCGGATTCCTAAACAAGGATGGTGATATGGCTGGTAAATTCTATATCCAACCTACTGTATATTCTGATAAGTCAAGACATTATTTGATTGGAGTTGATGGTATGCAAATACTAACTCCAACCTTTGATGAGACTACTGGCGGTAATGTAGGAGGTAAGAGAATCATTGATTCTACTGCCGAGGATATTAGAAACGTACACTATGCTTCTATGGCTCAAATGTATAGAGTCATGAGGGACAATCTGTTAGCTGACTATCAGCAAACTTTAGCTCCAATATTACCTATGCTAGGTGTGTCTTACATTACTACATTTAGTGATGTAGAGAATGTGTTCAATGCCATTAATGCTAAGTATAAGCTAAAGAAAGATGTAGAGTTCTTCAAGTCTAAAGGTATTCCCGTTAGTCCGGAAAACGAAGCTGAATATCAGCAGTTTATGCAGAGTGTCATGGCTTTAGCTAGCACACCACAAGACTTATATATGTTACTTGCTAAGAATGCTGATACAGAGGTTATAGACCAAATTCACTTCTCTGGTAAAGGAAATCTGGGAATTAATAAACTGTTGAAGCATTACTTTGAGATGTTCTTGGATGATGCCAAAACAAGAAGCATTTATAATGCTAAGGTTCTTAGAGAGAAGAAGAAGTTTGCTAGAGACTTACTCAATAACAATAAGTTCTTCTTATATGACAAGCGAGGTGAAATCGACCCAGTATTAAACAAGTTTATACATGGTACAAGTGAGTCTGAAAGGTATAGTACATGGGCTGGTCCAGATTATGAATCTAAATGGGTAGACCCAGATACAGCTGAACTTATTATAGCTAAGCTAGTTGATAAGAACGGTAAGGAAACAAGACTTACTAAGAACTCACTATTTGACCCGAAGGATTCTCAAGGATTAATCCTTAACCCTCTGTTTGATATGTTCTTTGAAGTTGATAACTTAATCTCAAGCAATTTCTTAACCTCTACTGTTGGTGGACCTTATGGTCATCCATTAAAGTCTAGAATAGACCCAAATGCAGATGAGGTAACCAAGATTGAGCAAGAGGAAGCTGCTCGTACATTAGCACAGTTCAAGCGTATGGTTATTTACCCTGCCACTATGCATAATTACGTACAGAACCAACTCAATGGCATTCCTCCTCAATACAATGTTGCAACTATTAGGGATATGTCTGCTTCAGTTCATAACTTCTCTGGAGTTACATCTAAGGTAGATGTTCAGGATGGTAGTGGTTGGGCTAATCCATTTATTGCTGTACTGGAGAATCATTCACTTAATGATGCTAAAGCTGGTGAGGATAAGAAGCCTATTGGACATAGTATGAATCCTATGTATCTATCTGAGCTTGAGTTGAAGTATGCCTTGATGGATATTTACAATGAACGTGTTAGAGATTCTCAGAAACCTGATAATAAAGGTGTAAGGTGGAAGAATTTACTTAAAAAGATGACAGATAGACAATGGGATATTCCCGTTGATTTAACTGTCGCCTTTAATGGTAAACCTGTTAATATAGCTGAAAGTATTAGTAATCCTTATTATAGAGATATAGTTACTAACAAGTTCTATAAGATTGTAGACATTAAGAAGACTGGTGATAACTTATATGATGTAACACAAGTGCAAGTAAACAACATGGGTGTTGCAATAGGTGAACCAGAACTTAAAGGCGGAACTTCTCTTCTTATTGATACTAATTACAAGCTATGGGAAGCCTTTGGTGGAGAATGGTCTTGTGATTTAACTGAAATGGGATTATTCGAGGGTAACTCTTCTATTGAAGCAGTAGCTTGGTATATGAACAATATCGGTGTAGTAAGAAGTAGAGAGAATGCAGAAGCCTATGGTACTGACTTTAAGCAGGAACTTTATACATTTGGTGAAGACTATGAAGACTTGCCAACTGAGAGTGAAATCCGTAATCCTGATGGAACGTTCACTGACTTTGCAAACTTGTCTCAGATAGAGGTATATCAACCATTAAAGCATTCTGATATTCACTATTTAGTAAATACTAGTGGTGCTAAATGTGGTGCAACCAATATCAATCCTACAAGTTCTTGGTTTGATGATACTCCTTTAAGAAGTTTCAAGATGTCTACAAGACACTTAGGTATTCAAATGGATGCTGACCATCATGCTGATGATTCAGAATTAACTGAGATGTCTCAGGTAATATCTTCGTTGGAAGCTAATGGTTATACTCATCATATTGCTAAGGAGGCTTATCATGACTTAGGTTCTATTGTATATTCTACAATGAAGCGAGAGATTGATGCAGTAGCTACCTATTATAAGACGGGTGATTCAAGAGAAATCTATAATATTGTAGGTAAAGCATTCTTGAAGTCATTTGATGATAGTACAAGTAACAAGGCTAGTTTAGCTGAAGCTATCGTCTATAATATGAAGAAGGAGCTAAGTAAGTATCTAAAGATTTCAGAAGCAGACGTTAAGTTACCGTTTAGTGATAACAACCTACTGGGTGCAGTTATTTCTAATGTAACTTCAATGATTAATAAGACAGCTATTAAGAGAAAGTATCCAGGTATTGCATCTGTATTGATTCCTTCTCATGGTGCTATCCAAATCTATAATGCTAATGGAATTGATTATACCTATAGTCAAGCTCAAATATCTAAGGTAGACTTTAACCATCAGTTTAATCTACAGCCTACTATACCTATCACTGATATTGAATTTGGTGAGAGCTATGTAGTTGTTGAGAATACTCAAGGTTATCCAGTAGATGTCAATGGTGTAGTTCCTGAAGGTTCGGTAATGTGGGATGGAGATATGCAACATGAATCTCAGTTCAACCTTAATGTTCCTGGAGTTCAGCATATAACTGTTGATTCTATTGATAAATATCAAGCACTGAGGAATGATACATCTGGTAGGTTTGTTAAGAGAAATCCTTATAAGGGACGTGACTTACAGCCTTCACGCACTCTATTCAAAATCGGAGGTAGACAATATAGTATATTTGATTCTGATTCAATCAAGTCTAGATATACTGTAGAGAAAGCTTTTGGAGATGGCGGAGTAATTGACTTAGCTAGAAGTGGTGATATTGGTGCTGCTATTAAGATATTGGAGGACTTTAGAGTTCCTAATGACTTAGTAGGAGAGAAGTTGAAAGAACTTACTAGCAAGTTGGTTAATAAGGATTATTGGAGAATTGAGAACATTGTTGATGATATTAAGAACCTGTATAGGGATGATGTTATTAACACATTCAAGAGACTATCTGCTGATGGTACTATCATTATAAACAATGAAGTTAAAACCATTGACCCAGAATCCTTAGAAATTAAGGAAGCTGAGTTAGTATTACCTAAAATCTATGCAACAAGGTTTGGCTTAAGAAGAGGTGACTCCCTTAATGACATAATGAAGAATAAGGACTTCTTCTATAACAGAATCATTGATGCATGGAATGATAAAACTACTAAGTATGATATCGCTTTAAAGAGAGCTAATGGCAATCATACCTACATCATTCTTAAGAGCGGTGGTAATGCTAAGGTGGTTGAGGGTTTGCAGAAGGTTAATGTGAACACTATAGTTGAGGATGGTGAAAACACTCTAAGAGTTAATAACAAAGGTGAAGTTGAAGGTCCTTTAAATGATGCTGAGGTTTATGTTGATAGTAGAGGTAATGAGATTATCTTTACTGACAACGTTAAGCAATTCCTAGAGGAACAGTATGATGATTACGATGATGTAACGCTAAATCCTGGGTTAAAGGAAGATACACTTAACACTGCATTTGATGTAGTTAAGAGTATTGACCATAAACTTACTGAACAGTATAAGGAGATAGCTTTACGCATGGAGAACAATGAAGCTGTTACTCTTAAATTGGCTCTTCAGGAGAAGGGAACTCAACTTGATAGAATGTTCCGTCGTTTAGCAAGAGAGAAGAGAACTTCATTTATGAAGTCACTTGAATTTATTGCAGCTCGTATTCCAGCTCAATCTATGCAATCATTCATGCCTATGAAGGTAGTTGCATTCTCTGAATCAGAGAAGAACATTGCCTATGTATCACACTGGCAGATATGGTTGCAGGGTTCTGACTTTGATATTGATAAGGTATATCTGATGGGTTCTGAGTTCTCAGACAATGGTAAATATATCGGATGGTCTCCTTATTTCAATCTGTATTCAGATGAAGTAAGAAAGGCTTCTGAATTATTACCTATGCCAAGTGGTAAAGAGTATCAGGTATTTTACCCTGATGAACAACCAGTTGATTCATTTGATATTACTCAATTAGTTAAGAATGTTAATTTAGCAGCTAGTGACAAGCTTGGAACTAATACTAAGCGATTCATTATTGCATTAGCAGACTTACTAAAGGGTATCAGAGACAGTGGTTATACTAAGTTATGGTTAGACCCCAAGAGTATTATTGAAGCTAACTGGATGAACTTAGATACTGTAGAGAAGAGAATTAATAAGCATTCTCTATACTTATCTAAGATAAAGTCATCTGATAGGATTATATCTATGATGAAGAACTCAGTTTCATCTAAGATTTATCGTATTATCAATGACCCAGCTAATATGGTTTCAGCTTACTCTCCGATTGAAATGAATGAACCTCAAGCAGCAGCAGAACTATCAGCATCTGGTAGGGAAGCTAAAGAGTATACTTTAGGTAATCCATGTGTTAAATATAATATGCAGTATCAGAATATGACTGGTAAAGATGTTATTGGTATTGCAGCTGTGGGTGAGAAGGTATTCTTCGCATTATCTTACTATTATAATGAAGCCGCAAGAAGTGGTAACAGAGATTGGCAAGAGAATGCATATTTTAGAAGGTCATTCAAATTAATCAAGTCCAGAGATGGTAAGAAGTATCTCCCATTGGTAAGAAACATTATTGCTAATGTGAACTTCGATGGTGTAGATACATCTAAAGTACTTTGGAACTCTATGATTGAACAGCAATCTGGCATTAGTAGTGAAGATGCAGGTAAGAAGTACACTGAAGAAGAGGTAGCTTACATACGTGAACAGTTATTAAGTCAGCTTGGAAGTCAGAAGGATGCATCATTGGTTATATCAGCTTTGTTATCAGCAGCAACTGATAATGCTAAGGAGTTGATTTTAGCTAAGATTAATTCTGGTTCAGACTTAGCTTCTGTATATCTATACTCAATTATGTTGGGTATTGATTTTAAGGATATTGCTAGTTTGATGACTTCTAATACAGTTCAAACTATTGCTCAGCTGAATAAAACTAATATCTTTGATGAATATAACCAAAGTTCAACAATTGATAGTGTGTTTAATAAGCTAGAGAATGGTCTACAAATCAGAACTTATTTAACTAAGTTTGAAGGTCTGAATGAAGCTATTGCAGATGTATTCCCTACAGTATCTGGTAAGTCTACCCAAGCTGCCCTAACTGAAATATTCAAACAGGAGAACAGGTTAGACCTAATCAAGAAGCTGAGAGAGGAGTTTAAGAAGACTGACATCTACAAGAACAATGGATTCCCTAAGTTCAATCTAATGAGATTTATGAATGATTTTGAAGAATTGGCTGTAATGGCTGACTCAATCTTTAAGAATGAGTTAAGTAAGACAGAGTATTATACCTTCAAGAGAATTTATAAGCTAGCTCAGGAGATTAAGCAACTAGGTTCTATATTGGGAGCTAATCAGGGTCTGCAAACTAATATGTTTGATAAGTTTGGTTATCTTGACCGAATCGAGCAGGCTGTAAAGGATAGAGTTGAAGAGTATGCAACTGGTATTGGTGAAGGCAAGGATATAAGTATCTTTAAAATCCTTGAAGATAAGCCATATTTGGAGAAGCTACATGGTGGTAAAGAAGGAGCCAGAGAATATGTAGAGACTATTGTTAGAGCAGCTAAGACAGAAGGTATGGTAGATGACTTTAATACGCTTAGATTCCTAAATGATGACGACTATAGAAGACTTGCAGTGTCCTTCTATAATCTAATTAAGGGAACTATAAATGTATTAGATGTTATTACAAGAGTACCTCATTTCAGAGCAACTATTGACATGGCAGCTACTGACTTTGGTATATTTGATGCTATTAGCTCTAAGTTTACTAATATCTATAATCTATCTAAGTATCTGGCAAGGGATGTATATAAAGTATCTGCCAGTAAAGATAGGGATTCAATATATAGAAATGTTGGAAACTTCTTGGATAGTGTTATAAATACTAAGTGGTTCAAAGACAGAGGTACATCTTTCACTATAACTGAGGGTGATAGATACTTTGACAAGTCTGGGCATACACATCAGGCTACAGGTAATGAGGTTATTAAACTGGATACTGGTCATGGTCAAGCTACCTTCAAGATGTGGTTTGAGAATACAGTAGTTCCAAGTCTTAAAAGAGGTCTTCAAGAGAAAGGTGGAGAGAGGAAGTTATCACTTGCTAGAAACAAGTTTATAAGTGCCTTACAATTATCTATCTCTGATAGAACTCTTACTCGTGATATTAGCTATGCATGGGCATTACCTATGAATATGTCAAGTATTAACTCTATTACTGAGGTGAATAACTATGTAGAATATTTAACCCATTTCGATGAGTTGGATAAGTATACATTTAATGGAACTCCAGTTTCAGAACTGTTCTTCTATTACAATATGATTGTGAATAAGAATAGATATGGACAGACTTCCTTAACTAAGTTGTTTGAGCACTTTGTTGGAGAGAAACAGAACTCTGTAGTACAAGATTACTTCAAGTACGTCGGAGACATGGATTACAATAAGCTGCTGAACAACTCAGACTATTCACTAAAGGATGTAATCATGGCTTGTGCAGTAATAATAAGTGGAGGTAATTATTCCAAGAAATATCCATATATCAAGGTCTTTAATTCTGCTCTGCAGACTTATGACTTGTTTAGATATGCTGGAGAATTTAATCCTACTGAGCAGATTCCAGAAGGGGCTATGGATAATATGATGGACGATGATAATAATAATGGTCCAGCTAACTATACCCGAATTGACTTCCCGAATCAGAAGGAATTAATGAATTACTTCACTTGGTTACCTATGGATTTCAATAAGAAACAAGATACTGAACCATTAGAAGATAAACTGTTAAAGCTAATAAATCAAAACAGAGCAGTAGTAAAGTATGAGTGCTAAAAACTGTACTTCTACATTGATAATTGGGGGGCTGGAGTTCAAAGTCCAGTCTCCCAACATCAATGGGAATCCTCCAATTAAGGACATTATAAGGAACATACTTAAAGAGCATGGTCCTGAAATTACTAAAGCATTATCTGACCCTAAAGGTATGTATGAGGTACTTAACATTAATGACATATCACATATAAGAGGTAATGCAACATTTAAAGATATTACTAAACACCTAAATCATTTAGGTAGACAGTACATACCAATGAGAGATAGTTTAAGGGTATTAATATCCAAATTAAATAAAGTTGTTCCAGAGTCTGAACAGAATATCCTTTGGGTTTCATCACCTATAACACTGAATGACGTAAAAGTGCCTAATGTAAATATAGGTGCGGACGGAGATTTAGTAATATTAGACTCCAATAACCTTAATAAGGTATATAATACATTAAGAGAATACTTTTATGCTAAAACTATCAATACTCCTGAAAAGATTAATCAAATCATATCCTTTGTAGGAAGTATAGGTAAGGCAACTGACAAATTGAAATTGAAGTCTGATGTATGGATAGCTAATCTACAGTCTAAGTTTACTGAGATGAAACAGAATCCTGCAACAGCGTTACACTACATTGTTAGTGATGATATTATAAACGAATTAATTGACCTATCTGGAATGAGGTCAGAACTCAATACCTTACTTAAAACTCTAAGTAACGTTCAGTTGAAGGAAGGTAAAGGTAAACAGTGGTGGCTGGAATGGAATGGAAATGCTGGAACATATACAAATAGGAATGGTCAGCAGTTTAAATTTGACTTCAAACAAATGAATACTACAATAACAGAGTACCTAAAGGAGAAGGGTATTGAAGCTAGTGAAGAAGAAATTACAGCTACAAAGGCTGTCCTATTAAGTGGAGTATCACAAGGGCATCCATTGTCTGTTGATGAGATATACGATTTATGGGATGAATTTACTAGAAAAGGTTGTGAATAATGGCTTGTATTAATCATAATGATATAACATATAAAACACTTCTAGAACTTTCTGGATTAACCCAGCTAGAACTTGATGCTAAGGTAAGGAAGACACTGGAAACTACTGGGGAGTACCCATTTATCGAACAAGTAGTATCTTCTGACACTATACCTGCATTAGTAAAGAAGTATAAATTAACCAAGTCTGGCGATAGATATGTTGCTAAGGACGTTGATTTAGAGGGAGTGGATGCCCCTTATCTAAATAGCATCTACAGAGATTTAGAAATAACGATAACTCCTTTATTTGATGGAGAGTCCCTGATAGACATTAAGAGACGTGCTACCATAAATAGAGACCTAGATATAGAAGAAGACTATGTTGGACCTTATACTGAACATAATAGCAATATATTCCCCCAACCTATACAGATTATTAATGGGAATTATATCTATCAGCATAATGGGAGTTACTACATAGCAAAACATAAAGTTGGAAGTTTTACTGCATTAAATCATCTACCTAGAACTAAGAACCTTAAGACAGCCTACTCAAAGGCTACACCAGTAAACACTAAATATGAGGTTAGTAGAGATGTTCTTAGGTTTATATCTGAGAACAATAATCTATTATCTGTAGGTCAGAATGCTTTATATAGTACTACTTCTGAACTTCCCCCAATTATATCATATTATGGCAATTTTAACTATCCTAAGTTCAAAGTTGATACAACTCTTAAAGGTAAGTATGACATTAGTGAAGAGGGTATTATCCTAATAAATCCGAATAAACTTGGTTCAGAACCTAAAGCTCTAGAGAGAGCTATACTTGAGGCTGAGGGATTTTACAGTGAGGCAGAGATATTAGAGTCACTAAATAGGCTCACAAACCCCACTAAGGTAGAAACTCTAAAGGTGGGTAATGGTCAATACTTACTAAGGTCTATTAATAAGGACAATAAACTTAGTAATTATTACCCAAAGATGTCTGAGAGTGATTCTAGAATCAATAGGCTTGAAGCGTTGTTAGATAGATTAACAGACCTATATGGAGTTAAATTTAATAGGGTTACTAGTTCTGAACTAAGGCTGGGAGGATTTAAGGATATTATTCCCGATGCTACAAGAGTTAATGCCTTTATATTAAATGGAGAAATCTACATAAATACTGATAATGCAAGTGATGATGCTCCTATACATGAGCTATCTCATATGTTGTTAGGTTCTTTAAAATCTACGGACTATGACTTGTATTCAGCATTGGTAAACTCAGTAGAGAGTTTAGATGATTATGATTCTAGGCTGGAAGAGTTTCCTAATAGAGCTAGAATGGATGCTAATGAGGAAATATTTGTAGACTTATTTGCTAAACACTTTACTGAGAATTTGGAACTACCAGTTGATGCTAATCTAATGGATAGGGCAGAGTATGAAATCAAGAGAAATATTGATTCAGCTATCTTCCCTAATGAAAGTACAACTAAGGTTAGTCTAAGTAGTATTAGTGGTAAGTCTTTCTCTGAAATTATGGACTTATTTGGAACTTCTATTAATGAAACTACAATAGCAAATGCCTTTAACGGTAATGAATCAGGAACTAACAGACAGCTGGCAAATATAAAAGAAGATTTATTAAAACAAGGATTATTAAAAGAGTATTGTGAATAATGGCGAAGTGTGGATATACTCTGTTAGGGAGGTCATTTGGTTCTGAGTTAGAGTTAAATAACTTCCTACTTAACAATAAACATAGCATAGACCTTGGTAGAGTATCTGATATAGTATTCAGTCTTAACAGTAAGAAGGATGAAGTAGTATCTATATTGGATAACAAGCTATCATGGGCTACTAAAATCCAACGTATTAAGAGGAATCCCAACTCAATCTTGGATGATGAAGATATAGACCCCGAATCAGTAAAACCATATAAAGGTGTTACATCTGCCCTTAGATTATTTAAACAACCTAATGGTAAGCAATTTGTACCTAACTTTGACTTAGATAACTATAAAAATAATGACCTATTTCCTAGATGGGCGGAGAAGGGATATAACCAGGCTGAAGCTGAATTATTAGGTAAAGAAGCTGGTGTTCCTGTAAATCCGTCCGAATTTGAATTAGCCTTCAATTCATTAGTAGGTAAGTGGGATTTACTTGGTAAAGTTGGTACTTCACTTCATAAAGTAGCTGAGTTATTTTGGAAGGGTAAGAGCCTTTCAGAGATAATCCAGGACAGTGAGGTTAATAACTATCTAGATGCTGCTACTGCTTCACAGATGTATGGTCATATGGAAGTTCTGAGAAATCAGCTAATTAACCTACATGGTGGTGGTGACCCAGCAAACGTTAAGTTCTACCCAGAGTATGTAGTAACTGGTGATACTCAGGCAAATGATGATGACGGGAATCCTATTAAATTACTTGGTATAATTGACTTACTAGTAGTTGATTCAGATGGTCAGGTACATATATATGACTACAAGACTTCTGATAAGGCACTAACTGGATGGAATGAAACTAAGAAACTAACCTTTGATTATCAGTTAGCTGTATATAGGCAATTATTAGAACAGTATGGTGTTCCAGTAAATAGCAGTATGTTGGGTATTATACCATTTACTATGCAGCAATTCGATGGTACTACTGGTAGCTTTGAGAGCCTGGCTACACCGACATATATGGTAAATGGAAATAAGGAAATCAATATTGATTATAGAAGTAGAAACCCAAGACTGGCATATGAAGGTGCATCAGCATTCATTACAAATAATGTTGAATCTATTATGCCTGTAGAACCTAAAGAAGACTTAATTACTAAGGACTTCGTTGAACATATGAGTACTGGGTTTACTAAACTATTCCCAGGGTATAAATTCAATAGAGAACTGAATGATGCAACACTTGAAGCTCTTAAAAAGGACGTTAGGTTTAACCCATCTACTAATAAATGGACTCTTCCAGATTTAAAGAATCCAGGTAAAACCTTAACCTTTGACTCCCAAGCTGAAGCATATAAGGCTTTAGAGAGTTACCATGAAGCATTATTAAGTTCTAAGACTAGAGCAACTGAAAGGTTAATTGGTAATATTAGAACTGCTATTAATACTGGTAATACTAACTTCTTACCATTATCTAATCGTAAAATTAAGGGACATAGTGCTGGCTGGTTTATTAAGGAATGTAGTAGGTACTGTAACTCTGAATGGAAGGTAATGGATGTTCCAGAATTAACATCTTTAGGTATGATGTTACTCTTTAATAAGAGGGCTAAATACTTTGATGTATTAGTACTAGACAACACTCCATTAAAGACCCAACTAAAGTTCAAGAAGGGAACTACAGTTCTTGGTGAATATGCTTCTAATGTAGAATTGGAGCAGAGAGGTATTCCAGCTTTGGAAGGCATTGTAGGTAATATAGACCTAATGAAAGCTATGTTAGCCTTAAATGAACTTCCAGATTTATTCAGGGAAGGTAAATTTAAGTTAGGTGAAATTAGAGTTCTTAACCAAAAGGATGAAACTGGTATGCACACTAGTGCTTGGCAGTTAATGCAAAACTTTAATGAGCTTACTAAGAATGGAAGAGCTGGTGTAGATAATAACTTCTCTACTGGAAGAATACAATTCTTGGAGAATTACCAACTAGCTTACTACAACATGGTTCAATTCTGTGCTTTAGGTAGAGAACAGAGTAAGTTGAATAATGTATTATCTGAGTTTGAAACTAACCCAATTATTCTTGACCACTCTATTGAGAATCTAATAAAGATGAAGAAGATGTTGGAGCAAGAATATCCAAATTTAACTGAGACTAAAACCACTGACTTCTCTTCACCTCCTGGTATTGTATATGGATACTTACTTAAAGCTATTAAGGATTTAAGAGGTATGCACTATATACAAGAGGTTAGAGATGGTAGTAAAATAGCTCTATTGATTGATAATCCAGATGTAATGGAATCAGCTAACCTTAGAAATATGTATAAGGTAACTACTGACGGTCTTGTACATCTAAGAACTAATCTTAATAACTTTGCTGCAGAAATGCGTACAGCTATGGAGAAGTTCTGGAAAGCTAAGGGTTATAGTACTGAGAGAAGGAATCTTATTGGTGACCAGCTATCTCTATTTAAGAATATGTTTGTCAAGGATAGGGATGGTAATATTGACAGCAGAATGAGAGTTAAAAGCCCATTTGTCGATAGAACCTTAGATGCTGCTGAGAAGGAGTTCTTAACATTCTGGCTAGACCGATTAAATAGATATAGGTTCCAAAATATATCTGAGTCGGACTTAGAGGAGATGAGACTAGACCCTGATAGTGCATACTATGATGTACCACTAATGGAAGCTAGCTCAGCTACTAAAGTACAAGAAGGTGGTAAAGGATTAATATCATGGTTTAAGAGGAAGGTAGACCAGTTTAGAAACCCTAAAGAATGGGCAGATAGACTTATTACTGGAGCATTGGATTCAGAGCATGGTGAGCAGTTAAAGGAAGATATGGAGAAGTATGAGATGATTGATATGTTCGAATATAGTGATAATCAAACATCAAGAAGCAATGCTTTAGAAGAGCATGATACAGTCTTCTTTGAAACCAACCTTAATGATATTATCTATTCTTATGCCTTTGTTAAAGAGAGGAAGAAAGCCTATGATGAAATCCTCCCAGTAGTTAAAGCTACTATGGTTGATATGCTTATGGAAGCCAACTTCCAAAACCTAGACATTAAGAATACTGTTGGATATACTAAAGATTACGTAAAGAATAAAATCATTGGTCAGACACTAGTTCCAGAGAACTTAAAGGGACTATCTCACTACATGGGCATGATTAGAAACTTTACTACTACTGCTGCCTTAGGTTTCTCTCCCAAATCTGGTCTATTCCAGATGATGGAAGGTTTCTGGAAGAATGCAGGTAAGGCTATTATTAGACCTATGGGTACTAACCAATTTGGTTGGGATGAGGTACAACAAGCCATGAAATGGGTAGCTGGTGATATGAAAGACCACTTTAAGATAGTGTCTTTAGGTGAGTTAATAAATGAGCAGTATGCTATCAATGACTTTGATTCTAACGTATATGATAAAAGGCTAAGGGGTGAGCCTGGTTTTATAAACTTCCAGGGTAAGATGCTTTGGACAACCTCTGCACCTGACTACTTTAATAGGATGACTCTATTTGTAGCTCAAATGATTAAGGATGGTTGTATAGATGCATACTCTAAGAAGGGTAATAGCTTAGTCTATGATTGGAAGAAAGATAAGAGGTTCTCTGCATATGCAGCTGGTAATAAGTCAGATTCTAAGTATGGTTATCAAAAGGCTTTATATGAAGCAATGATAGACCAATTTAGAAATGAAGGTTGGAAGAATGATAAAGGTCAGCCAATCAGCTATGGTGATGATTTACCAATGGCATATACTAATAAGGAAGCACAGAGTCTGAAATCATTTGCAGACCAGACTTATGGTTACTATTCACATGAAACTCAAATGATGTTAAAGAGTTACTTCCTTGGTGCTCAATATATGCAGTTTAGAACTTATTGGTCAGCTTTAAAGAATAGATACTTCCTAAGAGGTGGTGTATATTCTCAAGGTAACTTCCAGCAACTTGTAGATGAAGCTGGTAACAAAGTGTATAAGAAACTCGTAACTATTAATGGTGTACAGCAATATGTTCAGACTACTGAGAATACTGGTGAGCCATTTATGGTATGGAGAGGTAATTGGCAAGAGGGTATCTTTATGTCAATTAGAGATGGATTTAAAGATATGCTTGAAGGATTCCGTGATGATGGATTAGCTGGTGCATGGAAAGGTGCTAAAGAATTTTGGCGCACGGATAACGAGGAGCAAAGAAGGGTAAGACACGCCAATTTGAAGCAATTTACATATGATATGGCTCTTTGGACGTTGATTGGTGGTCTACTCGGATACTTCTTAACCCAGTTATTAAAGGAGCAACAAAAGGCTGATAAGGGTCGAAATTTAAGTTGGGGAGATGTAGTGCTTAGAGATGCAGAGAGTATCTTAGTTTCTTCATTAGTTACCTCAACTGATGATTTAGGAGCTTTTGAATCAATGCTATTACCTCTAACAGATTGGACTCCACCATCATTTAGAATGTTAACCAATATTTGGAATGATGGTTGTGCAGTAATTACTGGAGATAAGGATTTTAGTAAGGCTGTCATAAATAACATCGGTGTACTAAGACAAACTAGAAACTTCTGGTACGATGCTAGTGAGGCAGTGGAAAGTGCAATTGAGTAATGTTAATAGGAATTTCTGGTAAGAAACAATGTGGTAAGGATACTATATGTAGAATAATTAAAGCATTAGATGATAGGTGGATAAAACATGCATTTGCAGATAAGCTAAAACAAGCTTTAGCTGTAATACTTGATGTAAAGGTGGAAGCCTTTGAAGATAATATATTCAAGATGTCAGATAGTACTATTGCTAAGCCAGAGGGAGGATTCTATACATATAGAGAGTTACTCCAGAAGTTTGGAACTGAGGTTGGGAGAAACATTAGCCCTAATGTATGGGTGGATGCTTTGTTCTCTAACTACTCCTTAGAGAATGACTTTTGGGTTGTAACTGATGTAAGATTCCCATCTGAGGCTAATGCTATTAGAGAGCATGGAGGTATATTGATAAGGGTAAATAGGGACACAGGTTATGTAGATAACCACCCATCTGAAACTGCATTGGATGATTACATAGACTTTGACTACATTATAACCAATGATAATTTAGATGATACTATTGAGAAAGTAAAGAATATAATGAAGGAAAACTACTTCATATAAAACAATTAGGGCAACACTGGTAGGTAATTCTACTGGTGTTGCCCTTATTTTTTATTAGTCCTTCTTCTCTACATATTCAGGCTCTCTTTCATCCTGCTGCTTTAGATAAGTAAACATCCTCTTACCTAACGCCTTATAGTCTTTATCGTCCTCTGACTTAGAAGCTCTCTTAGCCATTCTAATTAGAGTTCTTGTATTCTTCCTACTAAAGATTCTCTCACCACCTTCAAGTTCCATTTGAGTAGAACCATCTGGTGCAATTACCTTCATCTTAGGTAATTCCTCATCCTCTTCAATATCAAGTTCATCACCTTCTTCAATTCCAGAGCCTTGATTAACTTCTAATACAAATTTAACATTATCTTCCTCAGCTATATTCTCATTTTCAGGTTCTCCCTGATATACTGATATTACTTCGAAATCTTCATTAATAAAGATGATGTCTAATGGAATCTTAGTATCTTTCATCCAGAATCCTACAGTCTGTGGTTCTTCAAAGAAGAATAACATGCCCTCATCATCTTTCATTTCTGTAACTCCTTGTAGACCCTTAATTCTCTCCTCTTCAGTCCTAGCACAAGTCACATTATACTCTCTGTCTCCTATTTCAATCTTCATTATTCAACTGTATTTAATAATCCTGTGTTGTCAACTGTATTCTCAAGAATCTCATGTACAAGTAACTTACCTGCTTCGATAGCTGCTTCATCAGAGCCGTCTTGCATTAACTTCTCCAATTGTTTAGTAACATCAAGATTGAAGATGATTTCTTCCCTTTCTACCTCAGCGTGCTGCTTTATATCACCACCCTTCTCCTCAGTAATAACTGGAATACCTTTGGTAGTTACTTCCTCAAACTTCTCATCCACATTCTCTAAGTGATGCTTATGAGCGTGTAATGCTCCATCTGGTATCACGTTAACAGCTCCACCATTCTTGAAGCCAGCTACTTCTTCCATCCTAGCTTCTTCCTGAATCTTCTTCCTCTTCTCCTTTTGACCTTTAGATAGTTTAACCACCCTTTTTGCAAAGTCTTTATCCATCTTTAGTCCAGATTTACCAGCCCTCACAGTATTCTGCTGATAACCTCCATTTAGTTGTAATTGAGTTCCTAATCCAAGTAAAGGATTGTTAGAAGCAGTGAATGCCATCTGTGCTTCATCAGCTATATTACCCATTTTAGATTGTTGCATTTGTGCATTATGTATTTGCCTATTAGCCTTATTCCTAGCACCACCACTAAGAAGACCATACTTCTTTCCACTCTTAGTAAGAGCATCATCTACTGTAGCTTGAGTTCCACCATACGATGAACCTACCTGTTCGAATGCTTCATTATCTTTAGTAATAGTATCTGCCTTTTTAGCACCTATTGCGTTAACTAATCCTAAAGGAGTTAACTTAAGGAACTTACTATCTAATACTTTATCAACCCCTGTCATTTGGTCTGTACCTACACCCATTGCTGTTAGACCATCGGATAACAATCCACCTACCTTCATAGCACCACCAATAATAGTACCTACTCCAGGAATAGCCATTGCAGCGTTAGCAGCAGCATCATAACCTTGATTTAAGCCTTCAGTTAAAGCTGATTGTTCTTTCTTTGGAATTAAACTTCCAGCTATATCAGCAATACCCCCAGCTACACTCATGGTATTACCAATCTTAGCTTTACTAAATAAGCCACTGCCAGGATTGACTGTAGAGGAAGTTCCTCCAAACTTCTTCATATCCTGCATAGCCTTATTAGAATCTCTATTAAATTTTAAGGACATACTCAATGGGTCTCCCATCTTAGCATTAAAATCTATAAGATTATTAATTGGAGCCATTATCTGCTCAGCAGACTTACTAAATTCAGAAGCATAGTCCTTCATTATAGGTGTAGTAAAACTATTAGTTACTATTTGTGGACTTTCAATATTACTCCCACTGAAGCTCTTCATCTTGTTAAAATAGTCAGAGTTACTAGATAAAAGACTGGGAGGTTGAGGTAAAGGAGGAGTTAGATTACTCCCCCCTGTTAATACCCCTGAATTTCGATATTTCTGTATACGTTTACGCATAACTTACAATATATAATGTTTTTAAAGCTGTTATTATAGCTAACTCATTACCAGTATACCTCACCTTAATCTTTACATATTTGTCCCTAATTCTAGTCTCTTTCCTTTCATCAGACCATTTATTAACGTCTAATGATAAGAAGTCAGCACTATAACCTCGGTCTCTTAATTCAGATGGAATATCAGAATCACTAGTAATGTTAAGAGCAGTCATACTCTCTGGTAATGGATTATTAACTAGGTTAAGAGGAGGATAAGTATTACCATCCTTGTCTTTAACAGTCCAGGCTAATTCATTCTTAGCCCAGTAAGTTATAGAAGGAATTTGAATATCCCATTTATCCTCTAGGTAGTCCATGTTACCATTTATTCTACCATATTCCATAACCTCATACCATTTACCATTTTGAACTAGTACATTTGTATATCCAGCCGATACAAGTGAGCTATATCTATCTTGAGTTATCTCTTGTAAATATCTCTTCTTAAAAGGACATGCTTTGATATGAGTAGCTATCTTAAATTCATTTAGTTGTTTATCATGCACAATTTCTGAACCAGATATGTATTGGTAATCCCTACCTGCTGAGGTTACAGACTGATAGTGGTCTTCAATCTCATTCAGACTATCTACCCTTGAATAGAATAGTGGGAACATAATCGACATATCTTTATACTTAGTAGTACTGTATAATATGTCTCTTTGTTCGGGTATAATATCCAAGTAGTCGTGATTATAAACTATATCTGCACCATTGTATTGGTATAGATGTTTAGTAGCCTCTTGCCTAAAATAAGCATTCCTTTTATCGTTGGCAAAGTTATATACTTCTCCGACAACTTCAAAATGGAAGGATTCAGGTTGAGTCTTATTGCTTATAATCTGCAGATTATTGAAGATTTTATGTACAGATGGATTATCAACCACAATAAATTCAAACTCAAACGGATGTTGCTTTCCATACCAGTAGCAAGAACTAATAGGTTTCTTAGTAGTCATTAGTCCAGCTTGACCATGTTTCCAGAATGAAGTAGTAAGTAAATCATATCTCATCTTAGTAACTACAGTTACATTAGAATACAATGTTTTTACTATGTTCTTAACTTCACCTTCAACTAAGTCAGTTCCCTGATTATAAACAACAGCTTTAATAGGTATTGTCCATCTACTATCTCCTACAGAGTTAGCATTAACAGATACTTGATTACCATTGGTAATAAAGAACTTGTTTCTAACCCTATCATCAGCAATACTATATTCAATACTAGAACCACTAATATCTAGATTTAATTGAAGATTTCCCAGTTTTGCCTTACCATCTACAACTGTTAGTACATTATCAACTATTGCCCCTCCTTGCATACTAATAAGAGGGTAGTTAGAAGTTAATTTAGTAATAGTCTTAGATGTACTTCTGTCAAAGCTAAAGAATATATTGTCAATATTCTCAGAATATGATGGAACCCAGGAGTAGAATGTTACAAACTTCTGCATAACTTCATTATAACATAAGTTCCAAACATTCTCCTCTAATGTATTAATATCATCGTAGAATGTGAACATTACATCTTGCTTGAATCTATTGTAATGTGTTTTAACATTCCTAATGCCAATAATCGGGGTCTTCTCCTTCTCAGTAAGTGAGATATTATCATTCAAGAACTTCTGTACTTTAAAATCTGAGATAACCTCGAACAGTTGCCCGTTAGTCCTCCAAATCTTCTTCCCAACTGTATCTACTCCATAGACGTAATACGGAGTTTTTATGACACTTTCACCCCACTGAGTACCGAATGTATCACTAAGCATTTTGGGATTCTCTGGTAGTACATTAGAGGTGTTTATGAAGATATTTCCGCCTGCACCTTCCCCTGCAACGGCTCTTTCATTGACTGGTATCAAAGCAACACCATGTTCAAATACACAGATAATGCTACCAAACCATTCAACCAGTTTAACAATACTACCATAAGTTAATGGATAGTCCCTATAGTTCATTAATTTAAATACCCTGTAACCATTCTTGAACGAATCGTTGACATTTATATCAGAGTACATAACTCTAATATGGAATTTATTCTTAATAGCTGGAACATTAGGTAACTCGTAGTAATATTTATCAGAGGTAGTGCTGCTAATACCTGCATTTGTAACAAATGACTCTGGTATCTTAGATTCTCCAGTTACTGACATTGCTTGTAATGGATAGAATCCTCTAGCTTTACCAGTTAATCCTAATTCAGAAGTGTATGACATATCAATACTTCTCATAGATAGATTGACGTTACTACATACCTTTATAGTAACCCAGTGTCCCATCTTAATAGCATTAACATCACCTCTATTAATTTTACCATTCTTCTCACTATCCCCAATAGTATAATTATCCTTCCATGACATTTGGTCTACAATATCATCATTGATAGGTGCTGATGAATCTTGGAAGTTTCTACACATTCTATGTGTATAATTACCTATGTAGCAATCACCTCTAAATAGGTTCTTAACTATCATAGTATCTCCGTCCTCGTCTAGGTCACTCCACAACATTCTATTGCAGATTGCATAGAAGGAAGAAGAATCCTCATATCTAATTTCGAAGTATGTGTCTAATAGGTTCTCTTCATAGTTAGGAATCTTAATATCAATAAGGCTCATCTTATTAGTATTATAACCCTCCAAGCCTATATAAGGTCCCCAACTACCTCTTAGTAGATTCCTCGCGTTAGTAGATTTATTGGTATAGTTATAGTAAGATACTCTCCATGCTTCCTCAGCTTCTCCAGCTCTAGCACTAAATAACTGTTTCTTGCCCTTTAATGCTTTAACATTATCACCAATAGCCATAATGTTATATGTTTCATCTTGGGTAGAATCATTAATAACATACGATAAGTTGTAGAAGTGAGTACCACTTCTATCAAAGTACTTCTTACTAAACTGAGATTTAGCCATCTTAACCTCAAACTGAGTACCAGTAAATAACTGGTTAAAATAGGATTGCCTTAGTTCAAACTCTGGGCATAAAGCAGCATACCCTTCTAATACGTTGTCCTTACTAATATCATCGCATCTTCTATCGAAGTCATGTGTCAGAACCCCATCATTATCCAGGAATCTTTCTACTCTATACTTATCAACACTTGATGGAAGAACTGGTAAATGGCTTGTATTCTCTAGTCCTATAGTTACAGCTTGGGCTAGCGTAGTAGGTATTCTCTTCTGTCTTACAAAGAAGAATCCTTTAGTATATCTCTTTAACTCCTTAACAGCTGCTTTGCTAATTTTAATATCAAACCCAATTGGGACTGTACCACTATCAGCTAATTGATTACCATTGTACTTAATCTTGACCACACCCTTAGAGTTCTCATTCTGACTGTCTAACTTACTAGTTTCCTTATTAATGGGAATATATTCTCTATTGGCTTGGATAACAGCTATATTAGTAGTACTATCGGGGTCAAAGTCTTTCTTAAATAATGGGTAATCCTTCCAGTCTATTCTGTCAGAATCACCAGGCACAGCTAACCTACTAACACCTCTAATATTAAATACTGGTGATAAGGTATAATCATTAAGGATGTAAACTACTCCAAGTCTGTAGATTTCATCGTTCCAATATCCGAGTTTATTATAGATGTTCATTACATTATAATACTCATACTGTCCTGATTCATCCTTATAATCCTTATCAACCCTACCTATATTATTCTCTACATTTAATTCTGGTAAGAAATGTAGGGATAGGTCGGTAAGTTCCTTATACTCAATATCTGGATTAGCTACATTACCTAAGAATAGCATATTTTGACAAGTAGTCTGTGCTGCTGCACTATTAACTACATTATAAGCAACATTAATATCATTAATACTAACTGCTTGAACTGTTTCAAATCCAGTAATGCTAATCTTAGCCACGTTGTTATATACTGCAAACCTCTTTATAATCTTAAATGAAGTAGTCATTTCATTTCCATCAATATCTGATGTACTTCTTGTATAATATACTACCACATTATTGTAAGAAGAATCTATATTAGTTAATAAGAATGAAGCTGACTTATAACTGTTCTCATCTCTAATTCCACCTTGTATAGAGGATGGGTCATTCAAATTACCAACATGGCAAGTTACTATACCTGACTCAGCTATAAAATCTGTCTCATTCCCATCTGAATCTGATAGCTTAAAGTAGAACACATAATTACCAACTCTTAAATTGCCACTGGTATTTAATCCCATGAATGTCAAGTTGGCTATGTTATTAGTCTTCTTATAAAGAGATATATCAGATTCAAAGGAATCTATATCATATATATTAGTGTCGTTATCTCCTTCCCTATCTACGATTTGATATGTATTCATACCTGTAGATGAGAACCTTGTATTAATTAACTTAGGATATGTACTTCCATCATTAAGAATAAGGTTTACTGAACCATCATAAGATTGTTGTGGAACAATATCAATAGGATGGTTCAGGTCGAAGCTGAGTAATTCTGTATCTAGGTTGATTAAACTACCTTTAGGATACACAATTACTCCGTTCTCCCTTATATCTTCATTAGTTCTAAGTACTCTCAAAGGATTGTACTCATATACTAATGCCCCTTTCTGTTGAAGTTGATTTAATCCTAAGTCAAGGTTTAATACCTTACCACTTAGTGATTTGAAATTCATATATTACGTGTAAATAGATTTGTTACTCTTTAAGATGTTGATTGCTAGGTCTGGTGCATCACTATCCTTACCTTTTTTCCAAGTTCCTATACGAGTACTAGGTGATTTAGCTAGGATTTCATTATAATACCCATCTGGTATCTCCCCAGATAAATTCTCATAGGCGTATGATGTAACGAACACATTATTAAATGGTTCATCAAATGTCCATGTATAACCTTTCCAGTCAACTAGTGTTTTAGCTGATATGGTCTTAGGTTTATACGAATTAAAGGTTAAACTACCATCATTATTAACAGTATAACCAACACTGGAATCAGCTATATAAATCTTTCCTCTTTCTATGCCAGATAGAGAGTCAGAAGCAACTGTATATGCTGAGTATGCATTAGTATAACAGTTAAGAATATCCGCATCCTTAGAGAAGTCCAAATCATCACCTATAGAAACTACAGTAGACATAGATTGATTCTTGTGAATACTGAATATAGGAAGGTAATTATTTAAACCTTCAATAGCAGCCATCCATCTAGTCATATGCGTTTCAATAGATGTAGTATCACTTCCTAAGAAGAAGTCTACATTTACATTAGTACCACCATTAGGAACTCCTATGTTGATAGTACATAATGTATCTGATGCTACATGATACACATAATCAAGGTTGTTTGGTCCAACAAAGTTAATAGTTTTACTTCCTTTTTGTAATATCAATAACTGGCTTAATAAGCACCTAATCATTTTATCTACCCTAATAAGATTGTCAGTTCTGTTAGAACCATTAGAAGGAGTAGTAGGTGCAGTACGTCTTGAAGCTAAATTAACTGGATGATGAACTCCATTAATATCTTTCCATGTTGCAAATAAGAAGTTGTCTCCTCCATCTACCTCATTCTTACTACAGCTCCAGCCATCAATAGTTCTTCTAGAAGCATTGTACCATAATGATGCACTATCTCCGTCTTTACCTCCGAATATACCTACAGTACCATTACCCATGTTGGATAAGCTAGTTTGTAATCCTGTATCATCAACTCCAGCACCACTATTCTGACCACTACCTACAGCAGCGCCACTAGCAGTTACAGAGCAGTTATATTCCATATTCTTATCACTGGCAAGCACACATCTAAGGTTTCCATTCTCTTCTCCGAATGAGAACAGTTTCTCCTTCTGAGTTAAATCCATAGATGGTTCATAAGCGGGTCTCAATACTTCTTGGCTTATTGTCTTAGAAGCTATAGCCCCTGCATTTGAATAGATATATCTAGTAGTAGCTAACTGTCCTACTAACTGATTATTAGTCCAAGAGAAATTCTTAGCAATCTTTGAAGATGGGTCAGTTATACTAGCAGTTAAAGTAGAGTTATTGTTAGGAGTTACTTCTGAATGGTCAAAATCACAAGAAGCCACACTTGGAGTAGTTCCAAAATAGTTGTCAACAATCTTGGCATCTGGAACACCAGCATACATCTTCTTATCATAATCATATCCAGCAGCTGGTGTTACTTTAACTTCATAAGTTCCAGTTTTACCTACTTCATATTTATAACCAGATACATCTGTATCTAATGAAGGTACTTCTGTAACAAACTGTGATACACTAACCCTTGTAATAGTAGATGGGGAGGTAGCTGCACCAGCTTTTAACGTAAGTGTGGGCACTCCTGACTTTTTAACTGAAGTATTAACTTCACTCTTAACATCTAATAGGATTCTCTTTCTTGAATTACCATTAGGAAGTCCAGTATTGAAGTCTGGAATCTCTTCATAGAACTCGTTGAAATATCCTCCAGTATAGATTAGCTTATATCCTACTGTCTTCTTAACTCCAGCTACGTACCTATCAATTCTAACTATATAAATCCAATTCTTCTGTATTGTGCTATCATCAAATGGAATAATTTCTTCAAAACTTCCATTATAATATTCCTTAGAGATTGCATACTTGTAAGAACCGTTTAGATTAGCCACATTAGCTGCATTACTAGACTCAGTAAGGCTTATAAATGTGAACTCTATCTTCTCAATGTCAGAATCCTCATTAAGGTTGTAATAGTCATATCCCCAGCCTATCTTTAGATATGTGTCAGTAACAAAGAAACGCCACTCTCCCAATACTTCTGAATTAGTCCTAATGGCATCAAAGTCGATAGTACCACTCTTAGCCATTCTTTCAAGAACTCCATAAGGGCAAGCTGGCATAATCTTATATTGGGTTTTACCAGTTTTACCACTCTTAACAATAGTAGACTGAACTGAGGATGAATCAGCTTCAATTAGTCCAACATCATCAGGATTATTCTTAGTAGTACCCTTAAATATTCCAGTAGTTTCTCCTGAGAACTCTACACTAATAACCTTTGATTCATCATTACATGAATACTTCCTAATAAGATTGAATGTATCGAATGTTTTTAACTCAATTACAAGAATTAATGCTCCAGATGACTTAGCACTAAATACCTGCACTAACTCTTTGGACTTAATAACATCCAACATAGGGGTATTACTATTCTCATAAATCCATAGACCATTCTTATATATCTTTAGATTCTTTTCATCTATGTAGTCAATGCTTCCACTACTATTTATAACTCCCAACCTTAGTTTAATTGCCCCTCTATTGATTGCTTCTTTAACAGCAGAATCTATTGAATTGGTAACTATCACAAATCTATCTCCAGGATGAAATATCTTTACTTCATCGGAATTATTAACTTGGAATAGCTTTTGTTTAAAATATTCTAACTCTATATAAGGAACACTTCCCTTCATCTTTATAAAGTTGGAGAACTCAAATTCAATCGGAGTAACATTTAGGTCTTCACCCTCATATAGTTGCTGAGGTGATGGGAATGAGCCAATCTGACTCTTACCAGTAATTGGGTTATGAGCTGCAACATAAATAATACCTCCATGTTCTTTCATTCCTACAGGTACATACCCCTTATCGAGATAGGCTGTATGAACTTCTCCATTTCCCATATCATTCTGTAATACAAACTCATTACCATTATATGTTATTATAGTACCATTTAAGCAGTTTGTTAATACGTTACTTGGAGTAGTTAATGGATGTAAATCCATTATTAAACCCTCACCAAAGGTATTAATTGCTTCTTTTCTCATATTTTATAAGTTCATAGTTGTTACTACTAATAAGTATGTCCTTGAACGTACTTGGATTATCTCTTACTAATGCAATCTCTAAATCATTGCATTTCATTGTATCTTTAAAGAATGTATATCCCATGTCTGTAATATATCTAAACCTTACAATATATTTAGACCAGCTGTAGAATACCTTAGCCTCATCAAAGACCTTCATTCCGAACTTATTATGGAATATAAAATTCTTCTTCTTCCTTCCTCTTCCAGTAGTGGATTTAACTATGGATTCATATTCCTCATCAGTTAATCCTATATAATAGTACCCATCCCACTCTGTAACTTTCTTAGAGTATAATACTCTTAGCTTCCTCCTTAACATTCTTCTATAGTAGTTGTAATGCTTAATAGAATCACGTGTAAGTTGTCCGCAGTAGAACCAGTATCTGTACTTAGTACTACTAATAAGAGTATCACATCCTCTAAGATTGTAATAATATAGCATTCTCCATCCGTATTCAACTGCTCGTTTAACATCTTCTGGAGGTACAGTAGGGAATTGGGCTATTAGGTCTGGTAAATAATCATTGACACTTTTAAGCATTAATAATATTGTTTACCTTGATTTGTGTGTTCTAATATCCTATCTCTATGCTCAGGGTCAAGATATATTAACTTCTCCCTCATAACTCCCTTAGATTGGAAGTGGAATACCATTTGATATGCACAGAAGTTGGATGCTAGAAAGTCTACCTTAGCCCACTTACCATTTCTTCTTGCTTTAGAGAACTCTTCCCTCTCAAATCTCTTCATCTTTAACTCAGCTCTTCTTGACCGAGTTGGGAGAGTAAATGTAGCATTATTCTCAATTATATCTTCCAAAACCATATTCAAGGCACTCTTAAATATCTTTTTAGCAATAACTTCCTTGTGCCTATTACCTATTAATTCCTCACATGCCTTTGATGTCATCTTCATCTTCTTAGTGGGAAAGGAGATGAATAATTCATCTATATTCATGGCATATCCTGTAGCGTAGTTCATTTATTTTACAAATTTCCAAGTCTTATTAAATATCTTCCTATTCCAGCTTGTTTTAGCATCTAAGATTTCATTCATATCGTTCTGATTGATATACATTGGAACTCTGGCAGCATCACATAATTTATACCATCTTTGCTCAAGAAGTTGTGCCTCTTGTAACATATTCTGGCTATGTGTAACCCATCCTTCTTTAAACCTTTTAGTGTATGCACAATAACAAGCTATAGCGTCTTTCTCCTTTTCATTTATAAAGGGCAATCCATCATCATCCAATAGTATCCCCTTATATAGTATATTAACTGAGCCATAATCCTTATCAAAGTAAAGGGTATCATTGACTCTCTCATACTTGGCTAATTTACCACTAATGTAAAATGGATTGTTGTAAACCTTACGACCTTCAATATAGTTCTCAATAAACTGAGATTGGTAATCCCCATTAACTGTATCGTTAGTAGTGTATCTCCAATCCTCAAAGTCATATGTTACAGCTTCTACAAAGTCGCAATTACAAGGAAGCGTAACAGTAAGAGTTTCGCAATCTATCTTACATCTATATCTATATAATTTAGTCTGCCTATTACCTATTTTATTCCAGGCAATCAGACCTATTTCCTCGAACTCTTCTGGAGCTAATTCTATACCATATAATAGGTTAGCTTGAGCATATGCTGATTGAAAGTTTTCCATTATTTAGGAGTTTGGTCATTAGGTAATATTGGAGCAGCTAACTGTCTATAATAACGTAGCTTCTTCTCTGTTAATCTCTTCTTTATTTCTGCATCAATGAAAGTCATATTATTAATGTCTAATGCTGAACAGCATCCATACGTCTGTAACTGTCTTGGGTCTTTAAATATGCCAACTACAGATACTTGCTTAATAACTGGCAGATTGAATATCCAGCAATCATACATATTATTAGCATTTGGAGTTACATCCACATATACATAAGGTCTGTTCTTAGCTCTCTTCCTATATTTATGGTACTGCATCACAGTAGGGCTTACATACCATATAAATGGTTGACCTTTATCCACAGAACCAATGTATTCAATTCCTCCGTCAAATTCAGTTATTAACTGTGGTATTTCAAAATGGAATGTAGGAGTACCGTCTGCTTTATTACCGCACGTACAGTTCTCTATATCCTTACAATCAACATTTATACAGTTTATAGACATTAATAAATCCCTTTTAGGAATAAGTCCCTTCATGGAATATTCCTTAATGATTTGGAGTCTTTCATCTACAATATCATCTTCTAGTTGTTCTATTGATAATGTATTGGAAGTAGTATATCCTCTAAGTCCAGATACTATATCATTATAGATTGCAGATGCTAATTTAAAATAATATCCCATAAGTACAAAATAAAAAAGGCGAAGGCTTAATTTGCCCTCGCCTTCGTATTAGTAGTCTATATTAAGCTACTGGACCGTTCTCTTCAGCTGGTTTCTTGATTTCTGTAATAGTACCAAGAACCTTTAGAGCTGTTTCAAACTCAGTTGCTAATGAATCTAGTACATAGAATACGTGAGTAGTCTTTGATGTTACTTGCTGACCTACAGCTGCACCACCGAATAGACCTCTATCAACCTTGTACTCAATAATGTACTGGTTGTACTTAGCTCCTGGAACAGGAAGCTCTTCCTGATTAACAGCTTCGAACCTTCTAGCTTCAATAGTAGGTAATCTAAGGTCTTTAAGGATATGAGTATAAGTACCGAATCCTTCTACGCTCTTAGTGATTGTGCCTTCAATAACATCCTCAAATACTTCATTAGTAAGTGGGTTGTTAGCTGCTGTGTTAAGTTTTTGAATCTTAGCTTCAGTGAATAGTTGATATTCATCAACTCCATGAATTGTTAGCTTAGCATCAGAGGTCTCAACCTTGATGTATTTATCGCCATAGAAAGCCTGAATCTTATCAATAACTCTCTTGATTTCCTTTGCTACGTCAGCAGCTGCTGTGCTTGCAGAAGTGATTCTAAATTCATAAACGAAAGGCTTACCTTTGAATACGAAGTCATTAGCATAGTAGGAGTTTTGGCTTCCAGATAATCTCATGTATAACTTCAACCTATAGATGCCTACACCTGGGTTAGTAATAGTGAACTCTGCTTTACCAATAACTGGGTCAGAAGCAGCTCTCTTGTACATTGCACTTACGTTGCTCTTTAGGTATTTGTTAACACGTCTGACTTCAACGTAGTCAGAACCTTTAACAATCTTATCTAAACCAGTGGTTACATCTTTCAGTGAGTTTAATACAATAGTGTTAGTGTACTGAAACATAAATTAATTATTTTTTAGATTGTGACTGTTGCTGAGCTGGATTTGCAATAGTCTGATTAACTGCTAAATTAGTTTGAAGCCTTGGGTCACCTGCGTTCTCCAATAATAGCTTTGCCAGCTCATTTATAATCTCTTGACACACATAATCTGGAAACTCCATGACTTGTGATGTATCTTCAACCATTTCAATCTGGTCTTGTGTTAGTCTAATTTTTTGAGGAGTCTTTATATAATCAACAAATATATCAGTTAATTGAAATACAGAAGAGTCCTTGCCATACCTAATTTCAAGTCTAACTTGAGATGGATTTCCATACCTATTAACTCCTGGCTGTTCTACTAAATCTACTGATTTACCTCCAATAGTAATTTTAGTTGGAAGTGAACCATCTGTACCAGTAGTTTGCTGAATAGTTGTGTTCGGTGATATACTTCCCTCACCAGCAGTAAGTCTAACTGGATTGGTAGGCATCGTTGTAGCACTATTTACGTTGTGTATGAAGTAATAAGGATTTCTATAAGAGGGTTGCATATAGAAGTTCCTTATTATCTGTGACCACAAATCAGAGGTTAATCTCTTAGCACCTATTTGTACATAAGTACCAGCATCATAACACTCATAAGTCTTTACCACCTTGAAATTGCATACACAATTCAAAATATGTAAATAATCTAGTGGTAGATTTACTTCATAAACAGCACCATACAATGAGTTAGTTTGAGAGCTAACAGCAGCGTATGTGTTTGTAGCCAGAGTAGGCTGGAGGATGGCAGTAGATTTTAAAACTCTAATGTCATCTGTTGATTGTTGATTTACATCATAAATGTTGTACTTCTTATTAATGTATTGGTATATCGCCTTATTTAATAAGTAGTTAAAGTCCTCAAGTAAAATACTTGGAGCAGCAGTCTTGTTCATTTCAACTAATGCTCCTCTGTATACTTGTTTCGCTGTCATTTAGGTAATGTTATTTCTTAGATGCACTTTCTTCTAAGTACATATCGGGATAAGTATCTCTCTTAATAAGTTCAAGTACCTTACTGTTAGTAGGGTTCTTCATCCATGTGATAACTGCATCATCAGTTGCACCTAATACAATACTATCACCATATAGATAAACCTTGTTCTTAACATATATGACGTTTTTGTCTTTAGCGTCAATGAACATTAATCTCAGATTAATATCTCCACCAGTATATAGGTCAATAATCTTCTCTGGAGATTTATGTGATATTTCAAGCAAGTAGTCTGTAATATCTGCGTCTGGTGCATTACGCATATTCTTACCAAGTAATCTAGCTTTAAGTGCTCTACCTTCTGCACCTTTAGGGTCTCCATATATGTAAGAGTCAGCATCGTGGATAAGTTTCTTCTTAGAGATTCTCTTAGCAGTATCATATCCAGGTCTTTCTACATATAGTTCAGCTGTACCATAACGAGCACGAGCTTTACCCTCAGCTATTTCACCATCAATTAGTAAATTTCCTTTAGAGTCCCTTGCATCTCTTGATAATGCAATGAGGGGACAATGTTGTATTGAGTGCCACTCAGCAGCCTGCCATTCATCATTTAGGTTAAATGTAGTACCATCTTCAATGATGAACACTTTATTCTCAGGAATAAGTGGTTTACCTTCATTCCTGTCTTTATCGGAGATAATCATATCCCCTTTACTATCAACTGGTCTTACGCAATCAGGGAATCTACCAGTTCTTGGGTCTCTTACAGGATTCATGAAGTACTTCTGCCCAACTTTACCGAACACACTTCTTAAAATAATTATATCGTCTAAAACATCAGCCATATTAATTCGTATTTTTATTGTATATCATACATCATCTATTATAATGAGTATGAGAGGGACTATATTAGCCCCTCCCAACACATCTTGATTATATTTTTTATTTATTAGGCTTCTTTCATAATGAAGCTTCTGTATGGAGAGAATACTCCAACACCAGAATAACCCCAGTTGATAACCTTAGATGCAGCTGTAGTACTTGAAACAATACCAGAGCTTAGACCATCTAAACCACCCACACCTGGGTATTTGTTAGTAATGAAGTCACCACCCTTTAATGTGAACATTTGGATAGCTGGTTCACCACTAGTCTTATCAGCAGTAAGGTCAAGCATTAGACCAAAGCCTTTCTCAGAACCCCATTCACGAGAGAATGTTCTATCAACCTTGAATGAAATAGTGTTACCACCAATTTCATAGCTATTGAATGTAGCACCAACGTCTACATATCCGTTAGCCTTCTTAGACCATAGATAAGTTCCACAAGTTTTGAATCTAGCAAGCCATTCTGATAGGCAGCTCTGAATGTCATTCCACATCTTCTCGTTGCAGATGAATACATACTTATTACCTGTTGGGTTCTCACTCTTCTCATTCATCATAGCCATAGCAGTAGTGAATGCTTCTGGAGTAAGTTTGTTGTATACATACTTAGATGCAAACCTCTCGATTTGTGGGATGATACCGTCACCAATATAGATTGGACGACCAGTGTCAGGGTCAGAGATTGTTGGTTTACCATTCTTATCTACGTTAGTCTTATTGAATAATAGACCTTGATTACGAACTTCCAAGAAGTTTCTTAATAGATTCTTCTCAAGAGTATCCATCTTATACATTGTCTCTTTTACAGCACCATTGCCTTCACCCTTACCAATGCTGATAAATGTTTGCTCAAGTGGCTTGAATAGAGAAGTATAGCTGTCATCAACACGGTGTGTTGTGATGTAACCTCTGTGTCTCTCAATGTTAGATTGATACTTAACATAACCCTCTTCGTGTGCCTCAGGCATAGCGTTAGATTGGAAACGAGTAGTGTCACCAATTTGGCATCCGTCTAAGTCTAGGATTGAGGAATAGTCGTTATCAATTAGTCTTACCTCAACTGTCCAATAGTTATCTGCAACTCTTGTAGGTCTAGAGATAACTTGGCATTGCTGCATAGTCTTGTCAATCTTAAAAATGTCATACTTCTGGTAATAGTTCTCTTTGAAAGCCATTACGATGGTTGTACCACCTTCACCATTAGTTGCTGGAACATCTGCGAACTCAACTCTCTTAATGTAGTTAGTCTCAACTTCCCACTCGAAGTACATACTATCAATACTTCTGTATTTGCTATTTGACTTAGAATCCATGTAGAAGATGTTTCTTAGAGATTCTGTCAAGTAAGAAGCAGTTAGGTTAGGGTAAAGTCTTGAAACTATACCAAGTCTAGTTGGTTTTGTGCCTAAGAACTTATAGAAATCTTCATAAGTTCTAGTTTCGCTCACTGTAGGGCGATTGGTTACGAAATTTGCTACTATCATACTTTATAATTTAAATTTAATCTAAATCATCAATTGTTAATACTTTTTTAGCAGGGGCAGCCTTACTACCTGCTGGTTTTTTGACCACTGTCTTAGCTGCATTTGGAGCTTTACCTCCCTTAGCATCCTCAAATCCTTTATTGTAATTATACTTAGATGCCTCTGTAATCTTCTGTTTGTAATAGTCAGAGATTTGACTAAATGCCTCTTGACCTTTTAATGCGTACCAAACCATACCCACTAAGGTCTTAGGGTCATTCAACGCTTTAGCGATGTGTCTTACTCCTGCAACATCTGAATCTAAGATAAAGCTAGCAATTTCATTCATATCGTCCTCAGACAAGGTTAGTGAGGACTCACCCAAGTCAATGGTATCATTCTCTTGAATTGCAGCTACAATAGTATCTTCGAACTCTTGAGCAGCTTTCTCTGCTGCTAATCTTTGTTCTTCTTCCTCTTGTTGAGCTAGCAACTCTTCCTTCTTCTTATATTCGTTGCGGATACCTTGAACCTTCTTCTGATATAATGCTTCATGCTGTTTAGCCAATTCTAACTCAGCAGCAGCATCCTCATCAGTAAGCTCTGGGATTTTAGCTTTTAAATCTATGAGATACAGTTCATCATCTGGAATGGAATCAACCTCATAGGTAGGAGTATCAGAGTCATTATTAGCTAAATACTCTTGAATAGCTTGTTGAGCAATGTACTTCTTATATTCCTCTGCACTTAGATTATTCTCTCTAAGCTCATTAATAAGGCTCACCTCATCTTCTGCTAAACCATAATCGTCGTTTGACTCATCATAGTTTAGTATTTGAAGTTGTTCCTCTCTTGAAAGTTCATTAAAACTCTTCTCCTCAATCTCTCCTGTCTCGCTCTCAAATTTGATAGCATCAGGATTGATTCCTTTATCTTTTAGTAGGGCAACGATAATATCATCCTCTACTGGCTCATTGGATGGCTCTTCCTCATGAATCTCCTCCTCTTGTGGTACAGAACCATCAAGCCAAGGCTTCTCATAGGTGTCCTCATCAAACTCAGCTTCAGGAGTTATGTCTTCGTCTAATCCTACATCGTCAATGTCTAAATCCTCTAATTTCATTTCCATATTATTCCCTTTTAAAGTTATTTGCAAAATTAAGGAATTTTTAGGGTGTCCCAAAATGAAATATTGAAATTCATTAATATTTGGGAACACCCTTAATTATTATCCTTGTATTGCCTTGATATAATCCAATATACCTTCTACGTGTAGGCGAGCTATAGTTGCCTTACCCTCATCTGACAGTAGGTACTCTACGTCTGCTTTATTATCTTGAAACAGATTCTCAGTTAAAACTGCTGGGCACTTAGTCTCCCTGCATATAGCTAAATTCTGCTTCCAATATACTTGTGTTTGTGAATATTTCCTTAGTGTTAAACCCTCTTTACGTGCTGCCTCAAATAAGCACTCTGCTAGCTTCTTACTCTTACTCGAACTATTGTTGGATATAAATACACTCCAACCTTTAGCGTTCATCCAATCTGCCCCGCTACCAGCAGCATTACAGTGAATTGACACCAATACAGTATTAGCTTTTCCATGTTTATCACAGTATTGGTTTACTATTCGGCATCTCTGCATCAGCGGTACATCTGTATCATCTGTAACCACTAATTCAACATCAAAGCCTTTGTCTATTAATTGTTTCTTTACTTCATTAGCAATCTCCCTACAATACTTATACTCTCTAAGCCTTCCGTCTGGGCTTCTTTTACCTGGAGTAGACTCTCCATGACCTGCGTCTAATAGAATTATCATAGTTTACTAAATTTTAGGCAAGTACCAAGTGTACTTAAGTTAACCTTACCTTCTTCATCTAGTTTATTTATAGCATCCTTTATAACCTTTATATGTTCAAAGGTAAACTCAAACTTCTTAACTACTTCCTTAGATGGGTCCCATGATATTTTACCATCTTCTTCTCTATAGCCTATTAACCTTTTCTCTTCTTCACTAAACTTAACTAGTTTCACTATATCTAAAACTTCAACAAGTTCTTGTAACTTACCAGTTGTAGGCAATATGCTTACAAGTGTTAGTCTGTCTGAAACATTTAACTGTATTTCCATATACTAATAATTACGCCATCCTACTATCAATCCATTTACTATTCTTATCTTGTACTTTCCACGTTTACTTGCCCTATCAATTTCAGTTAGTTCACCAGTCCACCCACCGTAGTAACTACCTAGCTTAGGCATACCACCATTACCATCATTATCTATGGCATGACCTTGGGCATCATTACTAATCATTCCCCCATCTGAGAACATACACTTTGTAGTTATACCTCTTTCGGCGTGAATTGAGGCAGTGCAATATAGTGCCCCGTCGAAGAAGCCAGCTACCATGTAGGTGCTGTTTGGAGTTGTAGTAGGTGGATAAATTGAATCTGTGACTGCTGCCCACAACGCAGCATTCATATGCCCAGTAACCTTTATTCCATATCTGTTATCACTATTAATAAATGAGTTAGCATAGTTAAATATTTCGAAGAAAGCGGTGTTTGAATCAAATAGACTCTTGTTTCCAATTCCCAGCTTAAATCCAGCTCTAGCGTACAACTCACCATTCCGACTCTTCTCCTCTACCTGATAAAGAACGGTTTTAGCTTCATCAAACACGCTATAAGCCACTAGTTCGATATGTATTTGACCTATTCTTCCAGAGTCTGCCTCAATCCTACCTTGAACATAAGCATTTTGCATGTAAGCATTATTTAAATATGCATCCCATCCATAAATATTACCATTAGAGTCAATCTTGGCATTCATTTGGTGAGTTCCTGGAATCATAACTCTCTCTCCATTTTGCCATTCAGACCTCTCTCCCCATATTTCCAATCCATATGCTTTTACCCATCCGTTTACATCAAGGTAAATATTATCAACCTTACCTGTGTCCTTATCAAACAATCCACTTAATTTCATAGCTGGATTACCTGCAATGCTAAACACAAACTGGTCTGCATTCATATAGATTTCAGTCTTATTTCTATATGTAGGATTACCATTCTCATCCAAGATAGGTTCTCCTTCTAGATTTAGAGCTGGAACTTGGTCAATAGTTCCATCTGCATTTACAACATCTCTAATCTCTAAACCAGCATTCCTGAATTTAAGTAACACACTCTCTTCTGAGAAATCAATAACTGATGTACCATTATTAAGATAGAACTCTCCAGTTAAGAATACATTCTCACCATATAGACCATATCCATAAGGCTGTTTAGTTCCAAAGATTTCATTATGTATTCCAGATAAATTACCAAGTCTTACCTTAGTAATCTTAGTGTATGTACACTTATATTCCTTATTTCTAAATACTAGAGCAGAATCCATTGTAGGAACCTCAGTTAAGAAGTAACCATACTCTGCTGGATTGTTAAGAATATCCTGTGTGATTTGGGTATTCTCTCCATCATTTATAAGTACTACATTCTTACCCTTAGTTTGTAGGAAGATTAGTGGATGCTTTTTATCAATAGTGCCTCCGAAATTATCGGGATTTACACTTCCTGGGTTAGTGGTTTGGTAATAGAAGTCACTAGCGTCTTCCCTTACATATATATCTCCCTTCTTCTTGATATTAGCTTTCTTAGTAGCCCAAGTAGGAGTAACATACAGTACAGAGTAGTCAGGTCTGTTAAGTCCAGCTAATACATCTATGTAAGGACCACAATCGTCAGTAGAGGTAATATAAACTGCATTTTGCCTTTCAATATTATAAATATTACCCATCTGAACCATATCATCATCCTTAGCTATATCATCAAGCCTCTCATCCTTTGTAACAGTACTACCATCGGCGGTACCATTATCAGTAGTTCTTGCAGGTTCATACTCATTAGTATTTGAATTATACAATGTTTCAGTCTTATTATACTGAGTATCATTATAGCTTTGCTCAAATTTAATAAGATTACCTTCATCGTCATAAGATACTTCTGTATAAATATCAAATACCGATAAAGCCTTCTGCATTATATAAGTATAAGAGTCTACTTGGGAAGTAACAATAGCATCGTAGTATTTAATGTTTCCATTATTATACTTCTGACACCTAACTATATCTCCAGGTTTAAAATAAGGATAGTCCTCATTCTTGCACTCTACTACCCATATATTAGATACTGAGGGCAATTTAGAGCCTGACCCTTCAAGTCCAAAGTACTTATAATAGGGATAGACACAGTATAAATTAGAACCATCAGTGGATGTCTTGCCATCCTTTTTATAGTTTACTTCTCTACTCTTAGGAACTATAAAAAACTGTGTCCTCTTATTAAAGGTATCTATATTTGCCCATTTCTTTGGGACTGTTCCTGCAAGAGGTCCATCCCCTTCTGAATCCCATTCAATCACTTCCCTTGACTTAGTGATAAATACCACTTTAATATTACTCTTGTAGGTATTGAACACCTTCTCAGTTATTGTTCCAGGATTTGGATTACTAGCATTGTATTCATCCCATGATTTATCCAATACACTTAAATCATATAAGCTACTTGGTCCTTTAAATAATGGGCTATTAATTACTACTGTAATGTCTTTAATATAGATTATAAAGTTGTAATCTACAAAGGATTTAGGAGTATAGCTACCACTAGCATTAGCTAATTGTGTAGTAAAAGTCTCAGTTACAGTATAATTACTCTTTAGGTCATTAAATAAGAAATAATTATTAGAGGGTATTAGCTTTTCGAGATTACTCTTAGCATCCTCAGTTCCCCATGTACCAATCCCAGCTAAGTCACTCTGAGTTATAATCTTGGGCTGATATGCAGCTGTACACTTACTTGAGTTACTAACCCACAGACTTCCATTAGTTGCACTAATCTTATTAATGACCATTTCATACACTCTCATAGCCTTACGAACTACAAGATAATCCACAGTTAGTGTATTAGTATCAGCATCTAATCTCCATCCATAACCACCAAATCCTGATGCAAATTCTGGAGAAGTAAGACTTCCACTTGTTACTAAGTCACCATACATACGAACATTCTGGTTAAATGTCCAGTTATTCTCCGATACACCCTTACCCTTAAATGTCCAATTACCTGTGATATATTCATCTACTCTTTTCTTAGCCAAATCATCAGCAGCATAGCCACCTATAAATTCGACATTTAAATTATTAACTAACTTAGAAGAAGCTACTATTAAAGGAGGTCCAACAGTGTTAATCTCTAATTGACCTGTCATTGTGTCTCCCTTACGCCTTACATACCCATCACCAGCACCTTCTGCTGCTTCGATTAAAGCTACATATCTCTCATCATAAGAAATATATAGTGTAGTAGTAAGTGTATTATAAACGAAGAATCCATCGCCAGGATACTCCATTTGCTCCATCTCAAGTAAGCTCCCAACTATAATAGTTTGGCTTTTAATCTCTGATTCAGTAGCCTTATCAAGTAATGCTAATACATCACTAAGAACCCTTGAACTGTTGCCAGTCTTAATGTAGACCTTTCCAAGAGTTTCAAGTACTAAATCAGTGTACTTATTACCAACTATCACTTTATCACTCCCTAAGAATGACTCTGTTCTAATGTTGTCCATTGTTCGCTTTCAACGTTTTAAATATTCTCTCGAACTCATCAATGTCAGCCTCTCCAAACTTAATAGGTTTCCCAAATAGTTTAACGACATAACCATCCTTAGCACGAGTCTTCATAACGTCACGTAGCGCATTTCCAAATAAATCTATATTTAAATTACCACCCTTATCAAGGAATGGTTCCAAATACATTCCATACTTGTCCTCCATATTATTAACTACGTAAGTTATGAGAGCATCAGTGCCTATTGTGTTTATACCGAATAAGCTACCTACCAAGTTTTTAGTGAATGTGTTTGCTGCTTGAAATATCAATTCTTTATCACTCATTATTTAGCTGTTTTATTCATCATGAGTTCGTCAAATCTCTTCTTCATCTCTGGGTCACTTTCCATTAATTCTAATAATGTATTAACCTTCTCTTCTTTAGCTTTTATCTGTGATTGTATAAACTCCTTACTCTTTCTAATAGTAGCTAATAAGTTCTCAGCTGCTACTTTACCGTCAGGTGAGTTTACATATTCTGCACTAAACTTAGTACCTAAGAATGCCATAAATCCAGCTTCATAGGTCTGTTTAGCCATTTGATATTCTTGTGTTTTAGCCAATACGTTCTGCTCATCAACAGACAACGACCCAACCTCCCTGTTTATTTCATCAAGGATTGGTTGAGTCTTCTGTTGTGCTTGTTGAGCTTGTTGCATAGCACAACAGTTGTTGTTACCTCCGAAGAGTCCACCAAGTATACCGTTGTTACCACCGCAACCACAGCCGTTGTTACCTGTAAAAGCTCCAAGTGCTGTTCCAATAATACCTAGAGTAAGGGCTGCATTGGTTTTACCTTTCTTACCAAATTTGTCCTCTGCCTCTTGCATTGTTAAAAATTCTGCCATAAAATGTTGTGCTTGTGTGTGTGTGTTTGTGTGTGTTTTTATTCCCAATCTGTTAAGCGCGCTTCTTTAATTTTCATAGTGCAAAGTTAATGATTCTTAAAGGTCATACCAAAGAAATATTGTTAATCAATGTTAACTACAAAATAATTGTATTAAAATATTTAAAAATCATTTCTATGATATAACTAGCTCCTATAATTGGTTATAGCCATTCAGCAGGGACTAATCTAGCCTCTAATTGGTCAGCATTGGTAATGTTACTCTTCTTAACTCCAGTTAAGTATCCAGATACAATATTTAGTACAGGATAAGTAGCAGAATTAAACGGAGGTACAGCACCTTGCAACTTAGTACAATAATAGAACATACTACTGATGTCATTGATATTGTAACAAGTCTTCAGTAAATCTTCAGTAATTAAAAGTAGACCATAATCGCTGTCTTCCTCTTTATTAGCAGTTGACACTGAGAATAAGCTAGAAGCATTAGAAATCCTAGTATTGTTCTTAAATATGTTAACGAAGTCAATCTGAGGATATATCTCCTGAGTTCCCCCAGCATTGTATGCCCTCTTATCAAACTTACAGTTAGCCCATAATTCAGTAACAACCTTTAGATTAGGATTATTAGCAAATAGGTCACTGTTTACATCAACTCCAACCTCAATGATTGTTTGAGCAAACATTCCAGTAACATCTTCTAATCTAGTGTTATATTTAAATAAATCAGGTGGATATTTAATACCCCTAGTAAATGTATCACCTTGTAGGTTAACGAAGGCACAGAACCTTGTAGTCCTAAATACTCCAAGCATCTTAGGAGTATCAACAAGTGATTCAAACAATTTACATGGTATTCTACCTATCATACCATCCCATTTACCCGTTTGTTCAATAGTCCAATCTCCAGAATCTGGTAAGAACTTCCTAACTTGCTCTGGATAGTTAAAGTCAACCATTGAATCTTCAAGTGTACAATCAGCATGGCAGTATCTATAGAAGTCAGTAGGAATCATATAGTTTTGATAACCTATCTCAGCACGACCATTACCAGCTTGACCGATTGCTGTCTTTTGCTGAGTATCATATTTGAAGTACTTCTCAGTAAGTCTAGATTTAACATCAGCTAAACCACTCTCTGAACTAGAAGCCCCTTCCCAACCATAACCATCCAAATACCAAACATCAAATGCCTGTTCTCCTGGATTATAGTCTGGACTACTAGAGTCTTCATTTCTATCATAATTATATGACTTCTTCATGTTACTTACATCTAACTTATAAGTAACTCTATTTCCAGCATTCTTAACAATGTGGTCTTCCCATGTTGTCCATGTACTATTAAGGATTAACTCAGAACCTATATCCATAGTTCTAGTCTCATCATATCCAAGACACCAACAACCTTTAAATACACCAGCCATGTTAGTAATACTACGTCTGATTGATTTAGAACCATCACTATTATCTTCACTCATAAAGAATAGACGATACGGAATATATCCAAATACTCCACTATTCTCAAAGGCGAATGATACATCTTGTAGAGGACAGTTCTTGAATCCTTCTCCTACTAACTTTATCTTTAGATTGTAGCATCCACTAAACAACCTCTTGATGTTAGTTAGACTTACACAGTCATCAAACATTCCTGCTGGAGGGAATTGATAAACCTTACCATCATTATCTAAATCAATGCCACTAAAGAATCCTTCAATACTATTAAGTATTCTGCAGTTCTTGAATAGAGTTGTAGGAATACTTTGAGCACCAGTTTCATCAGAGCATTTCAATCCATTAAATATACCAATAGCTTGTCTTAGTGTTCCACTAATGCCTTGGAACATATTAGCCATCTCTGACATATTTACTAAGGCTTCTCCACCACTATATTGGAATGGGTATTGTATAGAACTAAATGTTGGTATATACCATGTGGTACCTCCGTCAGTAATAGTCTGACTTATTCCACCAAATACATTAGGTCCAACCTTTCCTACTAATTTAACTCCTGCATATACGGAATCATTTAGAATTAGAGATTGTGCTACCTTATTAATTGTGTGGAATAGATATGTATTACCATTACTATCAGAATCTATAGTCATTCTAATCCAACTACATCCAGTAAATACTCCCTTTGGATAAGGGCTTACTAGATTTCTTAGATTTGTAAAGAATGTCTTAGAGCTTAATAAACCATCAGTAGGAACAGCTGCCCTTGTGTTTGCACAGCTCTTTAATTGCTGACAGTTTCTAAACATATAGTCAATCTTAACCAGAGGGCTATATTTACCGCCAACTGGGGCAAATACATTGTTATCTACCCATTCCAGACTTGTACTATCAAAGGCTGCTTCTGCATCAGTAAGTTTAGGCAAGAAGTCTAATACCCCCCATGTAGAATCCTTAGATGCACTGTAATCTGAAGTTCTAGAGAAGAATGGTCCAGTCAGACTAGTTCCACTAAATGCTTCTTTGATACTATTTACATTAGGACATACCCTGAATAAATCATACCAAATATCGCCAGTAATGTTTGAACAACCTTTAAACATACCTTCTAGTGAAACAACATTCTCAGTTAACCTCACCATTAGATATTTAAAGTCATTATAGGACATTCTCGCACATCCTTCAAATAAGAAGTACGCATCTGTTAGTTCATTGTCAAATGACACATTAGTAACATCTGCCCCCTCCAAGAATACATCTGTACCGTACTGAGTATAGATATTATCTGGATTTAGATAGAATTGACTACATCCTCTAAAGATTTCTCCGCCTTTAAGTGCAATATGTCCCTTTACTCTTTGTAATGACACACAGTCTCTAAATGCACCTCTTGGTATTTCTATCGGGTTAGTCTTATCGTTCTTACATCTAACTTCAACTAATTGCTTACAGCTAATAGCTTCAATGCTCTCTAAGTCAGGGAATGCAGTTAGGTCTAAATACTCTGGTGTTTGGTCATTATATTTCAATGTAGATAAAGACGTATTAGAAATAACTAGCCTTCTTAAACTAGAGAAGTTAGGTTGACCATTAACATATAAAGAAGCAAGTGTAATATCAGAAGTCTTAGTATAACTTAAATCTAATGTCTCTAGATTCCAAGCACCTGTTAATTCAAGCTTTAATGATGGGTTGTTCTGTCCAGGGATACTAAATTCCTTCATGCCTGGGCAGTTATCAATAGTTACTTGTATTAATGGACTTACAGAGTTATTAACTGAAGAATAAGGAATCTGAATAGTCTCCATACTCTCACAGTTTCTAATAACCACAGTCTTTACATTCGGTGGAATGTTTAGAGTCCTTAAAGAACCGCAGTTATTTATTTCTATAGTTGTTAGCTTCAAGCAATCATCAATCAATAATGATTCTAGGAATGACTGATTCTCTAACTTAAGGTTAGTAATATCAGTTCCAGACATATTTAGAACCTTCAACACAGCTGATGTTGGGAATGTAATCTTAGTGATTGAAGAGTAAGAAACATCTAGTTCTTGAATCTTACGACAACCACTTAAATCCAATGTATACGCAGAAGCAGTAGAACCAATTAACTTAACCTTACTTAGATTTAGCTTCTTAATATTCTTCAAACCAATATCATTAGCTTCATTATATACGCCACCTTGGAAGAAGTATGCAGCATTGACATTGCTAAGTCCACTTAAGTCCAACTCTTGCAACATAGGTAGGTTAATATTATCCAAACCTGTCCAAGGATAACTCTTAAACTTAGTAAAGTCTGTTATATACTTGTTAGCATACATATATACTACAGTCTCACCAGTAGGCATAGGTAGTATTACTGATGTTGGTGTATCAGTAATCCAGAATGCACCAGTAGTTTTATCATGTGAGTAATGATAAAGTATTTGACTGCTTGCTGTAATATCAGTACTAAATCTTACCTCAGTAGCTGAACCAGTAGCTTTATTAGAAGCCCATAGACCAGTAATAGGAGATTCAATAGTAGTTGGTAATAGGTTAGTATTATCCTTATACCCATACACACCATCTAAGAACATTATTCTTTTTCTAAACCAATCCTTAACGTGCATTACACGATTACCATGTAAGAACTTTAATTGGCTAAAGTCAGTACTATCCTCATACTTACCTGTGTTTGGGTCATATGTTTTAGATATAGCAAGATATTTAATCTTGTAATCATAATTAAACATAATAGAACCTGTCTTCTCAGTATATGATTGATAATAATCCTTAATGAACTTATCGGGGTCTGGGAATAGGTTAGTTCTTAGATTCACATATAATGATTCTAAGCTAGTTCTGTTCTCAGTACTACCACTATCTATACCAGCTAGATTCTCTAATACTTCCCAAATTCTGTTCCACCAGGATGCGAAGTATTGTTTATAATTATCAGTAGATACATAGTTCTTCTCTTGTGTATACTGAGTAATACCAGTATCTTGAGAAACAATATTATACCACCTATGTAAGTGTGCCCAATACTCTACAATATCTTGTCCAGCATTGTTTAGACCAAATGCCGTATCCATATCATAGAAGCAACAATACCATACATCAGTACCCCAACTACGGATAGTTAAGTTCTTACACATAGAGTCCACACAACCAAATAGTAATGCAATCATAAAATAAGCACAAGCATTATCCCAGTTTAAATGCTGGTCACAAGCACTAAAGTTATAATAAGCATTCTTATCCAAATCATAGAACTCTCCAGGAATAGGTTTAGTTGGAGTTTGCCCAGCATCATCCATTGTATATTTCTGGATACGAGTAAGAGCCATATTAGCCATCTGGGTGTAGAACTTCTGCACCTGATTATAACCGATTGATTCATCCCTGGATGTGTACATTACATCACCCATGAATTGTACAATCTTCATATCATCCTGTTGGAATGCACCTTGTGCTGAAGAGTTTTGGTTTATTTCGACAGAATATACACCATTACTAACTCCAGTATTCCATCTATCAGCATTCTCTGTGTAATCAGTTACTAATGTTGGTCCATCTTGGTTTACCTTAGTATAGTCAAGAAGTAACTTTAATCCAAGATTGAAGAAAGCATATCTACCTAAGTTGAAGTTATAGATACCACAGAACTTAGGTTGCTTAATAGTTCCATCAGCATCAGGTGCATATCTAATAAATAGAAGAACTGGGAAACCTTCAGAAGTATGTTTAATTTTACCCCTAATAGCAGTAGCTTTATCTGCATCACCTCCCCAAACATCATTACCTAATGACATAGGTGGAGTAGCCCCAAATGGAGTAATAGATTGTCCAGATGAGTTCTTGGCTCTACCATTAACAATCTGACCAATTACTACGTTATTAACATGGGCAGAGTCTACTACGTCAGCCTTTAATGTAAATTCATTCTCAGGTAACCAATCCTCAGTGGGTTGGAATAACATCTTCTTACCTGTCTGGTCCACATCTCCCATGTAGATTTCAAAGTTCTTAGCATTATATGATAGAGAAGATGTACCTTGTAGACCAATAGTAACACCATTATTCTCTGATACACCACTGGGTGTGGTAATAACTACTTTACCTTTACTATCTTGGTAGGTAATCTTTACTGGGAACTTAGTACCCATTACTTCTACTTTATCAGATGCAGAGAATATGGCAGTTGAATAAGGCTCAAATAATGTTGGGCTATTAGATGTCTCCTCAACTAATACAATAGGGTAAGGAGTATTAACTTCCATTTGTTCAACTAGCTTAGCATATAGCAACTCACCAGTTAGGAAGCCACCTTTACCACCATCCAGAGTTTTATCCCAAATCAAGCAATTACCTGCACTATCAAACAAGTTCTTAGTCCTCAACTCGGCATCAAGAGAGGCATCAATTTGTCCTCTAACTAGCCTAGCTTGTTCTGTTGCAGATATGTAATTCTGCACAATAGCATACTCACTCTGTGAAGATGTATAAACCTTAATATCATAAATATTAACATCAGAGAATCGACTTCTAACTCCGTTATCATTTCTACATCCAAAGTAAAAGTCAGTACCAAACATCCAGTCAATATCTGATTGTAGTACTCTACTTACAGCAGATAATACACCGTTAACATAGATTTTAAAGTACCAAGCATTTCCTGATAGTAATGATACATCTAAGTCTACAGTTAGTAACTCATTCTGAGGTAACTTAACCGTTAGTGTATCAGCAGAACCTATCTTACATACAGCTTTCTCTAACGATACTTCATAACCAGTCTTCAATTCACCATCCTCATATTGACCAATGCCACATATTACTTCCTCTGGATAAGAAGAGGCATCAGCCTTGTAAGTACACGAGATATGGAATCCCATAGGTTGGAAGAATGACACACCAGCACCAATATCGACAGCAGGGAACATTTGTTCGGCTACTTCAAGATAACCATATGCTTCACCACTTAACCTTGTTGCAGGTATTTGATTCACACCATCACTATCTTGTAAGAAACCACTAGTCTTACCGTTTACACCTTTTAGTGTAAAGTTTACTCCGTCAGGAAATTTAGATGCAAATGCACCTTCATATATAAACTCTCCACTATTCTTAATAGGATAATTCCAAGTACCTGTTGCAGTATTAGGGAATCCAGTAATCTTACTAAAGTATGCAAGTAGTGTGTGCATATCATTATTAGCATACATCTCTGTACTAACACTCTCTACTATTCTACAAGTAACAGCCTTAGTATACTGTGCAGATGTATCACCAGGGTCATTAACTGCATATCCAAATAAAGTAATCCTTAGATACTCACCTGGATTATTAACAGATAGGTTTACTGTACTATATACGAACCTATTAGTCTCACTCTTGTTAATATTCTTAATTGTACCAGTATCAAGTAGTGATACCTCACCACTCCCATTCATTAGGTGGATTTTATAATCCATATTAAACGTACTGTACTTACTAAGACCATAACTAAAATAGTAGCTAAATCCAAGCTGTGAACCTTGACCGTATTGGGTCAAATCTTCAATAGTTTCTCCAGGGTTTGATGATGGAGTAAACTCTGTAATATCCTCAGTTACAATAACTAGGTTATTACTATCAGCCACAGTAACATCAAACTTTATTTGCTCTGAAGATAGTATCTCACCATTAAGAGTAGTACTAGCTTGTGCAACAAAGTAAAATCTCTGACCAGCTTTAGGATTGAAGTGTTCACTCTCAAATAGTAACTTACGTGCATCATAGCTTAATGCTCTAATAGCTGTAGTAATGTTACCTACCCTAGCTACTTCAATGCCATTAATAGTCATCCAGAACTCAGCAGGACTTTGAAGAATATTGTTAGTTACAGTATAGTTAAGAGGCACTTCTGCAACACCACCCATATACATAGTCTTAGGTGGAATAGATTGAATCTCTAATGAGATAGCTCCAGCTACAATTTTTACATATGTAGGAGTTGCGTAAGTATTATCATTGTCATAGGCAGATAATTCCACATCAGTAGTTCCTGATAATCCTGTAATAGTAATATCAGTTCTAGCCATAGAATACTTCTTCCATGTTCCCAATGTCTTATTAGTAGCTAAATCTTTAGCAATTACAGTAAATGACTTTTTAACACCACCACTCTTAATTAATATATTAAGTGTAACGGTATTAGTAGCAGTATAGACAGTAGTTCCCTCTGCAATATCAATGGTATATTCAGAGCCGTCACCACCACTGCCACCGCTACCTCCGCCCCCAATTGCACCATTAAGGTACACCCAGGCAAGGTTCTGTTCTAACTTAGTCATTCTATTATCTAGCTTTGTAAAGCCATTGTCAATAGAAACTGATTCCCCAGCTTCATTTAAGAAGCCAGGGTTTGTCAGTTCCAATTCTGAAGCATTAGAAGCACCGTCGATTACCCATCTTCCAGTAACTTCATCATAATGTTTTATTTTCATTGTAATGTCTTTTCAATTACTATATTGTTGCTTGGATTAGTAGAACCATTTCCTCCAACCTTCTTCAAGTCAGTATAAGTAATAGGAACATTATACTTATAAGCCCAAACCTTAGTATTATCCTTTAGTTGTAACTTATATGATTTACCTAATATCCTATCTCTTGCAGTAGTAGTCATTGAAGGGTTCTCTACCTCATCACCATTTCCTATATTCCATATAATGTAATTAGGATATTGTTGAGCACTATTAACTTTTACTGTAGCAGTATTAGTAGTGTTGTTCTCAATCTGACTAGCTACTGGGTAGTATTCTAATAACCAAGGAATGTTCTTAGCAGGTAACTCCTTATTAGAAGTAAGTTTATAACCAGTTGCTTGACACATTACATATCTTACATAATTCTGACTTGCATCAGTAGAGATTTGAACACACTGTCTTTCTCTGTCTGGTAGAGAAGTATACCATGTAGGAGTTAATGAAGGGTCATAAACGATAGGTTCCATTGTCCTACTAGGGTTCTCCCTAATATATCTAGAATTGGCATAAGTATGTTTATGTCCGCAAAGACATAGCTTAAATGCATTATCTTGTAACCATTGGCTGAACCAGTAATTACCAACTGTATTTAAGTGGCTACCACCTCTTTTAATATCTAAGTTCTTGTCATAAGTTCCACTCTCGTTCTTCTTTAGGTAACTCATAATCAAGTCTGCTGTGATAATAGTGAATGGTGCTTCATGGCAGAATGCAACTTTCCACTTAATCTTAGCATCAGCTGCGTGTTGTGCTAAATCAGCAGTTGCCCAATCCTTTAAGTCATTATATACGTTCACACCAGTTATATCCCCAAACACGTCTGTCCTCGCTAATTCAGTGATTTCGGAGTTCATAGAGAGGAAATAGGTATTGCCATATACAAAGCTATAGCAACAAGGTATGTACACTCCAGCAGACGAAATGGGTACTGTATAAGGGTGTTCAAATGTAAAGAAGAACTCTACATTTACGGGGTTGGTTTTACTAATATCCTCACCATCACCTAACACATATACATCTACAGGAGTTAGGTCATTGTTTCCAACAGTAAACATCTGTTCAGTGTCTTTATAAATTGCCTCTCCTCCTTTATAATAGTCAATCCATTCATTGAATCTATTACCATTCTGGGTCTGGTCTCCAGTATTCATACAGAAGTGATATGGGTTCTCAGTTTTATCTGCATCAATATACTCAGCACAGATTCTCCACATCTCATATTCCTCTGCATTAAAGCCTTGTTGGTCACTTACTTGCAGGAAGTTGAATCCATCTGTAATACACTTATCCCTATTTCTAAGTGTAAATGACCTTTCCTCAGTCCAAGCTCCTTCTCTACCCACCTTGTAGTAATACTTCTGAGTATCAGCAGGCTCATCGAAGTCTTTAATAAACTTATGAACTGTGAATGGAGTTCCATCTGTAGTTATACTTCTAATCCTATTGTAAATTTTATTAGTCCAATTTTTATGGTTGGCAGGTCTATTAGGATTTTGGCTAATATCTTCTGTATTGAAGTCTTCCTTCTTAAAAGACTCAAACTTATTCTCCTCAGTATAGTCTTCCCCATCTTTTCTAATCCAGATATACTCGTTATAATATCCAACGGATACCCAGTTAAAGCATCTAGTCTTATGGGCATCATGTCCTAACGTGCAAGTAACAATATTAGGAGCACCCTCAACTAGTAGATGTTTATTGAAGAATATATTCTTATTTTGTGAAGAGTTCTTAGGAGTATACTCTTGAATATCAATAGCTGGATTAATATTATCCATATTGATATAAGTCCAGTCCTTAACATTACTTCTAGCACTTAAAGCCTTAGTAGCTTGCTTAACTGGGTCCATATTATAGTAACGCATTAGTAATACATTACTTCCCTTAGTAGCGATAGGAGATGCTTCACATGGCATTGACTTATCATTATAGCTACCTATTCCAACTAAATCTACATACCATTTTATCACTCCATTTGTAGTCCAAGGTGCAGTACTATTCATAACAGTACCTTCGAAGTAGTCAGTAGTTTCCTCACTACTAATATAGAATGCACAATCGTAGCTAAACTTGATACAATTATCATTCTTTGACCAGATACTATGGGATTGTACTCCAGCACCTTCATCCCCAGCAATCTCAAGTCTTGTATTATTAAGAGTTGCATCTTTAGTCCAATACATATCAGGTTCACCAACCTTAATTAGTGTAGTATTGATGTTCTCTACCGAACATTGAGCACCTTTAATCAAGAATGTTCCTTGAGATTTAAGAGTACCAACTAGAGGTAATGTAACCCAATCTCCACTATTTCTTTCTGTATAATGTAAATATAGACCTTTAAGGTTTAAGTCCTTCTTACCTAGATTACATAATTCTACAAAGTTGTGAGATACTGGATTATAATCTTTATCTTCTGATGTTCCTCCACAATATACCATATTAACATATATCTTTGGAGAATCTTTAGAGCCAACTTCCTCTGGAATAATTGGGAAATATGGAGTTGTATAATAAATTCCAGTACCTTGAGTCTGAGCATTACCAGCTAAAGTATTCTTATCTAATCTATAATCATGTATATCTAACTTACCATCCTTAACCTGAATAAGGAATGTATTCTCTTTATTCGTCATGTCAGCGAACTCAATACCAATAATCTTGGTTTTAGCAGAGCTACCACTTCCAATGACTTCGGTTAATATTCCATCCATTGTTTCTGGGTCTGGTCCAGGTCCTGGGTCTTCTCCACCACCTGTACTACCTATTTTAATTAATTTATAAGTCTTAGGGTCTTTAATCCATAATGTCTGAGTATCATAACACCATAACAATTCCTTAGGCAAGAAGTCGTCTTTATTCTTTTGCATTTCAGCATATGTGCCACTTTTAATACATATATGCTTAGCATTAGGTAAATACTCTTCATACTCAGTTGGCTCAGGTGAATCAGCAAGAACTACATCCTTATTAGCTGCTTGTGTAGCATTATCCTCTTCTTCTGAAGTACCGTAGTTAGGCTCTTCATTAGGCATACCATCGTAAGCGTATCTCTGATTGTTTGTGAAATCACCCGAATCTATCTGACAGTTAAATGCAAACTCTAGCTTCTGTACCTTGTCTTGTAATACTGATATAACTTTTAATAAGTCTTGAATAACAGTACTACTTGTCATGTGTTCCTTATTCTCAGAAGTATCTATCCAAATACCTCCCTTATCTTCAGGTGGTGTATCCTGTATGTAAATTTTGGAGAAGGATTCCCAAACAAACCCATTAAAGTAACGTATCTCATTAATATCATTAACGAATACAATTTGTCCTTTAATTCTAAGGTCATCCCTATCAAGTAGTTCCTCTAAAGTGTCGACTACTACAATAGACATTCCTCCTCCGCCATCCCCTCCACCTCCTTGTACTTTCCATACATTCCACACCCCACTATAGAATTGGTACATATGGTTGTCGTCAGGTGAATTTTTAACGTAACATAGCATACCTTCCTTTAGCTTATTAGTACTAAGAAAGGCTTCCATATCACTCATATTGGTAACTTGGATGTAACCACCACGTAAATCATTAACATCTGCTAACGCAAAGTTAGCATTGTTCTTGGGTTTTAATTGACCAATTACCTCAATATATTCATTCATGCTGATAAAAATAAAGGGCTATGTATAACCTACACAGCCCTCGTTTATTATATTACGCTACGAATAAGCTATAAAGTACTTCTAAGAAATCAGCTGCATTCAACTTAGTTCCATTAATTTCAACATCGTTGCCTGCATTTACCTCAATAATCTGAGCAAACTCATCTTCACTCAATGTGGTATCAATTTGTACTTCCTCTTTTCCTCTCTTATCAACGTAAGCATTATACTCCTCATTGATTTGCTTATTCCAAGCCTCAACTTGAGCTTTATCTTCTTCTGTCTTGTCTTCTTTCATTATCAGTTCTTGATAACCCTTTGGAGTTAGTTCCTTAACAGCTTCTTGTAAGTCCTCTTCAAGTTGCTTTCTTACCTTACCTAACTCAATCCTCATGCTCATTAACTTTACCTTTAAGTCTTTGCTGAGTTCTTTGTCTCCGTCTCTAAGCAACACCTTAGTGATAAAGTTGTGCTTAACCATCATTTCATTTACTGTCATAAAATTAAACTGTTAATTGTTGTTTTAAAGCTGTTACCGTTGCATCTAATAGTTTCATACCTTTGTCCTCTAAAGATGAAGGATAGCTATTAACACTCTTGTTAATCAGTCCGTCTCCCTCTTCAGCATAACTAAATCCTCCAGTGAAAACATCTTCTAATGTGAAGAATGACCCTGAGAAGGTAGTAATTACATTATCTCCTGTAATCTGTGCATCACCCTCTAACTTTAGGTTAGAATCTTGGTTCTTTACAGTATACATTACTCTCTTGTTAAGTAATTCCATAATTAAATTTATTTAAAATTAGTTTTATTCTAAAATCTCCTTTTAAGTTTTCGAGTGCTAAGTTAATCATATTTTGGTAATATTCAAAATAAATTATCTTAAATATTCATAACTTACCACGATTGAGGTGCATATATCATTTTGAATACGAAGATGGTCTTTGGTCTCCAATCCTTTGCTGAACCGCTACCTGAATAACCAGTTCTCCAGTTACCTCCTCGTCCAGCAGTATTTGTACCATTTGTAGACCAGTTCTGATTACCATCTGGACCAAATACATCACGGTCGTTGGCATTATCTGACCTATAGTGTCCAAACCAGTGAGCGTGTTTAGGCATTTCAAGACCACTAATAGTTTTACTGTTAGCACCAGCAGTTGAACCAATTCTGTTACTTTCTATCTCACCACCGCCAGCTGTATACATACCATTACTATATGCTGATATACCATTGTAAGCAAGGATGAAGTCAGATAGATTTACAGTATACGTTTTACTACTAGCGTATGTAGGTCGATATGTTACACTGGATTTACCTCTACCACTTGAATCAAATAACTGATTCTTAAATGTAGTATAATCTGTACTCGTGCAAGTGTAGCTTCCTACTTTATATACATAGAAATCTACCATCTCACCAGGAACTCTTGATTTGTGAAGAAGAGTTTTATCCACTGGGTCTAAATTCCAATCTCCCCAGAACGTTCCTTTTCTAGTCCAAGATGTTCTAGCTGCATCAGAACCCATCAGATATGCTCCAAGAGACTGTCTATTCATGCCAAAGGCTACAGCACCTCCTAAGTCATTTCCTGAATAACAGTCACTTATAATCCAATCCTTGTATTGACTATTAGTTCCAATTGTGGTATTCATCATTCTGAATCCTACCCAGTTAACACCAAAGTAATTAGGGTTCTGTTGTCCTCCGTTACTTGTATATTCACCTCTTACTTTGTGAGCGTATGTAGCTGAATTTACATTAAAGTTAGATGGGTTATACACATAATAGTCGTTCTTGCTGTTACCGCCCCATAGCCAAGTTGGTTGACCACCTTGACCAGACCAATGCCACCATGACTTATAAGAGAAGGCTGAAGCGTGTTGACCATCAACAGTGTCCGCATTAGTTACCTCATCGGCATATCTACACCTAAGTCCATCATACCTACCCTTTGTCAAATCATAGACTTGGCAATATGATATATACCAGTACAATGGTGAAGATGGGGTTCCAGCATTTCCATTTAGATACACATGACTTCCTGTACTAAATGAACCTGACTCTCCACAATATATTATTCTTCCATACCATTCCCATTTACCAGTACCAGCGGTATCAGTTATCCATACATCACCATAACTAGTACCCATGCTATTTGAAGCTGTAACAACACTATGTCCAGTTGGTATTTTAGCCCTAAATATCTGAACAAATATAGCATTAGCTCTAGAAGTCACACTATTATGGAAACCTCCAAGTCCAGGCCTAGCTGCGCCAGTGTTCTTTATTCTTATAACATATCCTGTAGTATTTGCAGCAGACGAGTCAGATATTCTCTCTATAACTGTAACCCCATTACCTGCATTATTATAAAGTGATACAATACCATTACCAGAAGCAAATTCGGGGTCCGTAGATAAGGGATATCCAGTCTTCAGACCAAGTACATTAAATGGAACAACACCAACTCGTGTAGAGGAATTACTTGGATTTAATATTCTTACTCTTGGGATATAGTCATGAGTATGACTAGCTTGTGCAAATAATGACTTATTAACAGCTCTCAATTCATAACCATTCCATCCAGCCAACCATGTAAAGTCTCCATAATTCATTCCAGCTTTGCTGTATGCAAAAGTGGTATTACTATTGTTACCAATATCCTTCACATAGTTATGAGTGTGAGTACTTAATGAAATAGGTACATCATCTACAGCAAACTGACCATCACTTCTCATACCAAATCTCTTAGCATATCTACTACCCCAGTGGAATGATATAGCAGGAGAGTAGCTCCAAGCAGATTGATTATTGGTAACATTACCATATTCTCTAATTTGTATGGCACCACCATATGAAGCATCTGTACTCCATGAGTTCCACAACATCTGGGCACTTTTAGAACCTCCTACTTGCGAGTTAATTTCGTCCTTAAATGGAAGGATTCTGTTATAGCTAGAACCACCATAGAAATTACCAGCTGAGTAAACATTCTTATTAAACCAATGTCCAGCACTAGCGTTAGTGTTATAGTGCGTATATGAGCCATTTTCACTACCTATAGAGGATGCCACCCCGTTCATAGACCAGTTTAACTTACCTGTCATGGTATCTCCTGATTTACTTACCTTAGTTCCAGGGTCAAAGTTTCCTGAGTTCCATATTGTGTATACACTACCCCATGTTCCATTACTTCTGGATTTCATGTAAAGGTTGCCGCCATTATTATAATCATGATAAATTTTACATTGATAGTTAGCACTATCTGAATGCATTAGAGTAATACCATAGGCTCCTAGATTATTATCTCTCCAGAATCCTGCCCTTCCTAAATCATCAGAATTTCCAGTCCTTTCATTTACTCCAAATGACCCATATACAGAGTATATAAACTGATTAAGTGCTTTATGTCCACCACCACCAAGTAACACATAGTTATCAGAAGAACCAGTCTTTATGAATTTAGGAGCTTCGAACCATTCGTTACCTTGTGCCCCACATACTACCAATCCAGCAGGTGCTCTATAAGAATCATAAGATGTATATACTATACTCACAGCTTGTGAGTCTGCATTGGCTCCCTCTACCCATGTAATTGCACCATTTGAGTTCCATACAGGTTTATCAGTAGTGCCACACATTCTAATTCTATTGGTAAACTGTGTCATACCAGTAACTGTACCTCCAGCCAAAGGTAAGAACTTACCATCAGCCCAGTTAGTAGTTGCAATTTGTTTCCAAGCTTCCCAAGCTGTACCAGTACCAAATCTAACCCATAGGTTAGAATTGTCTGTGAATCCTAATTGTGCTGACTTACCACCAGACCAGTCTGAAGTACTACCATATTTCCTAACAGTTAATAGTCCAGTATAGCTGCCGCCATCATTTAGGTTAGCAGAACTATTACTCTTAAAATCAAGCCAAACACCAGCTCCATGCTCTTGTGGTGTAGAAGCAGTACCCCTACTATCAATGAAATTGATTGTATTATGAGAGTGTTCAGTTCTTAAACCTACTAAGTTCCTAGCATCCCATATTTTATAATCAGTTCCATTATACCTATGTTGTAAGTCAGTAGCACCACTTCTAATATAAGTAGCACCTGCCTGCATACCTAAATATGTATAAGTAGTACCATTCCACATTACAAGTCCATTACCGTTTGTAGCTTGGATTTCAGTTACTTTTAAAGTGCCAGTCATTGTATCACCAGCCCTATTTACTGCATTAGCAAATGCTCTAATGTTATCGCCATTAAATACATATGCTTTAGAGCTATCACTACCTTTAGCACCCCATATATGAGTTGGAGTAGAGTTACCCCATTCCCAATTCATAGTTAGACCGGATGCTATTGAATATCTTACATAATTAGTAAGAACATTAGGGTCATTACCTCTAATTACATAGGTAGCATCTAGGTATGTACGGAAGTTAGCTTTATCAATCACTGGAGTCCAATCACTTACCACTCCAGCAACATTTCTCCTATGCCATAATCCAGCTGTACCTGTAAATGCTTGTGCTAATTCAGTATAGTAACCAGATGTATTATTATGTAGAATTTTAATTCTATTGGACCAAGAACCTGCTACAGGACCATTATTTGAGTCTTGTAGTATTCCACCATAACTTCCATAGGTGGCAGCTAACAATCCAGATGGGTTTAAGTCTACCTTTAACGCTGGACCTCCAGGACTAGTAGCTCCTGCATAATTATGAGTATGGTCTCCAGTAGAAACCACCTTACCATCACTGTATAACTTATTATCTGTACCTATATATACCTTAGAATTAGTATAGGTCTGTGGATTATCAGTCTGAGTTAATGAACCTGTTAAGAATAGCTTAGTGGCTAACTTCTCAGTAGCTCCAGCTGTGTTTCTAGTATCTTGAGTAGTTACAATTACTTCATCACCACTCTTAGTAAATGTAACATTAGTTCCAGCTCTAAATGCCTTGTTAGGGGCAGTAGTTGGCTTATAAGTATCTATAACAGCATCCCCTTGTTTGAAAGCTAAATTATAGAAATCATAAGTTGTATCCTTACTACTAATAGTTACCTTCTTATTAGTTGCATCAGGAAGTAGTGTTACGTTAGTACCTTGAACTAGAGTAAATGAATTGTTAGCTGCATTGGGGTCAAATGTAGTTACCTTAGTAACAGCATCTCCAACTTGTGTCTGTAAATCTAAATTATAGATGGCTTGATGTTCAGTCAATACTTTCTTACCTAGACTATATAGGCAATTATCAGTTCCAATATATACATACTGATTACTATAAGTCTGGGGTGATGTAGTCTGAGATTCTGCACCAATAAGGAATAACTTCTTATTGATAAGGTTAGTAGCCCCAGCTGTGTTTACTGTATCACTTCCTGGGTCAGCAGTAATAGTAACATTGCCTTGACTATCTCCTGTAATGAAGACATTATCACCTTGAATAATGTTCAATAGCCTAGCAACTGAACCATCAAATGAATGCATATCCTTTCCATTGTATTGGAATCTCATAGCATTAACTACCTTCTCAGCAGCTACAGCAGTTGCATCAGCAGGTAGATAGTCCACATTACTAAATGCATTCTTACCTAAAGTCTTTAAAGTCCACTTATTAGCTACACCAGTAGATAAAATAGCTTGGTCAGCTGTTGTTCCACTACCTGTTAGAGTAGTATAAGGTTGAACGTGTCCATCTAATGCTAATATCTTTGTTGTTCCTCCTATGGTTAAACTAACTTTGTTACTGTCCGCATTTGAGAAGAATCCTCCATATAGTTTACCATGAGTCCACACTTCACCAGTGTCTTGTATATAGACAATGGCTGACCAGTATATATCTCCACTGGTATCTGCTGCACTTGTAGGTAACTTCCATGTATTAAACACACTCTTACTAGCACAGTCAATGTATTTTGTTTTAATTAGCATATTGTGTAATCACAAAGTTAATAAAAAGGAGGAACTAAGTCCTCCTGAATTATCTTGAATATGTTATATTTCCACTTGAGTCTACAGATGCCCATCCAGTTACTAATTCTCCTTCTATCCACAAGAAATCACTTGAGAATATTAAGTCAGCATTCTCTCCAATACTTTGAGGTAATAGAGAACTAGGTGTATAAGCTAATACATCACGCCAGCTATTATCAGATATTGAAGTAAAGGTTAATGTATTAGTCGCATTGTCCCAACTCAATCTCATGTTACCTGCTGCACCGAAAGTTAAATCTCCAGAATCTGTAGAATTACTAAGGATTTGGGATGCTGGTTGACCAGAATTCTGATAGTTGATAGCACGCCATGTTTGAGATACTGGAGTAATCCACGATGGAGTACCACTATTATTAATAGTAAGTACTTGTCCTACATTACCATTAGTTAAACCAGTAATCAATTTACCAGTAGTACTATCAAATATAGCTACTTGTCCAACTACTGACCTTGAAGGTCCACTTACTACACCTGTGGTATTAGTTTGTACAAATGTCCACTTATTTCTTACTTGTGACCAAGTAGAAGAAGTAGCTGCTGGAGTGCTTTCTTTACATATTAATAAGTCTCCAATTTCTACTGGCTCTCCATTAATATAACCAACACTATCAGTGTATGTCCCTGTTCCAAACGTTACTACATAAGTATGTCCTACATCTGCTGAAGGTGTAAATTTACCTGGACTTGTTGTTCCAGCTTCAACTGCACCTTTATAAAGCATAGCATTATTAGAACCAAGAATACTATCTGCATAATCCTTAGCTGTTTGAATTGCATTCCAAACCATTAAAGGAGAAGCAGCAATAGCGGCAACTATATTGGTATCATTAATGTTCTCATTATCACTAGAAGGGTCAGGTCTAGTATTTAAAATATCTTGAAGCTTCACATGACCATATAACTTAGTAGACGCACCACCATATTCAGGCTTTAAAGATAAGTGAATCTTTGGAGTAGCTTCACCTTGTACATCACCCTTTAGATTACCAATAATGTAGCCATCTAATACTGATAAGTCTCCATGATTTACACTAATTGGTCCATTAGAGTTCATACCTCCAGCTATGGTCATCTTCTGTGTAGCATCATTAAATGTTAAACCGTTAGCCTTTCTTACCTGAGAAGTATCTGCCGTATTACTAGCCTCATTATAAGATAGTAACAGATTTCTCTCTCCCATTAAGTTTGATGGAGCTAATTGTTCTACATAATCTCTGATTTCTATATTATGATTCTCTGCTAATGTAATATGTCCAGTTGCATCTACTATTATATTAGGTATTACAAAGATACTTGCGTTACCTAGATTAGTAGACTGTCCATATGAACCTGGAACTACACCACTAGCTTTATGTAATAGCTTTCTATTAGCTGCATCCCACTCCAATGGTGGTTCAGTATCTACTCTATTAAGAGCATTACTACTAATAATAATTCTATTACCATCACCCTTTCTAACACTAATACTCTCTCCAGCAGTAGACATTAGGAAGAATGAATTACCAATCTGTACTTTTACTGAACCACTAACTTCTGATATTTCAATACTAGGATACCCAATACTAAAATATGTTCCACAAGTCCACATTTCCCTTGTGTCTTCTATAAACACAATCGGATTTAATCCTTTAGGGATAGTATCAATTAATGGTTCAAATACTTCCTTCCTTTTAATATAGGCGAACTTACTATCTATAACCATTATTCAATTATTTTAGTACTCAGTAAGTTGTCTAATCTTAAAGCTGTCTGTGCTAGCGTTTCAGTAGGAATCACATAGTTACCAGTTGCATTTACGAGTATGTCAGTACCATCTAAAACTGGATTGGTTTTAATGGGTTTCTTATTAACGGTCTTGTTTCCAATCTCGTCAATCTTAGCTTGCATATTATCCAACATCTCCTGGATTTTGTCTAATATGTTAATGATTTCCTTGTTATCAAGGAATACAACCCATTTCTCACCATCATATAACAGCATCTTACTGTTATCCTTAATCCAGATATGGTAAATAGTTGGAGGAGTTATATCACCCCTCCAGAAATTTACCTGCTTATTATTTACCATTGCATCTGCCATGTTATTCAAGTATTATAGAAGCATTAGTAGTAATATTGTTAACTATCTCTTCTAATGCTGTAAGTTTGTCCATTAGTAGTTTTCCTTGAGCTGCTGATAAAGGGATGTCAGTTCTATTTGTTACTAAGTCATTAGCTATAACATTAATAACCTCTTTGGAATAGTTGAACGATTCCTCACTATTTCCACTAACTAGATTGAATGTCATTTTGAAATCTTGAGATGTAGATAAGTGACACAATAAAGTAACGTTAATAGCTCTTCTATCATTTATATCGGTAACATCAGTTCCAACCTTATTATACACAACGAGGTCTGTATCCTCATTATATTCTATGACAGCCGTAGAAGACTCATATAGTAATTCTAAGAACTCTATTGCTTCATCAATATTATTAAAGTATGTATTAGGGGAACTACTATTTACCATATCAAATGGGATTGTAGAGTTAAGATACTTGACTTTGATATTTAGTTCATTTACCTCTCCCCTTATGGTTGAATCATCATAGTTATTAAGTCCATTCAACTTGTTCTTATCCTCACTAGTAAAGTCATTAGAACTTAGTCCCATCCCTGGAACCTTCTCAACATATATACTAACATCAGGAATCTCAGTCTTCAAGGCATAACCACTTAAATCAACTCCAGGTATAGCAGCAATTTGCTGTTGAACCCAAGTTTCAGTAGCTAAACCTTCAATACTTGGAATGATAGGTGTATTAATAAGGTCATTGTAATCCTTAGAGAATAATTCTGACTTATCAGCCTTATTATTTAAGGTATTCTTTATACCACTTATCTCAGTGTTAATACCACCTATGGTAGTATTCTGAGCTAATATAGCATCACTTAATTTCTTAAATGTATTGTAAGATGGGTCAGCACCCTCCAAGATTATATCAAACCTTCCGTCCGTATATGACTTAGCGTCAAGTAAAGCATTAGCAGCTGCACCAGCAGATTCAGCTCCAAGTTCACTTAATGTATATGTAGGTTTAGTAGGTTGTTTAGCCCATGATGGAACAGTAGGGTCTGTTTCTGTAAACTCAGTTAAATATCCCTTAGCCTCTAATTCCTGTTCAGTAACTAAATCACTTGGTAATGAATTTAGATAACCACTATCATTCTCTAATTGAGAAACCCTAGTAGGTATTTCAGTTTTGTCCGCCTTACCACTAATATCAGGGATATCAGTCTTATTAGCCTTCTTCTGAACTTCACCAGTTAATTCTGATATAGATTGTCTAATACCAGAGTCATTGTAATTGGTAAGCCCTGATAACTTAACCTTTTCTTCTATAGTGAAGTTCTGCTCTGATAAGCCCATTCCATCTTGCTTATCAACCTTATTGTTCCAACTATTAATATCCTGCTGATTTATATTCTTGGCAGCACTAGCAGCAAACTGAGGTTCCAATTCTTGAGTTAGATAGCCCTTAGCTTCTAACTCCTTATCAGTAACATACTCTTCTGGAACTTCTGATAAGTATTCAGAATCATTCTCTAATTGAGAGACTTTGGTAGGTATCTCACTCTTATCAGCCTTATTAGAAACGTCTGGAATCCTATCATCTACTTCCTTTTTGGTATAGTAATTATTAAGCTGAATATCACCACCCTCAATAGCTGCAAGTTTGTCATCAACTTCTTCCTTAGTATACACTGTATGTTTATCAGCTTTTGCAGCTAATAACTCTCGTATAGTTGTTGTATCAATACTCTCTGGGTTATATCCACTTTGGTCAAGTATTTCTACAGTTGTCTCTCCTAATCCAGGTTGGGCACTCTTAAATATATAATATAGGTTGCTAAATATCTCTTGAGTTCCAAGTAATTTAAAACCGCCTATAATGCTACTAACTCCTAGAACCGTATTAGCTCCGTTAGGAATCATAACATATATATACTCATTAGCTCCAGCATTTACTGTATAAACATTATCAATAGTTCTGTCTAACTTTGTATAGTCTGGAGAAGTTCCAAAGTAATTTGGATATTTAATGTCAAACGTAACAACTCTTGTAGCACTAATATCCTCATACTTGTACTTTAGAGTGATTACCATAGATGTAGTCCTATTAGTAAAGGTATACTCCCTTACATCGGGGCTTAGTACAACACCATTGATAGATTGTTCTATAACATCCTTATGATATTCCCAAGTAACTTTTACATCTGTAGGTTCATCTCCATAACACATATACTCTGGGTCAAGAGATATAGCCTTGACGTTATCATCAATAGATGCAGCTGCAATTTTAGCATTAACCCATTCAGTAGAAGCAATTCGGTCAGAATTGTCTGTCATTAAGGGCAATGTAGTAGTTGGGGTTCCAGTAAAGTTAGGAGAGAATATATCAGCTTTGTTCTTAAATCTAATTTCTATCTCGCATGCCCATTGAGCGAGTTTAAGGTTAATCTCATCAATAACCTTATTAATATCGAAGGCTATTGAATCAGTTACAAAGGTATATAAATCTTTTTGATTAGACAAGTTACCTTTGATGTTTCCCCACTTTAGAGCATATTCATCTGCTATACCAAGATTAATTCTGGCTATTGTTCTCTGATATTCATCAGTTAACTCTGAGAATAGATTCTCCTTTTGGAACCCATCATCACCACCAGTACACCCATAATATTTAGAAGTGTCACAATCGTCCTTAATACAGATATGGTCAACTCCTTCCTCCTCTACCTTTACACTATCTATCTTGTCTATTGTAATAACACTATAGTCAGCACAAATGCCTTCTACTTCTTCCTTCTCTATAACACCATCAATTATTTTAGTATCTGGTTTTATATTGGAGATAGAATGTGGGTAGTCAGGTAAAATGGGAGCCTCTTGTTCTTGTTCGTCAAGACGTATAAACTCTGCCATACTTTAGATTTGTATAATTTGATAAGCATATGTCATAGGGTCTAAGAAGGATATAATAGTTGCTTCATTAACCTTATGAATGGTTTTAGTAATTGTCATTGATAAACTAGTATCACCAATAGGGAATACTTTGTTATATAATGAACCTTCCATGTAACATACATTCTCATTAAACATATTATTAACTGAGTTCCACCTTAAAGTTGTATCATGGCAACCTCTAAGGAATGTGTTACCTTTGCAGTCAGCTTCCAATACATTATCATATGTATCTCCCAAGAATATATTATTAGTACATCCTTGTTTCAATTCATTATGCTTAGTATTATGTAGCTCTGAACTATCAGTAATAACTCCTCCAGTTAAATCTGAGAATGTATAAAAATCTCCATATGCTGCTCCAAGATTAAGATTAGTATTGTCTAGCTCCTCAGCTGTTCTTCTAAACTTTATATTCTTAAAGTCATAGTGTGCTGAGTTGTAATGATTGTCCCTCATAAATGTTATCTTACCTTTAGTAGTAACACCATCTTCGAGAGTCTCCTGAGTCAGGTCATATTCTATAACCCAATCCTTCATTTTATCATTATCAATAACAACTCTTGGGTCTAACCTATTATTAGTAATAGCTGTTACAATTAGCTTCCAAATAGGTGAAGGGTTAGTGGAGCTATCAGTGCCCCACGTAACCTTCTGACCAGAACTATTAGTAACATTAGAAGAATAAATAGTTTGAAAGTCTGTAATAACATACCTTGCCCCTGTTACTAAACTCTTCTTACCTATATTGTCATTGAGTACTGCGTAGGTAACTTCTAAGGGTTTGGATTGTCCACCTTCTCCAGTATAATCAATGATACCTATATTCTTTCTTAACTGTTCCTGCTCTAAATCAGTTAAACCACCTAGTAAGTCTTTCTTCTTGAAATAATTATTCAAATCATGAATACAGGCATAACGTCTTGTATCCCTTTCTATTGCCATGTTAATTATTCATTAGAAATTCGTATATTCCATCTATTTTATCAAAGTATTGACAAGTCTGAATAAAGGATATTTGATGCAGAATCATATCGTAGTTCTCAATATATCCCTTATTTAGCCTTTTAAGGAACTTGTCAAAGTCTTTGATTACTTTCAACTTTAGGTTAGTTATTGCATCCACAACCACCTCCTCCTATAGTGTTTTTGTCAATCATAACATCTTTACAAATTCCTCCGCACTGAGTAATGTCCTCTAAGACTCTCTGAGCCTCGTAGTACTGACCTAACTCAATTAAGTACTTAATAACATTAATTGCCATCCATATAATATCTCTATTATAGATTAACATCTTAACATCATCAGTTTTATTCTTACATCTTCCTGGTAAGTCCCCTAAAAGATTCTTACACAATCTATAGAAGCATTCATTAATATGGCAAACACAGAATGTATTCTTATCGCCTCTGATGATTGTAGTAGTTTTCTCAGTAACAGTAGCAGGTGGCATGGCATTAACTTCCAATACTTCCTCTACGGTTACTCCTACTGACTCCTCATCAACATACTTCATAAATGACTCGGATTGTGTATCGTAGTAGTAAACAGAATGGTAAGCTGTCAATGCAGTAGGATTCCTCTCTAATACATATTTAAGCCATACGTCTGTTGGTAAGATTATGTGAGTTACTTCATATAGACCATCAATAGGCATCTCCATTTCGGATTCATCAATGCAGTCTATAACATGCTCTACAATATCATACTTCTGAGTTACTTCATCTCCTGAAGACTTAATACTTGTTATAGCATTAAGGGTAACTGTTTGACTATAGGCATAGTTACGAGTACTTACTGTGATTTCATCAGTCTCATTTAAGTACTCGTCATTATCCCTTTCAAGTCCAGTTATTGTAATACCACAAGCTCCCTTCTTGCATATTTTAAATACTGAATCCATAATTATACGTTGAAGTCAGCTCTTACTTTAGTTTTGATTTCTCCTACCAGTGTAAGATAATCTAGGTATTTCTGTCTATCAGTTTGATTATCAGATAAACCTAAAACAATACTATTGGAGCTGTTAATTAAATCAAACTCTTCATCTTGGTCTACATACTGTCTAATAATAGCTTTAATGCATTCTTTGTGGTCTGGTTGACCATGTAGATGAACTTGAATATACGTCCACCTTGTCTCTTGTGTCACCTCTTCAGTCTCAGGGTCAGTAACCTCTACTACTTTAGACTGAATATCATAATTATAGTAATATGTGCCATTACCTAGCTTCTCTATTGAGTTAGGTTGTACATTCATTTCTATTCTTTTTGGTTCTAACATAAGGTCTTATTTTAAAATTTACTGGGAATGAATATCTGGTTAGAGAGTAGAATAGTTCCCTACTCTTACTCTCAAAGTAATAAGATTTGTTATTGTATACAAAGTTAACTCTAAAACACTTACTATAGCTAACCATATCCACAACATGAATATACTTGTTATAAAATCTAGAAATATTAGACTTCTTCCCGTCCCAATTAGAGAACCTTAAACCTGTATCTCTTTGAATCTTCCTTAATAGATTCTTAGAATTACAGAACTTTAGCCAACCAAAATATGACTGCATTCTCCTTCTTAATTCCTGTCTGTCAATCTTACCAGATAGATACTTTCTAACAAGTCTGAATAATCTAACCTTAATTGACTTCCTTAATAGTACATGGGTATGATAGAATCTATAACCTACAAAGTCTATACCTCTATCATCTACTGGGAATATTTGGTAATTTGATTTTAACCTTAGATTTAGAACCTCCTTTAAGTACATCTTAATTGCTATAAGTACTGTTCTTAAGAAGTTCTTATCACTGCTGAGAATTACAATATCGTCAGCATACCTGAAATAGAATTTACATTTCAACTCTTCCTTGACCCAGTGGTCAAAGTAAGCTAAGTATAGATTAGCAAAGAACTGAGATAAATAGTTACCTATGGGAACTCCATCAGCAGAGTAGATAATTTCAATAAGTAATAATAGAAGACTTCTGTCTTTAACCTTCTTTTTGATAATTTCACACAGTATGTCATGATTAACAGATGGATAGAACTTTCTGACATCCATCTTCAAACAGTAGAGTGTTTCTCCAGGATGCTCAGTTAATGCTGCTCTTAAATCATATGCAACATTATGAATACCTCTATCCTTAATACAAGAGTATGTTTGCTTGATAAATATCTTAGTCCAAATAGGTTCCATCACGTTCATTATAGCGTGATGTGTTATTCTATCTGGATAGTATGGTAGTCTAAATATCAACCTCTCTTTAGGTTCATATATCTTAAACGTACTATACTCAGAAGTTTCATATACTAAATTCTTTAGCTGTTCTGATAACTTCTCATTCTCCTCTTGTCTATTCTTATCATGTTTGAGGATTCCCCATCTAACTGATTTATGCTTTCTTACTTTATCATCAGCCTTTTCAATATTCTCTATATCATAAACCTTATCATGTAAATAACCTATACGTTTCAAGTCTTATATATTTATTATGGAAGCTTTCGAGACTCAACCTACTAACACCCAGTTATTAAATACTACGTTGTCTTTTGCCAAGAGGCAAGGGTACTATTTAGACTGTAAAATGAATCAAATTACCTAAAGAAATATATAATAAGCCTACATTAGTATTAGCATTGCTGACTCCATTATTAGAATTGAAGTAGCTAAGACTAGCATTACTACCATTATTAGCGTTGCTGCTAACGATGAGTGTTTTGTAATAATTCCTTGTCCAGCACCAACAGAAGTAGGTAAATAGTACCCTTAATCTCGTATTTTATCTATTATATAATTGTTAAACTACTTTATTTAGTGTTCTGAAGCCCACACCAGTAGAAGCAGAGCCGACTCCATTATCAGAATAGAAGTAGCCAAGACCAGCATAACTACCATAAGAAGCGTTGCCGCCAACGAAGAGCGTTCTTAATGCTGTGCTTGATGCATTGCAATAATGGTAGTCACACATGTATGTCGTAACCGACCCACCTACAGCAGAAGGAATAATCTCACCCTTTTCCCCAAGGTCAAATGCCTTTATGTAACCATCAGATGCTACCTCTGTTCCTGCGACAGTCATCTTGCCCTTAGCAGTAGCATCATCTCCAAATGCTGATACATCAGTTGTAGTGTATACACTACTTGGTTGATTAGCTTCTGTTCTTTCAAGGATAATACCATCTAAGTTAGTCCAGATGTCTCCGAATGGATTATCAAATCCCCTCCATCTTGGAACCTTAAATGTCTTAGTTGCTAACGTGGTGCTATCATTTATTACAGTCTCAGGGATTACTAAATCCTTAATACCAGTAAAGTTACCAAACTCGTTACAGTATCCACATGGAGTTAAAGGATAATAACCATTGTATGTATTCCAATCCCCATTCCATGTAGTAACACCATCTCCTAGACCACCTTGGTGATAACCTTCAGCAGTCAGTTCTGCGTTATATGCAGCTTGAGAGTTAAATGTTGCATACTCAATAACCCAAGCCCAGTAGAATATCCACTTGTAATACTCATAGCATAACATTTCAGAACCAGCATTAGTAGCATAAGTTCTCATGTTAGCTCTTGAGATATTAGTTCTTGGTTTACCTAAGTCACTTCTGAATGCATCTGTATCTAGGTATGTATCATTAGCAGTTCTATTACCTCCACCTCTGAACTGGGCAGTAGTATTAACTACAGATGCAGCTTTATTACCAGTTTGGTTAACTGTGCTTCTATAAGCATCAACTAACATTTCTGGAATCTCTGTCCAAGTATCATCCATCTTAATGGTAGACATTCTCACCCATTTCTTGTTAGGGTCTTGTACATTAGTTCCAGATTTACCGTAGAACTTAGGTGTGTGCACTCTTACTGTACCATCAGTTCCGTCAAGTACTGATGCTTCACCAGTAATCTTCTTACTCCAATCATTAGGGTCAAGGTAGTAGTTAATTACAGCGTTATTAGCTACACATCCTTTATATTGAGATTGTATTGGTAGAGATTTGTGAAGTAGAGGATTACCAATCCTAGTTAGTTTAGGGTCTGATACGGTAGTATCCCACTCTACACCATAAGAATAAATATCCTCTAAACCTGTGTAATCAATAGTTCCACCTCCACCTTGATTGTCTTGCCATGCAGCTGTACCATCTCCAGTATTCACTAAGATTTGTCCAGCTGTACCTCCTGCGGGAATATGCTTATTACCAGCTGTAGTGGGATGTACATAGTTATTAGCATTAGCTGCTATTCCACCTAGCTTAGTCTTCTCAGCTGTTGTATAATCTTCTGTAGATAATTGTTTACCTTCAACCTTATCTACCTTATTAGCTATCTTTGCTACTTCTTGCTTCTCAGCTGTTGTATAATCTTCTGTAGATAACTGCTTACCGTCTACCTTATCAACTTTTAGAGCAATAGCAGCTGTGCTTCTTGCCTCAGAATTCTCAATAGCTTTATCTGTCTGTGCCTTGTTGTAGTAACCCGTAAGGTCTACTTCTACGTGTTTATTACCTAAGAACTCCCATCCTGTCTTCTCAGTAGTAACCATCCATATATACTCATCGTATACATCGTTAGCTCTAGAGCTTTCATTAGGAACCATATAAATGGTATTGGGATTACCCTTAGCTGGTAGTTCTGTAACAACAAGAACCTTACCTCCTGCATCAGCTATTGCATCAGTTACCCACTGTTCTGTAGCTAAACCTTCAATTACCTTATTAACAGTAGTTGATTTATTAGCCCCATTCTGAACAATGGGAATTAACTCATCACCAGCTAGTGTTGTAGCAGGGGTCATTTGAGAGATTTTAATGTCAGTTGCTGCCATTATTCAAATAAAATTAAATCACCATTTTCTGTAACCATAAATTTACCATCTTCTAATATAATGTTTGCTAAATCTCTAAAGATTAGACCTCCATCTTCTGTAAGTATATTAACGCCAATTTCAGCAAGAATATTTCTAGTAACATCAGTGAGATATATATCTCCATTCTCTAGTTTCCATTTATCCACTATATAGGATTCATGTCCTTGTCGTTTAACTATTAATGGATAACTACTATTCTCAAATCCTTTTAATATTACTTGTCCATTGGCATCAGTTATATACTCTTTACCCTTAAAGATAACTATAGCACCTACTAAGGGTAATCCAGTACCTCTGTCTATAATTCTAACTACAACTGAGATGACCTTTAAATTAGCCCTCCCAATATGGTTACCAATGCCAATATAAATTCCCATGTTAGTTACCTACTTGTAGTGTACTTTCAGGTACAGCTTTAATCCCTATAACTAATTCAGGATTCCATCCTGGATAGAATACAGTAGATATATACTGACCTTCTGAATCTTTTAATAATACCTCCACAGTTACATTATCATCAGTAATGTTCTTAACAAGAACAGCATTACTTCCATAAGGTAACTCAAAATCACCTGCAGGTAGTAGATATAGTCTACTTACTTGCAGGGAGGTTGGTCTTTCATTCTGATTGAGATTAATCATTCTTATGCGTTTTTAACTTCGTTATTCATTTGATTACCATCGAATAATTGAGCATATTCAATGTCAGTTCTCTTAGTATCATTATCAGCATCACTCTGTGACTTGTCTCTTTGAGTCCTAGCATTATACCAGTTAATATCAGCTTCATTCTGAACCTTCTGTCTTTCAATTTCCAACTTAGCCTCATTGAGACTCTCAATCTTACCTTGAGCTTGTTGAAGTTGTTGTTGAAGTTGTTGATTCTGCTGCTGTAATTGTTCAAGCTGTTGCTGCATCTGTCCCATTTCATTTGCTTCTTTCTTCTTCTTAGCAAATGCCTTAGTAACCTTAGCTTTAAGTTCAGTGAGACTTCTAGCAGTTAAAGCATCAACAATCATGTCAGGGTCAAGCTGACCACTCTTTATTAGTTCAATAATGATTTGTTGGACATTCTGCATCTCCTTCATAATCTGAGTACTAGGCACAATATGTACATCGTAGTCTGTATGAGTGAAATGTTCTGGTAATGCTGTAAATACTCTTTGTAGTTTATCTCCGAGTATTAGAGTTCCAGTAAGTCCCTTCTTCCACACTATCTTAGCTATATCAAGACAATCTCTAAGTATATCTATTGATAATGTATCCATAGTTTGATAGAATGGTTTAGTAATAGTATAGGAGTTTCTAGCTCCAGCTTCTACATTACTAACTGCATCCTTCTGTTGAATGCCATTTAACCTTTCTCTAAATACACCAGTAATAGATGATGTTTGGTCTTCTACTCTTTGCAGAGCCAAGTCAAATGCCTGTATAGTTTGAACCTTAATAGTATCAGTAAATCCAGCAAACGAGGTATTATTATTAAATGCTCTACCTTCCTGGCTTGTATCTACTAAAGCAACTCCAGTCTTTTTAAAGGCTATCCACTTCTGTATTCTCTCAGTAAGGTCATCACCTAATATGGTAGGAAGCATTGATAAGTCTAACCAGTCTCCATCCGTACCACTATTAGCAAGAATATTATCCCTGAAATATGTAATTAAGTCATACTTATCTTGCAGGTGAGCACATTGTAGTACTAAAGATTGTGGAACATTATCTCTATTAACAAGATATACACCATTAACGGATAGTCCACATTTAGTTGGAGCATCCTTAGTTCTAATAACATTCTCTGATTTACCAGTAAGAACATATATAGATTGTCCAATCCTTACTCCCTCGTATCTATTCTGAATATACTCATCACCCTCTTTATCAATATCAATCCATTCTGTTTCGTAAACTGGTAATAACTTAAAGTTAAATGATTCATATGTATCAGCTGGGAATCCAGGAGTAATACCTTTGCCAGCATCTAATCCAGCTCCTTCACCTTCCATAATAGGTCTGCATCCAACTTGATTTTCCATAGCTCTAATATACATATAAGAACTATCAGAGTAGTGTTCATACATATCCTCTAGTTCAGCCCTACTTTCATCACTCATGTTTTTACCATACTCTGTAAGTATTTGCTGTTTGGTCATCCACTTTCTAATTACAACTCTGTAACTATCCTTTACATAAGGAGATTCTGGATTCCTATCAACAAATGTATTTAATGGATTGAGGACGTCAATACTAATGTTAGTACCACTTGATGATGGTTTAACCTTATAAAAGGAACAACCAGTAACAAGTAAGTCTAATAGTAATGCTTTTAATTTATTAGCTAAGTCAGTGTTTCTAGATTGAATTACATATTCAATAACATTCTGTGCAGCTACTTCATAATCACTAATGAAGTTATTATTAATATCTTCAATTAGCTTCTCAATATCTGCTTCAACAGATGCATCACTAACATTACCTCCTCCTATAAAAGCTAATATTTGATTATTTAAATGCTTCTGTAAGAATGTATATACTTGCTGATTTATTTCTAATTCCTTTTGTCTAGTAATCTTGGAGATTGTTTCCTTATCTTTACAAGATACCTTTGGAAGAATTGGAATGTCTAAATACTCTCCAATTAAAGCATCAACGTGTTTCTTTATAAGAGGAGTGAACTCAATAGAAGTAGGATTACCTATTCCAAAGTTTTCTTCAAGATACCTAAACTGCTCGGCATCTCTCTTACCGTTATAATAGTTGTATGCCTTCTGTAATTTCCATTTATTGAAGACTAACTCATTTACAGCCTTGTCAATCTTCTCTATCAAATAATCATCACTTCTTTTGTTTGCACTCATCTTCGTAATCATATAATTGTATAGCAGTGAAGTACTTAGTTCTAACTAAACTTCGCTCCTTTAATTCCTTCTCAATAAACTTTATAAACTCCTCAGCCGTACCATCACACGCAATGGACAATGGCTTCTCATCTTTGTTAAGTCCTAGGTCCATTCTATATCCCACGTGCTCAGGTTCCTCTCCAGGGAATTTGTAAGTGGTTTCGTAAACCTTTAGGACTCCTTGATACTCTACACAATACAAAGATTTAATTAAATCTCGTATCGCTTGTTCGATGTCCTGTGTCGTCATAATATTGTGTAGGGAATAAATTGAACTTAGGTACTATAGATTGCTTATCTGGAATAACTCCTTTATGTTTAATTCCATATTCATCAGTCCAGTAACCAAATAGTCTTAGCTTCCTCCCTCCGTTATCAGCTTCCTGTGGTGGAATACCACTTAATTCTTCATCTCCTAATTCAGCCATACCCATTGCAGCCACAATATCGAACTTCCTTTTATTCTCATAAGAATAAGTAATAAGCTCATTAATCATTGGCTCAAACCATATATTATGGCAGTAGTCATTAATATAGCAATCAATGAGGTCTAACTGATGTTGAATAACAGCTTCAGTTGCAGGAGCACCAAACTGTCTACTCTTGCCCGCTTGTATATCAGATTGTGTAGCTCTAGGTCTTCTCATTAAGAATCTCTCTTCCTTCTTCTTAGTTCTAAACCAAGTAAGAATACTAATACGAGTAGATTCAAGACAAGCCTTGCAGTTATAATACTCAAGAATCTTTAGAGTTGTTCTATAAGCCTCTTCTAGATTATTAGGTCTGTCTTTATAAACACAAACATACATTGGTTCTTGTAGACCAAAGCATCTCTTCTTAACTACTACACAGAAGTCTGATGGGTCTCTTGTATTATCTGATGTATCATTCATACCCATATCAATACCGTCAATCCCAGCTACATATAGGTTTCTAAAGTCTGAACCATTCTCACTCTTAATAGGATGTTCAATAATACAAACCTTACCTTTATCACTTGGTATAAACCTTACTCCATTCTTAGCTTCCTCAGAGTGTACATTGTTTTGGAATGTATATTCTAACTGCCCCCATTTAGGCTTTAACTCTTGTGGAGTAATCTTATGTAACTTAATAGCAGCTAATTGTTCTGTTAATAATACAGTGTTAAACTGGTTATCACCTTCCAAAGCTAATGCCTCGTCTGGAGTAAAACAATACTCAGCTGAATATAGCATCAATCCTTTAGGGTCAGCAATCTTAGTAGCTCTCTTAGCCATGTAAAATTCCTTACCCTTCTCTGGGTCAGTCCAACCTCTCTTATCAACATATCCTGGAGCAGTAACAATAGTATACGCAGGAATGAAATATGCTGTCTCAACGTATGTACCTTCCTTAGTATAGTTATGTTTATAAGGAAGAACATCATATCCTTTAGGGTCATGGAATGCAGCAGCTACACCTTCTAATGCAGGACCACTATCACCACCTGTACCCCAAGCTAATTTAATACCGAATCTCTGTCCTTGAATATCAATAAGAGCATCACCCTGAATGAAAGCCTTCTTCCAATTGGGCCACGAACCACTTTCCTCGTACATTAGAATATCAGTACGGTCACCACGAATCTTATTAGGCTTATCAGCTGTAATTCCTTCAATCTCAGACATCCATCCAGATTCTACACCATCTACATTCTTACTAGAAGCTCTCTTCCATTTGGCTGTGTTATGAACTTGCCTTAGTTTTCTCATACCATCCTCAGTATTATCATCTAGGTATGATAATTGCATCCAGCACTTACTAAGAGTATCATCAACATAACCTTCTTGCTGTGCAGCTACTACTCCTCTAAAGTGTGGTCTAGTAATATAACCATTAATAAGAATAGCAGCAGCTATTTCAGAGAATCCAACACCACGGGCTTTTAGTCCAATAGCGTTCTTTCTCAGTACCTTACATAGTTCAATGTAATGGAAGTATTCATACTGTTTAACAAAGAAGTTAGGGAAGTCTACTGAACGACCACCACCAGCCTTAGTTGCTGATGATAGATTAGGTAACTGATAGTAATTAATAAAGAAGTAATTATCACCAGTAATAGTATAACCATTTACAGTCATACCATTTCTACACCTATCATATTCTTGGTCCCAAAACTCTCCATAAGCCTTACCAAACATTGGTTCATTACAATATTTACCAGTAGAGGCTTTAGTTCTTCTAGCTTCCATAAACCACTCTGGGTCAAAGTCTAATCCTCTTGTTCCATCAATAGGTCTGTAACCAGTAAGCTCATAAGATAGATTAGAGTCAAAATAGTCTATTGGGTCTCCAATTCGTACATCCCATTTAAACTCTGAGAGCTTCTCTTCTAATACACCAGCAGGTTCCCCTACCTCTGTAACCTTTTCAACTAAGGCTTGGACAGTAGGGGACTCTGGTAATTTATTCTTAGGTTTCCTTCCACGTGCCATGTTACTTTAGTTTAGGTACATATCCTTCAACTGCACCAGCACGAAGACCTGTAGCAGCCTTCTGTTTCTTCTTAATACGAGCTTCTAAAGCATCTAATTCATCTAGTACTTTAGATATAGATGACATTTCCCCAATAACATCTTTAGCTTTAAATATAGGCTTACCAGTAATTGGGTCACGTTCTTGTAAATCAGAACCTTCATTGAAATAATCAATTAGTTCATCTACTTTATTCTGAGCTGCCCTTATTAACTTAATGTCTCTTGCTGATTCTTGTATCTCTCTATACTTCCTACATGCTGCTCTAAATAGGGGGTCATTAAATTCCTCCTCTGTAATACCACTATCCTGCTTAGCTGCTTCATTACGTTCAGCTTCAGTAAATTGTGAATAGTGTGACTGCCAGTCAATCATTAGGTACATATAGGTAAACTCTTTAAAGGCTCTTAGCTTCTTAGTACCCTTTGGGTCTTCTTTAGTGATATTTCTATCATTAGTCCATAGCTCAGCAAACTCCTTGATAAGGAGAATCTCTGGCTCGTTTAACCTTAATTCGTGATTTACATTATCATATAGAAATATTGTCATAACAATTATTGTTTAATTATACGTCTTTGGACTGTTCCTCCGAAGTAATTCTTACCAATTCCTTTGTTCTTTACAGCCCCTGCTCCACTAGCACTCTTTCCATTAGCCTGGTCTTTCATATCAACTTTAACCTTCTCACTATGAGGTAGCTTCTTATAATCAGCAGGAGTCATCTTTTTATAAGGAAGTTTCTTATTACTAACGTTGTATACTCCCTTGCTTGTATGAACAGTATCAGCTTTATTAACTACAGCACCCTTCTGGTCTTTCTTAACTCTCTTCTTAGCCTTACCTCCACACTTATCTTTAAATATATCTACTACTTTAGCACCCTCAGCTTTCTTCTTGCATTTAACACAGCCTCCAGCCATGAACTTCTCTACTTCATATCCTTCTGGGCACTCCCCTCTAAGGGTTTGAACATAACTTAACTTGGCTCCTAATTTAGCCATTGAAATTTGATTACCTTCCATTGCTTTGTATTGTTTATAAAACTCTTTTAAATCATTCTCTGATAGCTGTGCTACTTTGTCTTCAAAGTCCGCTGAATCCTTAGGGTTTAGGACTTTAATAAGATAGGCAGTGAATGCTTTCTGTTCGTCATTCATCTGCCCACCCTGTTGAAACATACTTATCATACTTTAACTAAATCCTTAGTATTGTAGATAGCTTCCTGCAAAACACCTTCTGTAGAGAACCATCTACATCTAATACCTTTAAAATAATCTTCTGTTACATTAGGAACACCATGAGTTCTTATATTCATAGTTTCCTTTTTAACCACAATCATTACAGGCTTATTAGGTATATCTTGTTTAAGAGTTACTACCTCACCTGGCATAAAATAAACCTTCTCGTCCATTATTCAATATTCTTAAAACGTTCTGTTAATCCCTCATTAATTACAGCTTGTATTTGCTGTTCAGCTACAACTTCAAATCCTTGTCTGAAGAATGGAACTGGAACTCCACAAGCACGTCTGTAATAAATATCATCTCCTTCTTTAATGAATTTACATAGTGGGCTTACTGCAATTACATTAGCCACAACTGATAGATTCTCCTCTTGGTCTTCCTCACCAGAGTCTGGATTCTTAAACTTACCAGTATATTCTGGAATAATTAAGCCACTATTAGTAACCTCAATCTTTTGATAGGGGTTCTTTGCGTATGGTTTAACCAGTACATAATAGTTGATTGGCATAATCTCCATAGTTTGCATCTTCTCAGTTACTTCCTGTGCCTTCTGCAATTCATCCTTAAGATTCTCATTAAGAGCCTTAGTATAGGCATCCACTGCCTTATTATGTGCTTCTACAGCAGCATCTTTCTTCATATCATCAAAACTCTCAGCTCCAGCGAATCCTACAGCTTTACCACCAAACATTAAATCCATTTGTCCATTACCTCTCATAATACATTTAAATTTTAATTTATTACCATTTTCCTATCGGACAGAACGCATTAGGTAGGGTTGTCTTAGCCCTTAACCTACATCCACATCCATTAATATAACCATCTTTCTTCTCTGTACTTACATCTTCATTACTAGGGTTTACCCACAGCTTACTGTTGCATATCTCCCCTAATACTACACTCTTCTTATAGAGCTTACATCCTTTACACAAACGGATGCGGGCTTCAGATATATTCTTATTAAGCCCAAGCATCTCGTTAGTGTGACCATTTAAAATAGCACCAAGACCCATAATTATTCTATTTAGTTCATAAAGTTGCTAATATCTCAAACCTAGTTGTTTGAAAGATACTCATATAGGTATTATTAGAATTCTATAGGTCTTCTGCTATTCTTTCTGGCTTCTAATATAGCTTCCTTCTTATAGAACCTACACATTCTTTCCACATCATCCCTTAGATAATCAAGCTCATGTTCAGTAACATTGCCTTGATGGTCATAATGTATAAGTATTAATTTCTTAATGACGAACTTGGGATTCAATTTTTGAAGCATCCAAGCATAGGTTGATAACTGTAATGCATAGTGCATCTTGTTACAATCCATAATATTATTCATAGGATACTTCATCATTTGACACTTCTTAGTTCTCTTATCGAAGAAGGATTTATCATCCAACTTCTTATTAGTTTTATAGTCTATGATATAGATGTCATTACCATCTTTAATAAGCAAGTCAATCTGACCAGCTAGTCTAAACTTACCATCCTCTGACTTCCTATATATCATATACTCAGGGAATACTCCCTTCTCAATGTCAAGTAAATCTTTATTGCGCTCCATTAAAGAGTCATTAGTATTTACTTCAAACTTACCTCCAAGTCCAAACTTTCTTAATTCACATTGTTTCTTAGAAGTATAATTACCTTCTAATTCTGCATGTATTTTAGAACCTCTTTCACAAGATTCAGCATTAGTCTTCTGCCATTCATCTAAGATGTCTTGCTGAGCCTTATTGTAATCGTTGCGGGAGAATCCATACATATTACAAAAATATTCAACATCTATCTTATGTGTATTTAATAACTGAGATTTCTCAGCCTTAAACTCTTCTCCTGATAACAACTTCTCTAATGCTTTATACCCTGACCAGAATTCTTTATCAAAATCCTGACAGAATTTACCAATTAATGTTGTTACTGATACATATACTCCATTCTCATCCCAGTACATATGCTTCTCATCGTTGTAGCAAACGTTCTGGTTCTGCTTGTCCACTTTCATATAGCCTTTTAAATTTATCCTTTACTGAATTATAATCTAACCATGTTGTAAGAGGTTGAAGAGATGGGGCTATTATAGATTGATAATATCCCAGGTAATACTCCTTCTTAATAGGATATATAACTACAAGCATTCCTACAGGTCCTTCTACACCAGATAATGTATAGAAGGCAGCAGACTTGGCATTACTACGTTGCAGCAACTCCACTAAGTTAGGCAGTCTTGTGCTATATTGTTGAATACTATCCATTCTTAAAGACTTATTATCATTTATCTTTTCAATCTCATCTCCATAGTTTATATATTCTAGTTCCCTCCATATCCTTAAACAGCTCTTGGTATCAAGACCTCTCTTCTTCTCAGTTAGTGCTGTGAGGTATCTATAAGATAATCCATGAGTACTAACCAAGGTATTGTGGTAATTCAATAAGATGACATTAGACGCATCCTTGTCCTGTACCAATATTCTTTCAATGTATTCATTAATAGAAGGGGAGATTATCTTTGTATATTCCTCAGCGAGGTACTTTTCCTGCTGGACTTGTTCAGTATAATCTTGTAAGATAAGTTTCGTATGACCTCTAAAACTGGTTTCCACTACTATTACTGATAAAACTATAATAATGATAGTCTTAACGTTTGGACCCAAGTTATTAATCCAGCCATAAATTGCTTCTAGTCTACTTAACGACATTAATCTATTTCCTTTAAATGTTGAATGTTAGTCCGTCTAAAAATAAACTCTAATTCATTTTCATCAATCCATTATTTATAATTTACTACCTTTCATTTGATAATGTGCAAATTTAGCTTTAATTTTGTAAATAAAAAAATGAAACATAAACTTATTTAATTATGGAACTAAATCAGAGAGAATTGAAGGCAATGTATGTCTCTTTAAAAGAGATGTGCAGTAATGTAGATTGTGATAGTATTCCTATGTTTAGACAGGGAAGTAAGTTAATACCCAGATGTAAGAATGGAAGTGGTATCCATATTAAGAAGGAGAATAGAGGTAAGTTTACAGCATCAGCTAAGAAGGCAGGTCAAAGTGTACAAGAGCACGCTCGTTCTGTACTTAATAATCCTAATGCCACTCCATTACAGAAGAAGAGAGCTAATTTCGCTAGAAATGCAGCTAAGTGGCATCATTAATGATTAATTATGACAGAGAATGCTGAAACAGCTAAAATTAACAAGAGTTTATTAAAAGAGAGGAAGAAGGAATGTTGTATATGTGGGGAGACTACTTACTGCTGTTTAGAGTTACATCATATAAGGAATAAACTCTATACAATATCAAGAGCAGTTAAGAACCTTCCCACACCTCTTTTTATTAAGGAGATGAATAAGTGTATAGTAGTTTGTTCTAATTGTCATAAGAAACTACATAATAATATAATTAGATATGAGGATAATAAATAATGTAATGAAACTCCAATCTGGAGGAGAACCAAAGAGGGTAAGATACATATCCGCCCCTGGGCGTAATATCAATAGAGGAATTGGAGACCCAGATAGAGTTACTAGTGTAGGTGATGAAATAGCTAAGGCAAGAGAGTGGGAAGCTAATTGGTATAAAGGGAGGAAGGCTACTGGTAAATTTGAAGACCAGTTAGATGATACTACCTATAACTTTATGATTGATAGGATAACTAATTCTCCTATAACAGTTGTAGATGGTACTAGTTATAGAGGCAATGATGCTAATGGTACAACTACTGTTAAAGATGGAGAAGCTATCATTACAGCCAACGCAGACCCAACTTATGAAAGGCAGGCTGTATCATTTGGAAATACATTAGAGTCTGTATTAACTCATGAACTAGACCATGCTGCCACTATTAAGGATATGAATGTGTGGGGTCAAACTCAAGAAGAGTTCAATAAAAATTCCATAAAGTCAGCTACACCTAGCCTTATTAAGGTGAATGATATTATTGGAGGTGGTATATTTAAAGGAGGTAGTAATGATTACATAAATAATGCTGCTGAAGTTAAAGCCAGACTTAATAGTATGAGAAGGGATGCTAAGATGGACCCAGCTAGAA